GTCGGGGACAACCAAAATGGTCTTGGTCTTTTAAAGAGGGAAAGCTGAGGTTTGTCACCTTCCCACCTCATCTCGCAGAACATCTCATTTACTACGTGAGCGCTATGTTCTGTGAGTATCTGCCACACACTGTGAACCCCAACAAGCGAGTTCGGATTCATGAATCCTGTAGCCTCAACTTCGCTACTTTCGTATTGCTCTTTATTGCTAGTAAAAGATATGCGACCAAATTTATAGTGAATATTATCGGCAAGATTGTAGCTAGGAATTGTCTTATCGACCTTGGCGGCAAGTGCGATCGGCAAGACAAACTGGGAAAGCGGCGCCCATCTGTTCATATCTGGCACGCCAGGTTCTATTGGCTGTTGAGATCCCCAGGCGCGTATGATGGACTTTATCAAAATGTTTGGAGAAAAAACCTGAGATACCGGGGTGGCTTTGTCAAACAGCTCTGAATTTGAGATTAATTTTATAACTTTATAAAATGCATCGTCGAGCGCGTTAGTTATGTATGGATCAATATACAGCATCGACTCGAAGACCTGACCCCAGTCCTTACCTTCAAGCGTATATACGCTCCTTCTTGCGCCTGATGTCTGATCAACATCAATGTTCATCCTGACGCTGTCGATGCGGCCGATCATCTTGAGTGTTTTAGAGCTAGATTTGTAGATATCTTCCGGCTTCATGTAGTCCGGCGACATATGGATCTCGATCCAGCTGCCGGGGGAGATGGCTGCAACCCAATTTCGCGTTGGTGCAAGTTCCACCCTAAAAGATCCAGCAGGACTGGCTTTTGTCTTAGTCGTAGATATGGACACTATTGATTTAGTCGCGACTATGATTTCATTCTGCTGTGTCGTTATATTAGCAGATCCACCTCGATCTACGTATGTGTAGATCAATATCGCTGCCGTCGGTGTTCTTGTTAATACTGGTGACATATGCCTGCTGCGTCTTAATTATTTTTATTTAAATGGTACGCCGCGTTTTTTTTGATCTTTACTCTCTGGCATTACCGCTGGAAGCGTACCTGGACTTCCAAGAGGAGTTACGGCCTTAACAAAGGCTTCTACCGCAGTTTTAAAGTCTCCCACGCTCTCGTCAAATATTCTAGTATCTAATTTGATATTAGTAGCTGCGGTCGTGGCGCGAATGGCGGCTTCGTTGGCGTCGGCACCAGTAGCAGCTTGAGATGCTATATCAGCCATCTCCTGCATGCTGAATGGTGCTTGAGCTATTTGGCCTGCAACACTCGCTGCGCCTGCTCTTTGAGCTTTAGCAGCAGCACCCATTTCTCCGCCAGGGCGTTTTGGATCAAATCTGCCTGGTACTTTGCCACCGTGGCGTGTCATCTCTATTCCAGGTATGCCGCCTGGAAATTGGCCTGAATAATATATTGCTTCTGTGCTTAATTGATCGTAACTTATCTTGCCCTCGCGGTAGTCAGAAAGCTCTTTAGCAACCTTAGGTGTCAACAATGCTGTGGAGTAATCCATAGCCTTGCCGTACAAAGCCGATTCAGCTGCGCCAACAGCTCCCGGTCCTTTATATCTAAGATCTTTTGTTAAGAATGTTGGAATCGCACCTGGCACAGCAGAAAGTGCTGCAATGACAGCTGGACTAACTTTTTCGCCAGCTTTCATACCTTCAAAATATTGACCTTTAAGAGAGGCGACGATTTCAGGCCTCATCTTTGCCATATCTATGGCTTCTAGCATGCCGATATTAGGATCGTTTGCTTTAATCCTGTTGAAATATTTTATTGTTTGAATGTCCTGACCAGCGCGCGCAGATAGTCCTTGAACTTTTTCAAATGCGCCTGAAACAAGTGCCTGTTTAAGCATCTCGTTCATCGGCGTTCCGCTTAGAGCATCCAACCCTCTCGTAAGGGAGCGCTGAGTTTCTAGTGCGGTAGAGACACCCATACCTGCCCCAGATCTAGATAGCATCTGAGTCATATTGAATAGGCCTTCTAAAGATTTAGCGTCATCGACGCCACGGCGAACTGCGTTTGCCAATATCTCTTCGACTTCTTTTTGTCCGCCGCCGACGTTTGACATCTGGCCGACGCGCCGAATATAATCATCGGCGCTCATTATACGAGCTTCTTGAAGTTGGGCACCGCGAGATACTATTCCCGCTCCTTGGTCTCTAGATCTGACAAACTGCGCACCAATCGTTCTTGCGCCCAAACCAAACAGTGCTGCAGTTTGTTCTGGCATAAGGCCATAATCTGCTAGCTGAGGAGCAGCCTCTATAGCGCGGTTGTATACATCACCCGCTCTGCTGCCAGCTCCCATCATCGATCCGTATGCAGACATTCTAAAGTCATAAAGCGCTTTGTTTGCCGCATCAAGAGTCGCATAAGACGCGTCTTCGACTCTTCGCTGCAAACCCGTGGCTTGAAGCGATGTAGATGCCTCTGTGATGCCTTTTCCAAGTTCAATCGCACCCTGCCCAGCACTAAGAACATTGCTTGCCGCGGATCCGGCTAGATTTCCGGCAATCATCTTGCCAATAGAGCCGCCTCTAGCGGCTAAAAAACCAGCAACACCCGCTTGACCAATGCCTACTGCGCCTTTTACACCAGCATCTACAGCTGTTCCGATTACAGCTCTTTTCCCGTATGCCTGACCGGTTTCAATAGATCTTATATTCAGCTGCGTGTATAGACGACGCATAGCAGCAGTATCGCCGCGTGCTGCGCCGATTTGATCGAAGTAATCTTGGTTGGTCATTTCAGCAGCCTGGGCTCTAAGAGCTAGCTGCTGCATATCCGCGCCAACAAATCCATACTGCGCCAAACCTACAGCGGCACTAATGCTAGGACCGATAGATGAAGCGCCAGATATGAATTTGCCAAATCTACCGCCACCACCACCTGCGTCCTCTATCTCTCTGAATATCTTGTTCTGCTTGTCGTACGCTTCGCTTGTTTTTTCAAACTCTTTTCTAGTTGATGCCGTTACTTTTCCAGTTTTTTCTAGTTCTTCGCGCATCTTGCCTAAACTAGATACAAATGCGTCTTCGGCAAGTTTAAGTCTCTGCGCGACTTCTTTAGAAGAACCATATTGACCTGAAGCGACACCTGCGCGTATCTCTTCCATGCCGCGGCGTTCGCCTATGTAGTCTGCGATTCTTTCGCCACGACCAATGAGATTTTCTGCAACTTGCCTATTTTTGACCAGCTTTCTCTGCGCTTCCTCAAGAGCCAGCTCTTTAAACCTTTTATCCTGATACTCTTTATCTAATCTAAAGAATCTTTCTCTACCCTCGGGTGTCTGAATGTTTCCAGGGGTAGCAGCAGCAGCAAGCTCAATTCCTAATCTTTCCCTCGACCTAGAAGCCCGCTCAATTCCTTTAGGTAAGTTAGAAGGAAGACTGATCTCTGCGTATTTTTCTACTGTTGCGGCAAAAGCGGGATCGGACATCATCCCCCTTATGCCTACTCTAGGATGAGCTATTTGCGCTATAACATGCTGCTCAAATTGTCGACCTGCGACCGATCTTGATGATGCGCGCTTTTCTTCGTACTGCGCAGCTAAAGCATTGGCAGTTTTTTTAATTTGATCTTCATATTGAAGAAGTTGGCGATCAATTACTCTACCAACCGAAGCTGGCGTCATTGGCAAACTAGTCGCCTGCGTCCTAGCTGCTTTTGCCTCCATGCCCGCGCTGATAAGCCATTTCTCTAGACCCTCTACGGCGGGAGATTGCTTAGCCAGTGCTGAGCTTCTAACAACTCGATCATACTGCTGTTCAAGATCACTTATGGCTTTCTTAATTTTTTGCATCTCGACAGTTTCGAGATTGCCGCGCTGTTCAGAGAGCGCTAAATCACGAGATAGACCGCTCTTAGTCTGCCGAGCACCAATGCGGTCTAATGAGTTAGGCTTTTTATTCATTAATGGATCGTCGTTATTATCCTTAGCCATCCTCAAAATCCTCGCTTATATCTTCGCCAAAATCGTCGCCGTATACTTCTTTGGCCTGCCTAAGCTGCTCTTCCATCCACGCTTTATCTTGTTCGTTAGGCTGCCATTGGGCTGATTGAGATTTTGCAGCGATCTCTGCTTCTCTCTTCTCCTCTGCTTCTGCCCAAGCTAAAGCGGCGTCTTCTTTAGCTTTATCTATATTATCAGCTTCTTGCTCAATTTTTTCTTTAGCAGCCTTCTCGCGCTCGATATGCTCCCTGTATTCATAGTAGAGCTCCTCCAGCGTATACTGTGCAAGCATCGGATCCTTAAGGGGTCTAGAATATGTCTTGCACCACCAAAATGACAAAAAGCGTAGTTGAGAGACTTCAGAGTTAAGTTCTTCTCTGGTGACTCTCTCTACGATAGCATCGATAGCATCAAAAGCCGACGTATAGTCGGCCTCTATTTTCCCAGTTCCCTCTGGGAGGCTTTAGCTTTTTCTTCTAATTCTTTTCGCCAGTTTAAGGACTCTTCTTCGACCTTGTCGAACAAGGTTACCAGCGCATCTTCGTCTTCGATGCTGATTCCGCGACCCTGCGTCCACCAGTTAGGACCGTCAACGATCTTAGTTCGCAGGGTGCTTAGCGCGATAGCCATGCCCATTAGCCCGTTGGTGGGGTTGGCCATGTCCGATATTAAGCGGCTTTTTTCAAGTTCGAGCTGGTACTTCTCTGCCACATTTAGTTTGCACTTTATAGTAAAAGTGCCCTCGTATGTGGTGCCGCTATCTTGACTAACGTATGAAAATGAAAAGGTTCTTTCTTTCTTTGGAAGATCCATAAAGTCTCCTATTCAGACTTTATATTTATACAGCGTATTTATTAAAAACCCATTTTTTTCTTAGCGGCATCCCAGGCGCTTTTTTGTCCGGGCGAAGATTGCAACTGATCATCGGGGATTGGGCTAGGCGGATTCTCTGCTCTCCACCCAACAGCGGTCCAGGTAAGAACTACCGTAGACAATCTTTCAGCTGACACGTCGCCTTGTTGGCCTGTGACCATGGCCTTATTGGTTTGAAACAGAATATTGTCCGTTGCTGCATCTCTAACGTCGATAGTTATATATTTACCTGTAAGAAATGTAGCAATATCAGTTTGCATCTTTCTAGCCACAGGAGAGTCGCCGGGTAATTGAAAAAGACCCAAAGTACCAGATACTGAGATCCTTTTGGGTGCGACCTCCCAAGGAAGCGGATCATCGATGGTGTAGATCTCTGTCGCCTCTGTTCTTGCGCTCCACGTGATCTGAAACGCAAAGCCAATTATATTTCCGTTGACTTTAAGTACGGCTCGTGCACCTGTCATGTACTTTGCCTGAGGTCGCAAAGTGAATACAGTGCCTAATTGACCAGCAATGTTTTTGCCGACCTGTGTATCGGTTAGGCCGTCGTTTCTGCCAAAACCTCTGCGTGCCATAACCTACCTCACGTACTGATGCTTGAAGCGTCGGCCAAGAAACTATCTTCATCTAGAAACTGAGCGATAAACTGGAATGTTTGCGTCATATTGGATCGCTTGCTAATACTTGAATTCATAGATGTAATTCTAGCATTTCTCATTCTAGCGACACCAAGCGAATCACCATTTGGCATTTTTTGATATATTTCAATATCAAACGTCACGCCGTCCTGAAAGCTTGCTGGATTTAGAGAGCGATCTGCTCGCCCATCTACACCGTTACCTAGGCCGCTGAGCAAAATGCCCCCAGCCCTATTGTCGCGTAGCGTAGTCCAACCACCAACGCCATTGCCTAAATTTGACACGTTGTTAGGGATACCAAGACCTAAATTTTCTAGTCTACTTTTTAAATCGTCTACGTATCTAACAACCGTAAAAGATCCACTCACATCATAACTAAGCGGCTCAAAAGAATTAGTTTCATAACTACCAAGACTTCTCGCCCTGGCATGCGGTATGGACACGTTGTAACTAAGATCAGTGGCGTAGGCCAATGTCACGCCATTTATTTTGAGCTTGCAATTAGCTCCAGTAACAAAGAATGGTGCGACATTGGCCATGATAAACCATCAAATTAATTAGGTAAGATCTGTAATTGTGTTAGATGGACTTGCAGCGCCTGCAAACGACTCATCGCTGTATAGGATACCTACGAAGTCGTAGGACTCAGTCATAATTCCGCGCTTGTTGAGACCCGAAGATAATCGGGTAAGACGGCAATCGCTAATTTTTACTATCGAATCTACGCTTGACGCGGCGCCATCGGTACCGACTTGTGCTGATTTTTGAAAAATTTCAAGATCAACGGTAGATGTGCTGAGCATTTTTCCTGGATTGAACGCGTCAGTTTGACCGCCACCAAACCTACCTACTCCGTTTCCATCTTTAGCAGAGGCTGGTAAACCCGCATTTCCCTTTGCTGTATATCGAACGATCGTAAAAGATCCGCGCACGTTTACTGCTATTGGTTCGTTGGTGATAACCTCATAACTACCCATCACCTCAACAGGAACCACGGACACATCTACTGAATAAGATACGTCGGTAGCATACGCGAGCGTTTTTCCACCAAACTTCAATTTTGCATTACTACCTGTGACTAAACCTGGTTTCGCCATGTTACATCTCCTGGGACCCTAGAGCCCAAATACGTTAGGGTTGCAGTGCACTATGCGACCGCACCATCTAAATATACTATCACATCTGAGACTAGTGTTTAGCACAAGTATCTACATAGAGAAATCCCCACTAGATTTGAAATCTAGTGGGGATATTTAACTAGCTAAAATAATTAGGCAGTTTGGCTAGCGCGTTGCAGGGTGATATCGTTCAGTACGAAGTCAATACCTTCAACAAGCTTAATTGTCACAGAGATGTAGATCGTGTTACCCTCGATCCTGACGCTTAGGTTTTTAAAGCCCTGCGGAGCATCAGCGGTACTCACCGTCACGCCTTGCGCAAGGAACGTAGCGAGCACGGACTCAGCAGTTCCTTTAACCTCGTTAGCGATAAGCGTGTTTTTAACGCCGATGTAACGAAGTTCCATTGTGTTGCGGAAGTTGTACGCAACAATATCAGCGGCGTATAGCACGTTAGCGCGGTTGTACACCCAGTTGTCGTCGATGCCGTAGGTCGTATTGTCGACTACTACTCGGAAACCACCAGTTCTCGGTGCTTCCAGGAAGGTGACGCCGGACTGAATAGCGTCATCGTACTGCGTATCTGGATCGAAGTCAACCACGATGTCTGCTTCTGGCGTGTTCATGGATTGAGCAGTCTGGCGGATACCAGAGCAGTTCATAAACTTAAAAGTAAGCGGGAGACCGATTGGTGCGCCGCCGCGAGCGCCAGCCATCAAGCAGGATAGTGCCCAGGGCTGGAACCACTTGATAACGCCTTGAGTGTTAGTCTGGCGGATATCTTGGATAACCATTTGGACTCGAGCATCTGCCATGTTGCCGATCTTATCTTTACAGTCGCTGTAAGAAGCCTTGACAGACAAATATCCTTGGCGCTCACTCTTCTTCTTGGTGGTTTTCATCAAGCTCAGGTGGGTCTTAACCGCTTGATGAATGCCGTCGATAGTGTACGTGGAACCAGCATCAGTTAGACCATCAGCGATATCGGCGGTTGCGTTTCGTGAGAAAAGCGGCACGACAGAGTTGACGTGGAACTTCTCAAACTTAGATAGCGCGTTGACGACGTCGGTGGTTAAAGTTGCACCCTTAGAACCGCCGGCTAAGAGCGTCTCCGTTAGAGCTGCTGGCAAACCTTTTGAAGCTGCGTTTACCAGTTCTGCGACGTTGGATTGCTCAAACAGATCTTGAACCTCCATGGCGTCTTTTTTAAGACGTGCCGGTTTTCCACCAGTAGAGCTAAACGCGCCAACAGCTGACACCTGATCAAGAGCATCAAGGCCTAATTGGTTGTAAACTGGACTAGTTACGCTTGCACTCCACCCAGGATACAGAGAGATAGATTCTGCTAATTGCTTAATAGTTACGAAGGCAGCTTTATCAAACGTGTTGGATCCTGTTGAGTCAGTTAGAACAACTTGAGTTGCGGTAACAGCAACCGACGCGGAACTTGCACCACCAGTTGAGTCGCGACCGATCTCAAGGATCACATGACCGCCAACGGTATCTTCTTCAGCGATAAGGTCGCGTTTTTGGTTGATCGTGATGGTGCAGCTAGGCTCGGATGAAGCCGAATAAAGACCAGCAGTCAAACCAAGCTTAGCGAGATCGCCAGGGGTTGAATCTACTAGTTCAAAAGAACGCCCCCATCCTTCTTGATACTGCGAAGGTGCAGCATCCATCTGGAGTTTAACTGCCGAGCCGGCAGCAGAAGCAGTTACGCCAGCAGGTAAAATGGTATTTAGCTCATCCACTAGATCGCCAAGAGTGCCATGATCAAGTGCAGTGGAGCTTAAAGTTATTACTGCAGCAGCGCCGCCATTCGTTCTGATTGAGAACGAAGCGTCGTCGAGCGCCACGCCAAATGCAGCAGGTGCAATACCAGTTTTAGCCGGCGCAGTCTCAGCGGCAGCCAAAACTTTCAAAGAAACCTGATTGCCACCGACGCCCCACTCTCTTGCGCGGGCGGTGCCGTACGAGCCAGCTAGAGCTAAACTAGCACGCGAGGACGCGTTGGTTTTATAAACCCAAACTGTCTGGGCGCCATTTGCAATCGCGCCGTCAGATGCAGGAGCAAACAAAAAGTTAAGAGCATCCACGATTGGGCCAGACCGATATTTGTTGCGGGCTTCAATAAGGCGATCTGCCGTAAAGAAGTTGTCTGCGATATTGGTTTCAGCAGAGCCTGGAGCGCCAGCATCCGCTTCGCCAAAGATTGCAACCAGACCAGCAGGCCCAAGCGGCACGTTACCAGAAAGATCGATAGTTGTTTTTGAGTACGCGCCGGGCTTGTAGATCGTAGCACCGTTGAATGATACGCTGATTGCCATGTGTTAGTCCTTCCTATATTATTGCTAGCTCTTTTAAGTCATTCTTTGCAAAGACTTTGGGTATCCGGACACTCCGCGCAGAACATATCCCATTTTACCTTAGCATTGGGCCTTAAATTGTCTTTATATCAAAGACAACCCCAACTCTGGCAATAAATCTGATATATCTTATACGCGTTAATTTAAGAGTACGCATATAAGATATGTCTAGAGCTAACTAATTTAGTTATATTAAATACTTAGACCAAACTGCTTAGCTGCCCAATTCCATTTTTCTACTGTCTGCTGACCTTCCAGGCCTCTACCTTTGGCGTCAGCTTTTAAAATTTCTTTCATAGATGGATGTAGTTTGGCGTTGGCAAACGTATTGAGCCACCATTCATCAAAAGATACTATCGGCGAAGCCTCGGGGGCGGCCTTTGGCGCCTCTGACCGCATAGACTTTTCGTACTCTTTGATTGATTTCATATCGACTTTTTGTTTATTTTTACTAGACATATAAAACCTCATACTCTTTCTAAGATGAAACCGTCTTCTGGGTTTTCGGGCAAATCTTCTGATATTACACTTGGCAACACTTCTATGTCCATATCAGTGGCTTCGGTAAATGCGTCAGCATCCCACGTATTAAACACAGTACACCGCATCCTTAGCCAGCGCGTCCAGATGTTTTCTGGCATCTTTGACGCGTCTTTTTGCCAATCTGAAGCGCTATAGGTCTGAATCTCTATGCCAAGACTTCTAGCAATAGGCTTGTATTTAAACAGCACATACGAGAGTATGTAGTACATCCAAAGAACTTGATCTGCTGCCTTGCTGCCGTGGATGCCGATGTCTACTAAGACATTCATAGACGCTATCCCAACCTCAGCATCCTCCCCGTCTCCGTAGTAGTCACTTATGGCGGCCTTCGATTCGTCCTCATTCTCGTTCGAGAGATGGATACTAAAACAAGGAACTGTTTGCGGACTAAGAATCCATGCCTGAACCACGCGAATTCTTTCGGTTGTAAACCATGTCCAAATTTTGTCTACGTAGTTTTCGCCATATGATTCTGTGAGCAAAGGATGAGATCTCTGGTATGAGAATATCTCATCAAATGCAGCTTTATCCTGGCGGAGCTGATAGATACCGTACTGCACAAGTCGCTGAACCGCAACCTCTGGCATTACCCACGCCATTTTTTAGCCTCCGCTTGATATTTGTTTATAACTTCGTCGCAGGCCTTATCGATTTCAGATCGTATAGTAGAATTAAGTGTCATAAGCGTGCCAGTCATATCAAGATCTTTCGCTGGCAAAACCCACTGTCTAGACGAATCTTGCTTACTAGACGCTGTACGAAATTCAGGCTTTTCAGCAGAAACAGGCCTCTGCCTTTCGGTTATACTAGCAGATGCTCCAAGTCCAAAAGCAGACGCCATTGTTTCTGCCATGGCTGACGCAGGAGCAGTTTCTGATGCCATTGCATTCAGGCCTGATGCTATATCTCTAGCTTGCGGCGTTGGTTTGGGTTTCGAACTGACGCCGCCGACCGGTATTATTTTATAGCGACTACCGTCTTTGGACGTTTTTGCATTGTTCAACAACCAGGGGAGCATTGGAAACGGTGGCTGACTGAAATCAGTCTGACCAGAATCAGTTGATATTTGTATGTACCCAGAGCTGGCATCGAGTTTAATTTGCGCCAGGAACTCTTCTGCACCGATGGACGACCCGTAATCCTCGGCTTCATATACGGCTTTTTCAACTATCGAGTGAATCGACTGCCTGATCTCTTCAGAAGCGCTCTCTATCGCAGAATCTACTTCTTCTGGCGGCATATCAGAAGATGTTAGATAGTATCTAAGACTGTCAAGTCGTCTTGAGATCATTTTTTGCTCTTTTTGACAACTTTAGCGCGCATATCTTTTAAAAAGTTTTCACGATCGCCAGACATCCAATCAGAGCCAAAATCAATAGTAATGTGCCCAGTGGGGCTGATACTGACCCTTGGTTTTGACAGATACGCGTAATATTCAGAAAATACTTCTTTAGGATTCGCAGGATCCGCAGAAAACGCTTCAACCTGCGAGGGCTTTTTAGATATCTTGTCAATCGAATCCTGAAGAGCGATCAATTTTTTCTCAATATCGTCAATCTCATCGCCCAGTCTGGAAGCAAGCGAATTGTGCTTATCTCTAAAGATATCTATGCGGTCTTCGAGTTTATCAAAAAGTGCCATAACTCGATTTTCAATCTGTTGAAGATCGACGGCATTTCCGTGTCTTATTTCTTCACGGATAGACTCCATCTCGTCGTATATATCCGCGATGTTGTAAGAGCGATAGTTGTTTACTAACTTCTTTATGCCATCTTCAATCACATCGTCCGGCAGCATAGAGTCGTCGTGCACTTCAAACTTAGATTCTTTATCGTTCTCGTCGTCGTACCACTCAAACACACTCATCAGCTCGCCAGTCAGAGCAGGAAGAGAGCGGTTGATAAACTGGTGAATAGTTTTCAAACCGTCGTCGATGCGGCCAGAATAAATATCGTTTACATGCTTTCTAACATGCAGCGTATAGTTTCCAAACTGGATATCCCTGATCTCATCGTCGCCCATGCCCTCAACGCCGCGCTTCAGCATTCTGAATACGCCGTTGCCCACTAGGCGCAGCGCGTCACCATGCCTAAACTCGTAAACCGCGTCCGCTACCTGACCAGAGCGAATAATGTTCTTGGATAAAGTTTCCAACTGCTCAACCTTAAGCAGATCTTTTATGGATTTGTTAGTTTTTGCCAGGCGAGATTTTAAATAGTGTGCCATAGAGTCAATACAGCAGTCGCGCAACTTATTAAAATCGATCTCATCGATGTCATAAAAACCAACGTCAGATAATTCCGGTGTCGCTCTAAAAGTCGGAGTGTGATCTAGTCGAACTACATAAGTACGATCTTTACCGTCTTCGTAAAGATCTCTCAGCAGATCCTTATCTATCTTGACACCGGTTTCTTCTTCTAATTCGCGAACAGCTGCATCTTTGTGAGATTCACCGTCATCTACGTGGCCACCAGGAAAAGACCATCTATAGTCGTCTTTAACTTGACGACCCATGAGAAGCTGGCCTTTATCGTTAACCACTATTACAGCAGCGCCACCTGCTGACTTTTCAAGTTTCTTTTTATGCTTTTCTTTATGCCGTTTATGAGCGCCATGGTTCCATTTTCCACCATGATGCGCTTTGCCTTTATCTTCCGGCAGATCTTTATCAGATCCAGAATATTTTTCTGCAATAGATTTTGGAGGCCCGTTGTCGCCGCGCGATGTGTTTCCTGACTTGCCATGAAGTATGGCCATCATCATGCGGTATTGTTTTTTAGAAGCGAACGCGGGCATATCTTACAACCTCTTAGGACCATTATATATTAATGCAAAAGTTAACTACCGATACCTGCTACTAATTTCTCTGGCTTATTAACCAAAAAGTCTCTCTTTATAACTAGTTGCTGCGGAAGTCTGACCGACATCTTTGTACCATCTGGCATCATCTGCTGAGTCACGCGAAGCTCCCGCATCGGCTGCAGAACGATATAAACCGGGTTTGCCCAGTATGAAACTGAATACGTCTGACCAATGTCGCTTATGTGGTCGTAGTTAGGCGTATGCCCAGGAATCCACTTAATATGGCCGTCTTCTATTGTAAAGTCGACGCCCTGCACAAACTCAACAACTTCGCTATCCGTTGCGGTTATTAGATAACCTACTTTTTCTATTGGGTATCTCAACTGTTGAAGATTGTCTGGTCGAGGCTCGTACTCCTTCAACTCCCACAACCTAACAGTATAGTCTAAAACTTCTAATTTATCGTACAGCGTAAAGTCAGCCTGCTCACCATCAGGGTATTCAGACGGCATAGTCACCGTTGCGCTACCTATTTCCCATGCGCCCTGGTATTCAAACTGCTTCTCTACTGAATTTGAAGAGAGTATCCCTACTATTTCTTTTGGATCATAGTATATGATGCCAGACCCGTCACACTGCTCGCATGTTGGGTCATGGGAGTTATTATCTAATACTTTTAGATTTGGGCAGGGTAAGCTTTTATAATGTCTGAATCTTATCCCCCTCGCTACAAGAAGCTGATCAAAGTTTTGCTTGTAGCTAGAAGGGTCAGGCAGGACCTGCGGAAACATCGGGGGAGTAGACGTCGCTCCGGGCGCGAACACATGGTTTGGTTTTGACATCGTCTCCGACATAAAATACTCCTAAGGTCTCTAATAAATTATACTGGGACTAAGTGGTGGACAAAGGCACAGATATACTTCAAAAAATAGCAGACACGGGCGACTGCGAGCTTCTAGGGGAGAATCCCTGCTCCAAGTGTCCGCTTGCTAGACTGAAAAAACGTCCCGATGGTATGGGCTGGCTCAGCTGCTTTGAAGCTATTGGTGCCCCAGACTTCCAAGATATCCGCGCTAAGTATAAAAGAGCAGCTGAGGCCAAATTAATCGAGATGGCCATAGAGAGCGCGATAAATAATGAAGCGGAAAAATTGGATAACTGATATCTTTAACTTAGAAGCGTCCAATACGGTCTATTTCATGTTTACACTTTACCGAATGATGGTCGTAGGTAAGAGTGCGCCGCATGACGCTATGAAGGTGGTGCAAGATGGTGCGAAAATTAAACGGTAACGGTCTAACCCTCATAAAATCTTTCGAGGGGTGCAAATTAGAAGCCTATCCAGATCCTGCATCCCCTTTGGCCATAGAGATGAGAAGGCCGCCGAACGCAAGAAGGCCTGGGTGGGAGTCGCTGTCGGGTTCACCTTGGACCATCGGGTGGGGTTCGACCGGCTTAGACACGTTCAACCTGACACCAGACGGAAAACCTAGCCAGATAGGTCCGGGCACCAAGTGGACGCAGGCTCAAGCGGATGAAAGAAAATCTGCGGATCTTGATAAGTTTTGCTCAGACGTTTCTAAGCTGCTGAAGATTGAGGTGACTGATAACCAGTTCGCCGCGCTGGTAAGCTTCGCGTACAACGCAGGCGTGGGCAATTTGAAAAGCTCTACCTTACTTAGACTGGTCAACCAGGGCAAGCATCTTGAAGCGTCAAACGAGTTTCTCAGGTGGACCAAGGCTCAGGGCAAAGAGCTTCCGGGCCTAGTCAGAAGGCGCGAAGCCGAGCGCCGCCTTTTCCTCACGCCCGGCTGATCGGTTTTTAGTTTTTATTTTGTGTTTTAATCTAGTAATTTTAACTATTTACCACAATGCCACGCTTAAGCTTGCAGCAAAAACGACAAGAAAACATATCGATCCTATCGCAGTCGCTGCCGTCAACTGACCCGAATGCCTACGTGATCGAGCGGCGCGACTATTCCCGGAGCAACTCCGACGAGCGCCTCTACAAAACTAAGTGGTGGCCGACGCTGATGCGGCTCTACGACTGCCGGTGCGCGCTGTGCGGTGCGGACCGCGACGGTATCGAGCTGGATCACTTCTGGATACCCAAGTCCCACGGCGGCAACCTCCTCCTCCGTCACCAGCTGACCAACCAGATCATCAACAACGGCGTGCCACTCTGCACGGCCTGCAACCGCCACAAGCAAGAGTCGATCGCCAAGCTCAACGATTCCCAGCTCGTGCGGATCGCCGACGCCAACCGCGAGATCACGGCCATGATAAACGGCGTTGCCGCCGTGGAGCCGCTGGCCAAGCTTCACCGCTATGAACCCGGCGATGAGCGTCGAGCGCTGGGCGTTGAGTCGGGCAGCGTGCTGTATATGGCTAGACTTTACAAAGCAGACCCCAGGCCGGAAACGCTTGAAAGTTTAAAAAGATATATAGATCACTATCTACTGGTCCGGGAGGACTGAGCATGGACTCGGCATATCTGGAGAATTACCTCAAGCGCGAGGGTCTCAGCGTGTGGCGGCTGCGCAGGCTGATACTGACCGTGAGGGTGCTGCGCCTTGCATCGTTCGATCCCGCGAACGGCGGACTAGCAGACATGGAAGCCTCGTTCAGCAGGAGGTGGGCAGATGCGCACGCATGATTTTTGGCGCTTGGATAGCTTTTTAGATGTTGCCCTGAAGATGAGGATGCTGAGCAAGAGGTCGGCCGCTTTGGTAGCGTATGGCTTTGCGGATGTACTTTAGCCGCTGAGAGCATGCAACAAGGGACCCTACTTTTATTAGGGAGGGTAGCGGGTGGGTATGGGCCGGGCCTTTAATCGGGTGGTTCCACCTTTATAGAGTATTTGCGCTGCGGGGACCCCATTTTCCGAGGGATTCCTTAGTGTTCTGGAGGCTAGCGGGTATTTCCGAGTCTATTATTAAATATAATTAATTAAATAATTAAAATTAATTAATTATTAAATTTAATTAAAATTAATTATATAAATCTGAAACTATTAATATATATAATTAAATAATAATAAATATTATTATATAGAGACTGGTGCCAATCAACACTATTGGGAGGTGTACTATGGACAAGTTTGCCAGCCAACAAGCAGCCTTGCGTGCAGCCCTGACAATTGTGCTTGGATCCGAGCCTGTCAAGGGCCAACTGGTCATCACCGACGAGCAGCGTGCCGCCGTGGGACAATTGATGATGCAGTGGTTGAGGGAGGAGCGCTGGACGATCAAGGAGGGTACGCGCGCCGCGGCCGAACCTATGATGTACATAACTGGTCGCAGGCCGACCGACCTGATCCAAGCCTGGGTGAACCCCAGGAAGAAGGAGAAGAGTGAGGAGGTTGGTGGTGACAAGCTCGCCCTCATCAAGCAGGCAGTTGACGCTGGGCTGATGAGCAAGGAGCAGGCGCAAGAGCTGATCATGAAGTTCCTGGCTGCGTGATCTGTAGCAGTGTCGGGCGGGACTCACGGATCCGAGTCCCCTAGAGGCAACCCGAAACTAGGAGGTAGCTATGATCATTGAGATAGCGCTGACGATAGCGACGATCATCGTGTGCAACCTGCTGCTCCGCGCAGCGTAACCAGGAGGTCCGATATGAGAGTGCAGTTCAAGTCAAGGCACGAGGCAACCATCTCCTTCACGGCCGAGTCGTTCGAGAAGCTGATGTCTAAGCAGTTCGACGAGCTCGAGTGCGTGATGGTCGACGAGCGGGTGATCGTGATCACGAGGTCGCAGCTCGTGTTCCTGTGGGCTAAGACGCGCGACTGGCGCAAGGTGCCGCACTCCAGCACTATGGTGAAGATACTGAAAGTAGCGTAGCTGTTATGGGCTCACGGATGAGCCCCTAGAGGCAACCCGAAACTAGGAGGTTATTATGAGCAGCAACAACGACATCATCCAAGTGATCATGAACGACCTCAACGCCCACCCGCAGCGCGGCCGCATCGACGTGATGGACCCGCTGGCGGATGAAATGGGCCTCGACAGCGTTCTGCCCGGCGACGTCGTGATCGCGCCCGACTTCGATGACGATGAGCTGTGTGCCGCCGGCGACACCGACGGCGTGAACGAGCTGGCCGAATGGTACAACGGCACGCTGTACATCCAGATCGACCGGGTGATGAACTCGCTCGGGTACGAGATGATCCACGAGAACGACGGCAGCGGCGGCGGACTCTACTACGGCATAGTCCAGTACCGCAAGCGGTTTCTGACCGACACCACGACCCGGCTGCGCATCGTCAAGTAATCTTTGTGGGCTCACGGATGAGCCTTCTGTAGCAGTGTCGCCCGCATTCGCCATCCCCGAAACTATTATCAAGTATAATAAGGAGATGCAACATGAGCAACCAAAACCTTATCACCCAGATCAAGCAGTTCTTGGACTCAAACGACTCAGCACCTGGCGCTCGCTGCTTTGTGCTGCAGCACATCCGCGATGTGCCTGATACTGAGTTCAGTGCGATCTATGAAGAGTCTGAGGGTGTCAATGACACAGAGCGCAACGCGCTGATCGATTCCATGACTGATGCGCAATTGCTGGAGCTGTCTGCGAGCTTGCTCGAGATCGCCAGCGAGAAGATCCTGTATCTTGAAGACTCTGTACGGTAACCAACTCAACTAAGGAGGTCAACATGTACGCCTTGAATGTCCGCTCTCCTGACTATGAGACTGCTATCGGGTTCGGGCCCACATGCGACGGTGTTGTCAAGATTATGCTGGTCGACGTGATGAGCGTCCGCGATCAAGTCTACTTCTACATCGCTGAGGATCTACTTGCCAACCTCGCTGAGGGTGAGATCTTGCCGCCAAACAGTCTACTGACTATCTGCTGATTATCTCGGGCTCACGGATGAGCCCAACTATCTCCGAAATTAACATTAAATATAAATGATGACGATCAAGTTAATCAACCAACCAAATATCAGGAGAACAACATGAGCAAGCTATCACAACACGCCGCAGTCGTCCAAGTCACCCAAGCCCACTTCGGTGAGCGCTTCATCCCCGGCTCCGACATCAAAGAGATCGCGACCAAGTCCGACAAGCAAGTCATCGCCACCAAGATCGCCGAGATGATGCTCGAAGGTGCGGTCGAGCTGAGCGATGGCGCCCGAGCCAAGTACGGCGAGTCCGCCGAGACCCTAACGAGCAAGTACGTGGTCGGCATGGTCACCAACTGGTTCAACAAGTCCAAGGAGCTTAACGGTGGCGTCAAGTACGAAGCCAAGAATCCTGGCTCGCGGTTCGGTGCCGGTGATGCGCAGCTGAAAGAGCTCAACCTCCTCCGCAAGCAGCTCGTCGAGATCGGCAACGAAGACGGCGTCGCGCGGTGTGACGAAGCCATCGCGCAGCGCAAAGAGTTCCTGCGCGAACAGAACCAGCCGAAAGTTGAGATCAACGCAGACAACCTCCCAGCTAACCTTCGCGATCTAGTCGGTTAATCAGCAGCGCGGATGAGCTCACGGACGAGCTCATCCTTCGCTTCTTCTGATCTTATTAATTAATATGATCAACAACTAACTACGAAAGCGAGATCAACATGAGCAACGCACAGCACATCTTAGACAACTGTGATCTTCTCGTTAAAGCTGACTGCAAGATCGTTGATGACGTTGTGTACGAGCGCTGTAAGTTTGTTGACCCTCTGTTTACAAAGTCTGAGTTCGTAAATACTGATACTGAGACATACTATCTGAACGACGATGATCACGTGTATCGCTTCTTCATCACTGACGACGACTACGACTATGTGACTGACGCTGAGACTGTAAGCAAGCTCAACGATCTCTTCAAGTGATCTGATCGCGAGCTCGAAGATGAGCTCGCTTCTCTTCTCAAACCCAGCAACCACTCAGGAGACGCTATGAAAATCAATGATCGAGTGTCTACTCCAGAAGGTGATGGTGTTGTTGTTAGTTTATCCATAGACAATGATATGTTTGAGAGCGAAGAAGGACCCAACATCTGTGTTCAACTAGATTCTGGGGATGTGCTTTACTTTTATAGCGATGAGTTAACTACTTAAGCTTAGACTCACAACCGCTCAGGAGGTCAGCATGTTTACGAGTGAAGATCTTGGTGGTCACGTCATTAAAGTTGATACTGTACTCCGCTATGATGACAGCGACCGATCCCATATCCTCGTGCTGTCTGATACTGACTCTGATGGTCTAGTCCACATCTACTACGGACCAAGTCTGGCAGATGCGCTGCAAGAAATATCTGAGCTGGTTGACTCCTCTGAGATGGCAACCTTAAGCAACCAGCTCAATACGTACCTGAGTGAGTATCACTCCAGCTTCTTAGCTCAACAACAAAGGAGGTCAACATGATAACCAAGCGAGACATAGTGCGGATGGCGATGGTGTCGGCTGACAGCATGACAACCAACGTGTATGATCTTGACTACTACCGAGCGCGGATCAAGTTCGTCGACGACTACCAGCCAAGCAAACCAACCACCAAGTTCAAGACCGACCGCGAGCGAGTTAAAGAGTTGCAGAAGAAGAATAACAACTACAAAGATATCCGCAGTTAACCGTCTGGTGCAGCCTCAAGCTGCACCGACACTGCTACGCCCAAGCCCGCCACAGCGCGCCGGTTGTTTCCGAAACTATTAATTAATATAATTAAGGAGGTCAAAATGAAAGTTATACTGTCGAACAGTGACGATAGTCTAGGGATCGGTAAAATCCTAGTCTTTGAAGAAAACGACGTGTCGATATCGATCTCCTCAGAAGAGGAGTGGTGTGTAGTCGATCACTCCGATAATGATCGTTGTTACTACGGGTACGATCTGGTTAAACTCTAAAGTAAATTGGGGTCATGGATGACCCCACTTGAGTTTCCGAAACCAATCTTACATGTGAATAACTCAGGAGGTCAAAATGATAGCAAATGTCAAACTTGAAGGCACTATCAACCGCATCGTTACTCTTGCTGGACACCGCTTTGAAGCGTTTGATGAGTCATTCCGCTTCGCAGATGGCCCTAACTGCGACGAGTACGTAGCCGACCATGATCTCAAACTAGCCGAACAATTAGACTCACTGTGTGAATTGTTTGCTGTCACCGATAACCAAGACGTCAGCTATGATGTTGACCTTGCAACAAAACAGATCTCCAACCTTAAAGTTGAATTAGTTGATCTCGACTAGACCTTCGGAGGGCGCTCGGGACTCACGGATGAGTCCCACTACCTCCGAATCAATTAGAGGGTATAAATAGGAGGTCAACATGGACAATGCGCAGCTCAAGTCTCTCGAAGAGATCCTGACTTATCTCAACTCGATCGACATAGCTGAAGATCCAGACACTTTCGAGTATTTATCTGGCATACGCGACCAAGCCAGCCGTATCATGCGCGACACTATACAGTGGGTCGAAAGGGGATCACTATGAAAGTGGTATTCACCGACGACGAGCTGATGCTGATGGCCGACCTCGTCGAGGATGCGCTGACTCGAGAGCCGAACCGAGACGATCTCAAGCAGCTGATGTCGCGGCTCGCTTACTTAACCACCACCAAGTGGGAGGTCTAGCATGGATATTAACCAGGAGAAAGTGCTGCTGCTCAACGGCATCGCACACCTCAAATACGAGCTCATGCTGACTCGCGGTCCAAGAAGTATCGACATCCTCGAAAGGCTTGAGACGCTGCGTAATTGCCTCGAGATCTTGATCAGCAAAGAACTTCGAATCTTTTCCAAGGAGATCTAATATGAAAGCGTTGACTAGCGCCGAACTCAAGAGGATCTACAAGGGTAAGCGTCCCAAGTCAGCCTGGGAAGTTCTTCTAACCCCGCCAAAGAAAGGATAGCGTGATGCTTGCTATGCAGATCATCAAAGCCACCGCTGTAGCAGCGACCATGCTGCTGATCGTCGCCGCGGTGAACATCGCTGTAAAGATCATCCGAATCAATAAGTAAGTATAATAAACAGGAGGTTATATGGCTTACTCATCCATCCACAACGTCGATACTTCACTCAAATATGTCGTCCGCCTCGACGGCGAAGTGATCCGCAGGGATGTTCAACCGCACCACGTCAACTCGATCGTCTACTCGCTCGAGTCCGAAGGTATCAGCATCAGTGACGAGATCTGGAACGACGACGAGATGGCGGTTGATCTCATGACCACCACAGTCTTCGACGACTTCGAAACTGACGACGACTACATCGACTAAGGAGCGACCATGAGATACTTAGCTATCGCGCTGCTGCTCGGCGGCTGCGCCACGACCAAAGACGCAGACCAGCTCAGAACAGAGTTGACCACGACCCGGCTCCGCCTGGACGAGACGCGCTACCACGTTCAGATTGAATCCTGCCGAACCACCGCGCTCGTTTGTGGCCTTGTGACTAAGAACGAGGAGAAGTGTATCGATTCTTTCTCCGACTGCGTGACCTCGGCTATTGAAGGTTTCCGCATCCGATACGGCAAAGAACCCTCCGACCTCTTTGACAAGCTTGAAGTAGTAGACAAACTCGACCCCAAGCGTGCTCGCTAGGGCGACCTCCTGATAAACCTCGGGGATCTACTCGGTCCCCGGGGTACTTCCCAACACAGCCGGGCCTCGCCGACACTGCTACGCCCACAGCCCACGCCCGACTATTTCCGAATCTATCATTGAGTATAAGATGATGATGAAATTAAAATAATTGCTGCTGAGTTTATCCGATCCTATCTTTAACCATCGGGCAAATGTTATTGCCCAGCAAACCAAGGAGTGTTATCCATGGCTATGAAGCAACGTGAAGCAGTCTACCAAGTCACCACCGAAGTCCTCGCCGCCAAAGGCATCGAGTTCATGCCCACCGTCACCGACGTGCGCGACCTCGTCAACTCCGAGATCCGCTCGGAGATCACCGACAAGATCGTGACCATGTTCCAAGAAGGTCAAGTGGAGTTCAAGTCTACCGAGTCCAACCAGGAGAAGATGTCCGACACCAAGAAGCTCCGCAGCTACGTCACCGGCCTCATCACCAACTGGTTCAACAAGGATACGCAGCTCAACGGCGGCGCCAAGTACGAAGCCAAAAACCCCGGTTCCCGCTCACCCGACGCCCAGCTGAAAGAGCTCCGCATCCTCAAGAAGCACCTCGAAGCCAAAGGTGACGCTGACGGTGTCAGCCGCTGCGACGAAGCGATCGCCCAGCGGATCGAGTTCCTCAAGGCAGAGAAAGCTCCAACTTCCCTCCCAGCCGTAGACCCAGACAACCTCCCCGACTTCCTGAAGGACCTGGCTGTCTAATCCTCCTAGGGAGGGAGACTAAACCTCTCCCTCCCCTCCTTCTAAGGATATGAACCTTATGGCCGCGAAGCTATACCGCAAAGAACTAGTGCACAGAACTAAGTTCAACAAGATATACTCCATAAGGCCGGTGCAGAAGGTCCGCAAGTTCATCATGGCGCTCCATTTCTTAAATCTCGGTATAGATATCTCGCTGAACGCACCTAGAGTAAAAGTCGTCGACCAGAGACCCCGACCATGAAACCTGACCTATACGAAAAAGAAGCAGTCGGCCACAGTCGGACAGAAACGGTATACATGGTTAAACCCGTGCCCAAAGCTATACTGTTCATGCGAGTCCTACACCGTATTCGGGTAGAAAAGCAGAAAGCTTTCTGCAAGCTTGACTACGTGGAACGGAAGGATAGGTCGTGATGCGCAACCGCACCCCAAAGCCCCTATTCTCCAGGGAGAAGCTGCACAGCGGTCCCAGCAACCTGATCTACGTCGTCTCCCCAGTAGAGGAAGCCAGGAAGTTCCTGCTTACCCTCCACCTACTCTCCGTAGAGAGGAAGAACTTCTGGTCCAAGGTGGACTACCTGAAGAAGGGATAGAGAGATGGACTTTGCCGACCACTACTACTCTTCAGACTCACTCTATATCTGCAAGAAGTTTATGGATCTACTCCAGGGCCTTAAGCTAGCTAAGCAAGAACCCTTCCCCTAGGAGAAGAGATGGACGACCGAACCGATCTGCTCAAGAAGAAGCTTGAGGAGATAAATGACCTGGCGCACCTGAAGATGATCTTCTTCACGCTGGCCCGCCTAGGTTTGGACATAGTGAAATATTAAGTGTTCCACTTAGTGGAAGTTGTTGGTTGGTGGGCGTCGCCACACCCCTCCCCTTTCCACTACACAACCATCGGCACCTTCTAAACCTAGAAGATACTACTTGCCCCAAAGACAGGGTGGAAAGCTTGACTACTTTTCCATTGCGATACTCTTCCCGGCTAGGAAAGCTGAGAAGTCTCTCTTTACCTATCCCATAAAAGGATGTTTATATGTCTGCTAGATGCTATGACGAGAACTGCATGGTTCACTTCTTAGAACTTGAAAGTTCTTTTGCCCACGTCTCTCCCCAGTTTGGTAACGTGAGGTGCTTGTGCTCCATCTCCGATAAGGAGACTTGGAGAGCCGCCCTTGCTGCTACGCTTGCGTATCGCTACCGCTTTCTTGAGGACATATAACAAGAGTTTGTTGCTTAGACCGTTATTTGGTAGAAGCCTAACATCCCAGGAGTATTGCTATGAACTATCAGCTCCAAATGGTTGAGCTTATTAAGGCCATTGCTCTTCTTTGCCAGACTGAGCTTGGAACAGAGTCGCCAGGGAGAGTGCTTGAAACCAGAAGGTTGTCTTGCATGTCCTACTATCTAACCTGCAGCTGTGATACCTCGCCTTCCGGCAACTTGACGTGCAACCCTAATATGTTTGAGAGGTTGACTGGTTGTATCTTGGAAAGAGCCCCGGTTAAGAGTAGGTGAAAGTATGGATGACCCTATTTCTAGTGAGGCTGAGAAATCTTTTGTTAAGGTGACTGGTCTTTTATGTAAAGTGAAGCTGGTTGACACAGAGACCTGGGTGGATCTGGTCGTAGATTTCCGATCCGAGGAATACGCACGTTCGTAAGCTTACTCAAACAGTAAACAAGGAGATTAAAGTGATCTTCGACATCCTCAACGTTATCGGCATTGTCATCACTGTAGTTCTTTTGTTTGGAGCTGTGAGCTTGTACCGCACCGTTCGCTCCTGGTTCCAACCCAAAGACTAGATCTCTTTACCTAAAGAGTGACGGAGGGTGAGCTTGTTTCTAATACTGTGAGGTGGGGTGCTTTGTGCAAATAAAAAGAGCTTACTGCGACATACTCTTAGATGGGTCAGATAGACCATACGTCGCCCTTCCTGAAGGTAATTTCATAGCAATATCAGTGCCGGATGGCGTTAGCTCTGGGTGGTTCACCTACCACCCCGAAGACCAGTTCGCCTACTACGAGTTTGATCCGTATCCACGTGACAAAGATCACTTTAGATATCTTAGGTACCGAGCTTTCATGGGTTTAGGCTATACGCTTAAATTTTTGCACTTAATTAGCATAGGTGAGGCAGTTAGCTTGACCGGTGGCGTGTTTGACGCGGTAGAAGAAAAAGATCTTAAAAAGTGAGTTGTTCTATCTATTTTCAGATAGTCTTCCAAGAAGGTATTTGGACTATGAGCCGGGGCTGATGTCTGACCGAACGGGCTATGTCTTCACGGGCTGCCGCATCTACCGCAAAGAGATCCTCGGTAAAGATGAGGCGTTCGCCTTTGTTTCGACTAGCGATCTCAAGAAGATATTGCGGAAAAGATTGGGTCACAAGGCTAACCAGTGCCAAAAGTAGGTCGATAGGTTGGGAGAGTACGGTGAGTATAGGTTCAGAACTAGCCCGCATCAAGAAGATAGATCCGGACTACTACCGGTACGTGTGGCTGGCGATAGCCCTCGGTCTTGGCACTTATAAGAAGTTAAGGCTGATGAGGCATAAACTTAAGTAGGAACTTTGGGAGGGCTTATGCACTATCACGCGCACGTTTACTGGTCCAGCGAGGGTGAGCGGGAAACCGCACTCTCGCTCAGAAAAGACTTAGAAGATCTCGGTCTTAGCTTGGGCCGAGTCTGGGATGTCGAGGTAGGACCGCACCCGCTCCCGATGTACCAGGTGAACTACTCCGACTCGGACGCTTATGTAGTGGAGGAGTTGCTGTCGTCTTCGGGGCTTAGTGTTTTACTCCATGAGGACACGGGCGACGACCTGCGTGATCATACCGAAGGTGCCCGGTGGCTGGGTAAGCCGCTGGATCTAGACCTGGAATGGCTGCGCGCCTACGCCGAGATGAAGCTGGACAATAAGGAAGTTTAAGCGTTGAAAACCTTAATAATCAAAACTTTAACCGCCTGGGTGGTCGTAAACTGCGGTGACGGCTCTGCCAAGAGCGGTGCTGAAGTTGATTCCGCGTCGGACCACGTGGTGGTGATCTGTGTTCCGCCTGATGGCGCCAACTCTTATTTGAGGGTCGCTCGCCTAGGCGGTGAGATGTGCCCCAAGAACCACGTTGCTCTTGACTGGTGCAGTCTAGCAAAATAATCAAGCAAGTATAATCCCTTAGCTTTCAAGGGGGAATACGATGTACATCCAGATATACGCTTGGTTTATATTGATTACTTGGCTGGGTTTGGCTTATTACTTCCACGGCAAAGAAGTCCCAGAGGACATGCGGGTCATCGACTTCCGCCGGACATTCACCTCGATCCTAGCTCATCTGCCGATTTTTGGCCGCGTGTTTGGTTGGTGGTGATCAATGGATGAGCGCTCCGTCAGGATATGGCAGCTCGCCCACACGCAAGATGCGCTTGAGATCCAGCGTTGTAACTCGCTGATATGGCGACTGCTGATCACAGTTATCCGCCTGAAGATGGTGGCAGAATGAGGAAGTACGTCGCCTGCAAAGCATTACCAGTTTACGAGTGCGCCATGCTTTTTGGTGGCCGAAACGGTTTTCAGAGGGCCAACCGCGCGTTGTGGATGCTGGTTCTCACAGCGACAAGATTAAAGATCCTGCCGCAAGGCGAGCCGTTAAGATGGCCGTAGCGAATCCTTTTGGCCATTTTAATGAACAATCCATGTCTTACCGCGAATATCTTGCCCGCGGTAAGATGCGTGTTTCCGATCATATAATTCCTTACGAATTAGGAGGTTGCACATGAACATGGAAAGCTACGAAGAATACAAAGAAGTTAGACAGAAAATAAAAGCGCTTCTCGCTGAAAAAGAAGAGTGGCTTTCTGAGCATTGGCTTGAAGCTCATGAAGACCTGGTGCGGGATCAGTTCGCGGAGGAATTGAGTTCGCAGCCCGATGACGCGGTTAATCGACTGATATCCGAGCTAGACGATGCTCACAGAAAACTATTCCATTATCTTTCTGGTAAAGAAATCGTAAACTTACTGAGATCTAAGATAACTGACGAGCAGATCGCAGATGTTCTCATCGACGCTGGCGAGATCTATGAACGAAAACCAACTTCCTACTTGTCTATTGCTTGTTTTGCACGCTCCGACTTTGAAGCAGATGTCTTTATTGACGATCATAAAGACTTAGCCGATCTCGTTGATCTGCTTCCCGACGATAGCATTTTCAAGAAAGATATGTTCACAGTTAACGTAGACATTGGTCCGTTTTATTTCTGTGTCAAAGCAGACGCTTTTCTTAAAGAAGTTGAACACTTAATAAATAATGCTCTAGCAGAAGGTTACATCAAAGAATTGCTTGAGATTGGCTCAGATGCGTAACGGCCAAGATCCATTAGTGCCAAGAAGGTTTCTCAAATCTTTGGAAAGACTCAGGGTGTTCTCGGTCCCATTGGGTAGATTAATCTGGTTAAAGGCCGGTTTTAACGACTTAAAAAGTCCTTGGAGCGATAACTTCGTCGACGATTGGACATAATTTGGAAAACGAATTTCGCATATTAAATATCGCTGAGACCATGAAAGATCTTCGTATAATATCCCCAGAATATTTCTGGGAAATTTGGCATTATCTAGCTCTGAGGATTGCAAGGGATTATGACTCAAAACCATGAACGACGAGTTATGATGTACAGTGCTGCCGCCATCTTCTTTGTGTTCGCGATGTACTTGACGTTCTCTTTTTCTTTTATAAAGCCAAAGACTACGGTTCAGGTTTACAAGGGTGACGTGGTTAAGTTTGGGTGGACGCCAGACAATGTCTTCTACAGCAAGACGTGCACCGACTACGGCACAGCGATCGACCAGTACGGAGGAGCGGACCACCCCGCTTATAAGGTGATGATCGTCTGTACCTCAAAGAACAAAGTGGAATTTATTCCAATACTTATCCAACCTGAAAATGTTGTGTCCTCTTCGCGGGAACCGCTCCCAACGCCGATAGATGACTTAGTAGAATGAGGTACGGAGTAAAGTCAATACTGATTGACAGTGTGATCAAAGGTACTTATTCCGAGCGATCTACGGTTGGCGGATTTGCTTGGATACTTTTAAAGTTAAACTTATCTAGATACCCCATCGTAACTCGCTGGATGAACAGGGAGTTTTACAACAACAGATGATAAAGAGTAAACCGAATCCTGAAACAGCGTGGAAACTCCTCTTGGCCGCTAAGAGGCTGAAAATATATAGTCTTTCCGATAGAAAAGCCATGGCGTGGGCAATATCACTTTACGAGTCTTTAGCATGAAAAAGTACATATCAATCATATTGGCGGCATTCTTTCTGGTAGGCGCCGGACATGTCCCTACAAATAAGAAGTATTTTAAAAAGCCGTCTTTCTCAAGAAAAAGACCAAAGAACATACCAATCAGAAAACCTAAACTATATAAAACACATAAACTAATTTACTTTACGTGGCCTATGGGTCTCGAAATGTTTGGGGCGGAATGTCCCAACAAAGGTTTTGTGCAGGAAGTTTACGGTCAACCACCTAATCTCCTTTACGAGGTGCGGGTAGAGTGCAAAGGTGACATCGAAAAGTACGAACACTTCTTTCTAATTCATCAGTCGCAGATAATCAAGATCATAAAGCGCGGATGACAGAAACCGCACTAGATTTAATTTAGTGCGCAATGGCAATTTACCCCATAGCAAATGATTTGCTCTTAGTTTAAAGACTGATTCTGCGATTCTGAATTTATTTCCGATCATATTATGATCCATAACACAGACGGAGGTTTTATGTCGAGTTCGTCAATGGGGTTCTCGATGCCGAGATTAGTAAAAGCAAACCTTCAACTGATACTTGGAGATAAATATGACTCATTTCTGTACGGGAGCATCCTCGCCTTCAAGGAAGCTTTGGCGGTTAAAATTAATAAAATTCGCATCGATAAACCTAATGATAAGTATTACACAACATTCAGCAAATCGTATAAAATACCAAACACAAACCTGAAACTTAAGTTTCAATCAACTATCTCTTTCAGAGATTATTCTAAGTTCTCAGGGCATGCTTCGTCTAATCGGCAGGAAGAATATTGGTTTGATCCCAAGGCGACCCATGTTAAAGTCACAATACCGGCTTTTCAAGGAACAGACCACTACGGCTTCAATGATGTGCTTAACGAAGCTATCGCACACGCTTTCGATAAAGAAATACTGGGAGTAGGCAAATGATACCGTTCGCTTTATTCTTTTTGTGCGTGATGTTTGGTGTTTACGTAATATTCGTACCATGAGGCTTACCATGAAACATAGTATCGGCGATACTGTCTCCTACCAAGAATTAACTGGAAAAATCATCAACGTGTTTGATGCTCCAGCTGGAACTGTGCTTGAGATCGAGTGCCCAGCCAAAGTTGAAGGTGACCTCGACACCATCCTGTGGATACCTGAGGCAGAGCTCTCTGCCCCTAAAAAGGGGATCACGACATGAGCTTTAACGGCTTGCTTTTATTACTGTTGCTGGCCGTGCTACTCTCGTTGCCGGGGCTCACAATGGCCGACATTATTTCGCCGTTCATGGCCAGCATGATCAGCCTTGGATCTACTTACTTAGTCTTAATATTTTGGCAATCTTAATGAAACACGACTCGGATATATACCAAGAATACTACAAGCAAATTCTCGACCAGAAGAAGATGAATTTCTTTATCAGAACACTCACAACCCTCCGTCTCTCGGAGGATGTCCGATCTTATCCTGATTTTAATGATTTTGCCGTTTCATAATGGGGGTTTATATGCTTTGCCGTGATTGCGGTTTTGACATGGAAAAACCTAAGAGATGGGGCTATGCCACGCTGTGCGACGCGTGTGACGAAGCCAGATACGAAGCGAAGCATGTCGGCGTCATGATTGCCGATGGTAAAACTGATTATGGAATTCAACTAGTTAGAAATCCAACCAAAGCTCAGGCCGAGAAGATCAGGAGTCTAGGGTTGGCGCACGACCCAAGAACTCAGTTGAGATTCACGGGCAAAGGTCAGCATAATGAGCGGGAAGAAAAGTAATCTTATTGAAACGACAGATCTTAATGTCGCCGACGCCGTGTGCATCGACCTTATGAACGTGGTGTTGTGCGATCTTCGTTTGCTGAGCCGCATATCGTGCGCTCAAATATCCGAGCGCCTCGACAATATCGTCCTCTTTGAGATTCAGTCTATATGAATGATTTTTACCGACGAGACGCAGAGCATTCAGCTTACTTTTTCGACTCGACCTATCGACTGGGTCTTCTGGGTAAAAATGATTACGACAGAGTTTGGCGCGTGACGCGGAACATCATACTTTTCGAGATAGTCACGAGGAACGTTTGAGGTATGGGCTAGGTGCCAGTTCGGGTACTTTGCTGAGTAAAATCAAATACAATTTTAGGTTGTTCCATCACAAAATAAATTTAGTGGATTCAACCGGTTATAACTTTTAACCGTTTATATTTTTCTGCTCAGAAGTGGAAACATAAAAGTCAACGATTTCAACTACTTTAAAATTAAATATTTTGACTCGACATCTGGCCGCTGGGGGTGTTAAAATAGAAATCAGTGAGTACAACTCTCCCAACCGGAGACACAGATGATAAAGCATATCGCGGTCGTTGAGGGGTTTGAGAACTGGAACCAGTGGTACCAAGAGGGGCGAGTTGAGCTGACTAGCCTGACCTACGAAGGCGCCTTCCACCCCAACCAGGGCGTGGTACTCAAAGGCGGCGGGGCTAAGGATCATGGTCTAGTCAAAGGTGACTACGTAGTACGAGTCGCTCAGTACTTCCCTTCCGGGGTCTCGCCTAAAAACACCGAGCAGACAATCGCGCTCGGTCTGCTTAACGATCCAGGCGTCCCACTCACCATACTCAGCGGGGTCGCAGGATCTGGTAAGACGATGCTGGCGTGCGCCCACGCTCTTGAGCGATTGGACCGCAGGAATGACAATATCACCAAGATTGTCATCGCCAAGAGCATGACGCCGGTTGGCCGCGAGATCGGGTTCTTGCCCGGCGACATGCAAGAGAAGGTGCTGCCCTGGCTCGGTCCGTACCTAGACAATTTTATCAACTGCGGTTACGAACCGTATCGCATTGAGAAAATGATTGAAGAAGGCGTGCTTGAAATTACCCCAGTTACTTTTATTCAAGGCCGTTCAATTACCAATGCTGTCATCCTTATCGACGAGGTCCAGAACTTGGACATCAACGTTATTAAGCAGATCGTGACGCGCGCTGCTGCTGGTACGCAGATCATCTTGCTTGGCGATCAGACCCAGGTGTTTGAGCGACTCAACGGAAAGTCTATCGACTATCTTCTGCAAAAGGGTAAGTCGTCGCCGCTAGTTGGATCTATCCACCTGGAGAAGACCTTGAGATCACCGATCGCTGACTGGGCTGTCCACAATCTTTAGACATGATAAAATTGCTTAGGAGGAATTGTCATGACGCTTCTAAGCGATAAGTTAAAAAGACGCATTGTCATTGCCGTAACTAGTGAAAAGTACGGCAAAGAGCTTATCGATGCTATTGAGGGCATACATGAAGCTGTCGACACAGTGTTTGAAGGCATCGAACAACCTGTTGGTCTTAAAACCCCTAGCGCAGTTGGTCTGTCGGTTAACGATGCAAGCCGCACACTGACATTGACTCCGCTAACTGGCTCATATACGTACTACGTTGCTGGCAAAGAGATTGAGATTAAGTCAACACTGACAGCTCAGTGGTCAGCTGCGCACGGACCGAATTACTTCTATCTAGACGAGAACAGCGAACTAAAGGTCGCGCAAACCTTTATGGAAGACATCATAACCAAGTACGCATTTGTGTCGATCGTGTACTGGGATCCGACCGCCGGCAAGCACATCTACTTTGCCAACGAGCGCCACGGCATACACATGGGCGATTACACCCATCTGTATCTGCACAGGACTCGCGGTGCTGCATTTGACTTCGGCTGTAAATTAGTAAATTTTGTAGTCGACGGCTCTGGATCCTTAGCAACAGAAGCGCAGTTCGCAGCACAATCCGGCCAAATCTGGGATGAGGATATTAAGCTCCCAATATCAGCACAAACAACGTTTCCAATCTTTTATCGCTCTGGTGCTACAAATTGGAAGCGCAAAGATCCAGATGCTTATCCAGTAATTTATTCTGGAAAAGAAGGCTATGCGGGAACAACGCTTCCGTATAATAGTTTTGACGGCACCAACTGGACTTTAACGCCGGTCGACGCAAATAAATTCGTTCTGGTTCACGTGTTTGCTACTAATGATATCGACTATCCGTATGTTGGCATTCAGGGCCAAGCACAGTATACTTCAAAGTCCGAAGCTCGCGACGGGGCGGTTGCCGAGATTAAAGCGCTGTCTGGTTTGCCTGTAGCAGAGTTCTGTCCTGTTGGTTCTGTTATCTTTCAAACCTCCGCCGCATACACCAACGCGCCGAAGGCAAAAATCGTGTCAACTTCAACCGGCGCTAACTACGAAGATCACCGAGCGACACTGCTACGGCCGGGCTCGCTGGCATAAATCCGAATCAAATCTTCCCATGTAATATGGGGAGGTTTTATGCACGGCATCAACAATATCGTGCTCAATGAAATATGCTGGATCGTGCAGCAGCGAAACGAGTGGGCAAAGCGCCGTCAACACTACCGCAATAAGTTTCGCCGCATCTTGAAGATGTCGCCCGCTGAGCAAATGCAGCTTCATACAGATTATAAAACCGTAAACGCAGAGAGCGCAAAGCTCAACAAATACACGAAGCGACTCAAATCTCTTCTTAAGAGGGTAGACGCCCGCCTTGGCTCAGACCATAATGCAGGGTATGCTCGCATTGTATTTAACCCAACCCCGGACTCAATAGAGATCATCCATCGCGATGAGATCGCTGTCCGCGCTAAAGATTACGAAGTTGATCTGTATATGACCAATTTCTTCAAAGGTGCATGAAGCGCTTCCGAATCAATTTATTCCTCAATGGAGGTTCTTATGACAAACAAATATGTTATTTTAGCCGCACTGTGCAGTGCAGGAACGTCATATGCGTACGACGACCACGCGTCTTGGTCCCAGAGCAGAGGCTCATACAGCGGATCTTACCAGTACATCACAGAAACAGAAGCTTGGCAGTCAAACGCTACTCTCTTATCAAAAGACCCTTACGGCAAGGAAACCGTCATGTCCACCCCGTACAAAGGGTTGGGTTTCCGCGTCGGAGTTGGAACTGAGTTAGCCAGGTTCGTGCGGTTCACTGCGTACTCATCTTCGCGCGATCTGTCTAATTCGCTTACCGACTCATTAAGATCCTACCAAATCGGTGGCGAAACCGCAGTGTCTTTCTACGGTCCCGTACTTAATCTCCAGTTTGGGTTAGGTCTGTTTGCAAGCAGGCAGCACCAGCAGAAACCCAACGAGGGACGAACGTTTATTGGCTCAGGTTTCACAGGGTCGGTTGGTTTTGAAAAGTTTATTTCACAGAAAGCATCTGTAATGTTTACCGTGCGGGGTCAGCAAGAAACGCTTAGACCTGATGAAAGCGAGTCCCGCGACGTGCTCGGCGTATCGTCCACCGGCGCCGCTTTCGCTCTTGTCCTCTGGATGTAAGGGGTGTTTATGAGTTTCAAATGGGTAAACTGCCGAAAACAATTTGAGAAGTCAAATCTCACGTTCTGTCCAGAAACCGGTCGTGGACACTCATACGGATGGTACCGTATTGTAGACAGGATTGGTGACAAAATCGTGCTAAATACCTATAACTACTCTAGAACAACTGTCGGCCATATTGGCGACATAAAAGCTCTTCTTCGCAGTCTTGAAATAAAGATAGATGTCGAGATTGAGGCGCCACATGGGTTGTCTAACCACGCTTCAATACAAAGACACTATGCGTCCATGATAGACGCCCATAAAGCGAAAATGGCCGCAAAAGGCTCGCGCAGTTCTAAAAATCAAGAACGGCAGAAGATCATCGGGTGGCTTAATCAAGAGTTGGCGCGCTATAACGAGGTTTACGCCGGGCATCTCTTTGAGAAAGAGATATCAAACCTTTTATCTGAGGAGGCGGTATGACGATCGATACGTTTCTCGCCATAGTTGGGTTCTGTCTGCTTCCACTGGTAGTCTCGTTCCTTTTCATCGCCAAGGGTTGAATCCGAATCAAATATTCCTCATGAATGGAGGGCAGTATGAGATACGTGTATAAAGTATGGTCTGATAATTTTGACGGTGATTTTTTATCAGTCGAAGCATATGAGGAAGCTATGCTTCACATGAGCGCGGCTGATTACGTTTTGCATAGGTCTCGTATGGTACGCTCTAATGACATCCCGTCCCGAGCGGATATTCTTTGCTACGATTTGCGCGAGGACGCGTGGTTCACGGTTTTAATTGAGGAGATGAGCGCATGAGCACGAAAGAAATTGTCTCTCTTAAAGACACAGTTTTCCTTGGTTCCTTCCTGGACGAAGACGTGAAATACTTCTTTTACGAGGCGAAAGTCGCAGAATCTGCGTCCGACGCCGACATCGCAAACTTTCTTAAACTTAGGTATCAAAAATACGGTGACGTGATTTTTCAAAGAAAACCGGCCGAAGATAACCGCGTACTTTTTACTTTGATGGAAGCCGTGCCCAGATCGCTTTTTGAAGTTAACTAACGGAGTAGACATGAGCAACATCGTCAGCTTTTCTGACTTTAAAAAGAAACGTCAAAAAGATCCAGATTTTAAAGTCGAGCTTAACAAGAAAAAAGTAAAAGATATCCAAGAGTCTCTCAGGAGAATTAACGATCTCATGAGGGAGATAAAGGCAGACGCACGTCGTCAGATTGATGCCTTGGATAATAAAGGTAAAAAAGATGTTTAGCGACAACAGGATCGTTATCGTTGCTGTTTTATGTGTTCTGGTGTTCTTTGGCACGGTTTTTGGATTTTATCGCTTAGTCAAGCCTCTGGTCGAAGTTGAGAAGAAACTTGAGCCAATCGAATGCCAGCAGGCCTACGCTAAAGCAAAAGCTTGCATTGAGATGGAGTCGCGATATCCAGAAAGGTTCAAGTATAACCCGTAGTGATGCGGGTTTTACATGAAAAACTTTGATAAGTACATAATTATTCTAATGTTTGCTGATTACACTGTGACAATTGCGCAGTTAGTTTTTGGTAAACTTGTACCCCTTGAAAGGTACAGAGGGCGCCCAATATACGGCAGGTGGGTGTATGATTTTGGATTTGTGTTCTCGGTGGATGAGCCTTTCCATATACATTACAACCCGATGTATTTCATCACGATCGAGTCTGCAAGGCGATTCATAGACTCAGACGAAAAGCAGCAATTTGAATTCGAGTGCAGAAAACTGACTAAAGTCATGAAAAGAATGAAAGTTGTAAAAAGTGAATATTACCGCTAAAATCCTGTTCACCTCCATGCTAATTGCGGCAGGATGCGCGCACCAAGAGCCGCACCGACCAGCGGTAAACACTTTTACCTGCCCGAGGCCTGCAATTAAAACATTAAAAGAAGCCTGGTCGAAGGAAGACGAGAGCATGATCCCTCATTTTAACGAGGGTTGCGCGAGGCATTTCACAAAGGACCACTGCCCTGTAAGGGTTTTGAAATCAAAAAAGTTGTCATATCGAGTGACGTGCAAGAAAGTCAGGTAAATGTTCACAGATCTCATACACAACTCCTCTCTCACCGAGAAAATCAGACTTTTCGCTTGGTTTGTGTTGGCTGTCTATATGCTCGCTAAGTTCTCCTTCTGGATCTTTGATATCCGAAACAATTCATTAATAGAAAATTCATGCCGTCTTGGGGGCGGTACGAAAACACAAATGTTCGTGGTAGTCGACGGCGAGGTAATAGATATATGTTTAAGACATTAACGATTGTGTCTGCATTTTTATTGACCGCCTGCGGCGCGGAGGAAACTCTCCACGTTTCCCGCGGTCAGCGAGACATATCGTTTGACCGCCACCTAGAGTCGGCAGTGGATGCGCCAATCAGACCGCATCTCGTTGAGTTTGTTGAGTTCTGCAAACTTTCCAGCCAGAGCGATTCCGATACTTGCCTGGCAAACCTTCCAAAACTTAAAAACGTGCGCCTTAAATCAGGCGTGCTCGACCCAGCAAATCCGACCGTGATCGGCCTGTGTGAGATGGCCATAGACAGAACCGTAACTATACGGTCTGACTTCTTTGACCACAGATCGATAGCTTTTAAAGCGCTAGTCTGGCATGAGCTCGGTCACTGTTTATTAGACCTCGACCACATTGACGGTACAAATAATCACATAATGAACGCGAACCTACCGTCAAGTAAAGTACTACAGTCGTCTTGGGAAATCTTTATCAAAGATTTCTTTGAATCAAAAGTAAAATTATCTCTGCTTGGCTTTTTGGTATCTGACTCTTTCGAGGAAATTCATGAGTGATGATGCGCCTGATCTGAGAGTTGAACGCGTAAAATCTGCACTTAACTCAACGGTGGGGCGTTTTTGCTTCACAACCGCAGTAACCCTGGCGGCAACTTTCCTGATGAAAGAGTCTCTTGAAAAAGAACCTAACGCATTGAAATGGTTATTGATTACGATATGGGTCGACGTTGCAGCGTACTTTTTCGGATACATGAACGGATACAAAGGCGGAGTTTTTGGACTGTATGACGCCCTTGTCGATTCTAGCAAAAATGATATAATAGGCGGTAAGGGAGACCGCCATGAAGAGTAAACTATCGTTTATACTAACGCTTATATCCGTTATTGGTATATTTATCCTCGCGTGGTTCAAGAACATCGATATTCAAATGCTTTTACCATCGGTTCTCGGCATATACATTATCGGAAGAACCACGACGAACGTTTCTACAGCTTGGGCTGCATCCAAGGACCCTCAGGCAGACACAATCAAAGCCTGTGAGATGATTGATAAAAAAGAATAGGTGAGGATAAAGATGATTTTCTTCTTCTTTGTCGGCGTCGGCCTGGTTGTGGTGCCGTCTCTGATTTATTGTCTGATGTCTGATGCGTCTCATGGCGGATATATTGCTGCAAATTACAGCAGAATGCAGTCTGTGCACGAGACTCAGAAAATATCTCAAATGCTGAAGCAACATATGTTCAATTCAACATTTGGCATATACCACTCAGGAGATAGACATGTATCAGATCAGATACAAAGACCCCATGACAGGAACAATCCTGGAAACTCAGGCCCATTCACTAACTGATGCAGTAACTGCAATTCAGAAAGCTAAAGACGATCTTTATTATCGCGGCCACTCCTTGCAGAAAAGCGAAGATCTTTCGACTCAAACTTCTGAAGATTCTGCCTCCGAGCAAGAACCGTCTTTAAACGAAGATGATTCAGTCGAGGATGACGATCACGCAGAAGACGATCAAGATTTAGACGAATTTCTATATCCGTATGGAGTTACCTTATGGTAAGGTCGATATTAGTTGCGACGCTGGTAGCGTCAGCCATAAAAGCTGAAGCGCGAGATCTCTATCTCCTAGAACCCAGAGATATCTACATTGACGCCTTTAAATACGAGTCGATGCACGATCCGTATCTCGCGCCGATAGATAAAGATCTTCTTTACGGTGCGGCTTTTAACACGGATTTCAATGTCTTTCGCTACGGAAACATAGCTTTACATTGGAAAAATAGATTACATTTTGACCAGGTCGGATCAAGTGGGCACATAAAGCACGCTGGCTGGGAGTATGAACTTGGGTTGCCGCTCTGGATAGATAAGGGAAAGCCTAAAATAGAACTCTTCAAGCAGCACCATAGTCGACACGTTCTTGAAGAAGTTAGAGATACACACTTCCCTGTATACGACCGGATCGGCGTAAGAATAAGGTTGCTGCCGTGAATTCAAAACAAATTCAAGCGCTGTGTGACAGAATAAGTTTCTCACTTTTGTACGAGGATTATGACTCATGCGACGGTGAGCACATCTTGCTCCTGATCGAGGAGGCTCGAGAGATGCTTTCTGAGCTTAGAATTTCGGATCAGAAAGTATAATCTTTATATCAATATCGGTGGTAAAGTGACCCCCTTCTGGAAAAATTTGGTGATATATGCCCGCATCATCGTGATGGAGCCGGACGATGGGGCATTTAACCATCTTCTTCAATTAAAGATGGTGAACCGCCAGGACTATTTGGTTTCATATACTGGCCCAATAGCTCTCGGCCAAGAAGGCCGTGAAGTCAGGTTGCGTCTGCAAGACGTCTCCTGCAAAGAGGTTATAGGATGCGAAGAGCATCCCACCATTGGTCCTATCGGATACCGCGCGTGGATTTGCGATGCGGAAAAAGCAACATTATTGGAGGATTGACATGAGTTCGATGATGGGTACGCCTTCTAAGAAATTTTCGTGGATCAAAAAAATGGATGCGAAGATCAAGAAATCTTTGTCGAAAGAAGACTCGACTTCAGATGAGCCACGGCGCGTCAAGTCTGCGCCGTCTGAAGGCGTGGAAATTGTCCGTAAATCGGAGTAATATATGTCTTTTGAAGTCGTAAAAAATGGATTGTATGTGACAGAAAAAGGCCATCTAGTGCGCATTTTGAGCACCGCAGACGGCTCAAAGCACAAATTATTTGATTTTGCGGTCGGATGGGTTACTGACTCTAAGACTGGTGAGAAAAGAGTCTATCATTGTACTAGGGGCGGGGATGCTGGCGCTTTGTCTGTTGCAGACGGAAGCATAGTTGAACATGCAGTCAAAGGACTTGAGATTGAGACATACGCGGTTGTTGCCACCGGACTAGGTAAGTATCCCAAAGGATTTATCCTCAATCTCACAGACTCTCCAGATAAAACCGAAAACTCGTCAATGCTCAATGATAATCCAGGTCATTGGGCTATAGTAAAACTAACCGGAAAACTATAGGTGATAAAGATGCTTTCTCAAAAAGAGGCCGTATACCAGGCCACGTTAGAAGTGCTAACTCAAGCAAACCTGAAAACTAACGGTCTTCCAGTTTCACAAGTCATTCCCAGAGAGCTTAGGAAAATGGTTACTAGCAAAGTGCTAGAGCTTGTCAAGCAGGGTCAGGTTACCTTTAAGGGCACGGCTTCCAACTCTATGAAACACAAAGATCCCAGTAGAATGTCTGCGTATGTTAGCGGGTTGGTTTCTAACCACTGGAAACGCGACCCAAGATTAAACGGATCTCAAGCAACAGAAAAATGAGCAAGCATAAAATAGCAAAAGACTATGAGAGTTCTGTACGAGAATTGTATGAGTCTTTTCCAATTGTAATGCGCACGCGACCCTACATCTCTGTTGATGTAGGGTGGCATTCTCTTATAGAAGACTTGTGTTTTGGCTTAGAGAAGCTTTGTGAAAACGAAATACAAAATAACGATAATCTTCCATACATAAACGATATGAAAGAGAAGTATGGATCTTTGTCCATATCAGTTTACGGCGTATTGCTGAACGATGAGCTCGGCGAGAAAATGTGGAAATTGATCGACGAGTGCGAAGAATTGTCATCTAGGACTTGTGAAGAATGCGGTAGACCCGGTAGTCCTACGCAACGCGGCTGGATTAAAACCTTATGCAAGGAGCACAACCATGAACGAAAATAAAGTTATTAGTATCTTTTCGAAGCGAAATGCAGAAGATGAAGAGAATAAATCCGACAAGGCCATAGATCTCGAAGAAGTGCAAAAGGCTAACGCAGCAAAAGCAGAGCGGCTATCCCAAGAGAGAAAGCAGCACAACAGACGAGTTAAAAACGAGTACAAGTTGTCGCCTAAAAAGTAAACTAAACCCACCTAAACGTGGGTTTTTAAAGTATCTTGCCCGGTGCTACAGTTGCACCGGTTTGTGCCGCAGCAGATCCAGCAGTCGTAACAGGTATGCCTGGTGCAACCTCTGCTTGAGTCTGAATTGCTTCAATGATTACTCCAGCGATCTCAGCGGCAATTTTTGCTTGCTTCTGCCAGCTTTGGATGGCCTCTGGATTATTGGCCTGTAGATCGCCAAACTCGCGTTGATAAGCTGCAAGAACCTTGGCTTCTACAAGTTTTTTAATTACTGGCGCTACTAGTGCCATATTGGGCCCCACTCTAATCGTTAAAATTTATACTTAAAAGTCCGCGTTGAGACTGAGTTCTGAACTCTCGGAGAGCGAGTACTCAGACACCCTCTTCTCAAAGAAGTTGACTTTGGTCTCCATATCATTCATGCGCATGAAATCAAACGGATTTTCTACGCCATAAATCGCAGCAAAACCAAAGCGCCTAGATACGAGATCTGCGACATACTCGATATACTGGCACATCAGATCCGCGTTCATGCCTATCAGGCCGACGGGAAGAGCTTCGCGCACAAACTCTTTCTCAATCTCTACCGCGTCCATCATGATGTCCCCAAAGTCCTTTGGGGAAATCTTTAGGCCGAGAGTGTGGTACAAAAGCACCGCGAATTCCCAGTGCATCCCCTCGTCCCTCGAGATCCAGTTGTTGGCGGTTGCAAGCCCAGGCAAAAGCCCCCTCTTCCTGAACCAGAAGATAGCGCAGAAACTGCCGCTGAAGAAGACGCCCTCGACCACGGCGAAAGCAACCAAGCGCTTGACAAACTCATCTTGCGAATCGATCCAGCGAAGCGCCCACTCTGCCTTTTTCTTTACCGCGGGTACGGACTCTATGGCATTGAATAGTCTTTGCTTCTCGATCTGGTCTTTAACGTACGTGTCGATAAGTAGAGAGTACATCCAGGCGTGGACTGCCTCGCGCTGAATCTGGTCGGCGTAGAACGCCCTCGCCTCTGGGATGTCGACCTCGTTATAGAACCGCACGGCGAGGTTTTCGTTTACTATACCGTCGGACTGCGCAAAGAAAGCTAGAACATGCGTGATGTAGTGGATCTCATCTTTACTCAACGATTTGAGCTGGGACAGATCTTGCGAAAGGTCTACATCCTTGATGGTCCAGAACGACTTATGGTGCGTCTCAAACGCGTCCCAGAGTCCTTTGTACCGTATCGGGAATATGGAATATTTGTTGTTAGATACTGAAATACCGCTCATCGGGTTTCGGGCCTCGCTCATCTATTGCCATCTTGTTCCAGTTGCAGACGTCTTCTTGCTTGATGTGGATGTGTTGACTTACACCCATCGGCCACGGTTTGTGGCAATGACCAATGTTCCACCAGGATACGTAAAGTTTATAGCGACCGTCCTCATCCGGAGTTGTCTTTCCGTGAACAACTTCGAACGCGACATCCCTGTTGTTATTGTGCCTGTACAGACAGTCCTCTTCCCACCGCATATTGTTACCTCACGAGCTGCAGACTACGCAGTCTTCTGGATTATCAATTGAACATGCCGTGACGTCGTTTGCTTTCTGCTCTTGGACCGTAACCTTCACGGACTCTTTAGCTGCCTTGGTGCGCAGATAATACATCCCAGTCTTCAGACCTTTCTTCCACGCGTAGAGATGCAGCGAAGCGATCTGGTCTAGCGTGGGGTTGGCCATGTGGATGTTCATACTTTGACTCTGGCAGATAAATACTCCGCGGTCGGCGGCCATGTCTATCACGACCTTTTGGGATGTTTCCCACACGGTCTTGTAGATCTTCCTGACGTCCTCTGGTATCTCTTCTATACCCTGGACTGATCCGTTGCTGGAGATGATCTTGTCGACCATCTTGCGGTTCCACAGACCTAGTTCCTGCATATGCTTGACGAGGTGCTTGTTGACGACGACAAATTCGCCAGCGAGCGTTTCGCGCTTATAGAGATTGCTGGTGTGAATCTCAAACGCCTCATAGTTATCAAAGATCTGCGACGTCGAAGCGGTTGGCATTGGTGCTAGGAGAAGAGAGTTTCTTGCACCGTGCTTCTTAAGTTTCTCGCGAACAGTTTTCCAATGCTCTTCCCAAGTCAGTGGACCTTTATATCCCCACAGGTCGAACTGCAAAAGTCCTCGTGACAAAGGGCTGCCATCGTATGACTCATATGCACCATATTTTTCAGCTAGATCGATAGATGCCTGCATAGAACCCAAATAGATAGTCTCGAACATTGACCGATTTAGCTCGCGAGCCTCAGGCGAGTCATAGGGAATACGCAGCATCATGAAGGCGTCTGCTAGACCTTGCACGCCGATCCCGATAGGGCGATGCTTCTCGTTAGAGTTCTCAGTCGCTGGTGTGGGGTAATAGTTCTTGTCGATAACGCGGTTGAGGTTTACTGTGGCATCGTATGCAACTTGGCGAAGGTGTTCGACATCAATGCCGCCGTTCTTGACGAATTTAGGAAGACAGATCGAGGCTAGGTTGCACACAGCGGTCTCTTCAGCAGAAGAGTACTCGATGATCTCAGTGCAGAGGTTTGAGGATTTGATGGTGCCGAGATTTTGCTGATTAGACTTCTTATTCGCCGCGTCCTTGTACAGCATGTACGGTGTCCCAGTCTCCTTCTGGGACATCGCTATCCGGCGCATTAACTCAGAAGCCTTGACAGTTTTGCGGCCTCGACCTTCTTGCTCGTATTTTGTGTACAGCTTCTCAAACTCTTCGCCCCAGACCTCGTGTAGATCTGGCGCTTCATCAGGCGAGAATAGCGTCCAATCCTCGTTGTTTTCTAGGCGCTTCATGAATAGATCTGGGATCCACATCGCTGGGAAAAGATCATGGCATCTTCTCTCGTCGTCGCCGGTGGTCTTGCGGATATCGATGAAGTCCTCGATGTCGGCGTGCCAAGGCTCAAGATAAATTGCAGCTGAGCCTCGACGCTTTCCGCCCTGGTTCACGTATCGGAACGTCGCGTTGACGTGGCGGAGCATCGGGATTAGTCCATCGCCAAAGCGCTGGCTAGAATTAATCACTGCGCCATCTGCGCGGACATTGTGAACCCACATCCCGACGCCACCGCTGTTCTTACTGATGAGTGCGCACTCCTTATCGGTGTCGTAGATGCCTTCGAGTGAGTCATCTTTCATGGCAATGAGGAAGCACGATGACATCTGCGGTCTAGCTGTTCCGGCGTTGAACAAGGTTGGCGTTGCGTGCGTGTAGTATCCCAAAGACAAATAGTCATAAAGCTTTTTGACCTCGTTGAGGTCGACGCCGCAGATTGACACTGCTACACGCAGAAATAGAGTCTGTGGGCGTTCTAAGACTTTTCTCTCAGCAGACCAGGATCCATCTGCTAGCTTCTTTCTCTTAGATTTGTCGATTATTCCCAGTAAATATCTGGATTCAAGAGTTTTAAAACCAAAATACGAAAATGTGAAATCCCGATCATAATCGATCACAGATCGAAGATCATCGCCCAAAGACTCTACGGTTTCCATAAAGTCGTCAGATAAAACGCCTACAGAATAGAGATCTTTCCAAGCCTGAATGAAATCATCAGGAGTTTCTTTGTGCAGAGCTGAGGCAGCAATAGCTGAAGCTAATTTGTCATAATCTGGGTGCTCTGGTGCTAAAGATGCTGCTGTTTCAATTAGTAACCTATCTGTTTCGCGCGTAGTCACATTGTCATACAACCCCGCAACTACTTTTTGAGCGATCAAAACCGGTTCGACCTGCAAACCTTTCGCGTGATTCCTTACCCGATTTAGTATTTTGTCGAATGAAACTTCTTCTGTGCTTCCGTTCCGCTTTACTACGCGCATTAATCCTGCTCCGGATAGATATTTAATCAACAATATTAAAAATATACACTGCACAGCGCAGCAATCAAACAGACAAGTATATAATACCCTGCCGCACCGCCGAGGCAGTATATAAATCCGAATGTATAAATATCACAAATCGCAATGAAAGGATTGTTATGTCGATTACGGATCAAAAGCAAGATGAGGTTCAATTTACGCCGTTAACAGATCTTTGCATTGACGGCGATGACTGCAAAAACATTAAAGATTTTTATACGCATTTTGGAATTGATATGGAGGCTGCTCTTAAAGAATCTATTGCCGCTTTCGAAGATGCAGTTAAAGAGCATGCTCCGAAAGAAAAACTCATCGAACTTCAAAACAATTTAAGAGTTCAACTCTGCGTGTCCGTGTGCAGCTCCGAGCATCCTCTCTTCAAAGACCAACTATTCACTGAGGTGCGCGACAACGCGAAGCAGGTCGCGTTTCTATCAAATTTCAACAAACAACTAGAAGAATTAGTCACCGAAAACGATTAAGATTTTTTGTAAATCTTGTCGTACAGGTCGTGCAGATGCGCCGGTATCATTGATTTATCAACTGCTGCCGGTGCTGCAGGTGTTGCTACCGGTGCCGGTGTAGCTGAAACTGCCGGTATTGCTGGTGCCGGAGCCGGTTGACTAGGTTTTGCAGATTTAATCTGGGGTGCTTCTTGTTTCTGTTGTCTTTCGTATTGTTTTGCTGCCGTGCGAACACTTTTAGGTACTTTGTATTGCTTATCGGCATGAGCTATTAAAGCATAGCGTATGTTTTGCTCAGCGTGCTTGGTGAAATCACCGAATTCTGGTTTGTAGGTGTGTATCGCTCTTAAAAGAGCCTGTTGACCAATATTATGCCATTCGCTTGGATTTTTGGTTGCGTCAGGTGGTAGTTTACCGGTTTTTAAGAGACCATTGTAATGTTTATTGACGTAAGGAGCATACGTCATGTAAACATAAGACAAAAGATCATCTGGATCGTCTATTTTAGCCATAAAATCCTCCACTAGTATTATATACCAAAACGCAGGAGAAGTCATGATAACTAAGCCCATGCTTGCTGTGGCCGCAGAGGATCTAGAAAAGATAGTATTTCCAGTGCTTTGCTCTCCAAAGCTTGACGGCATAAGGGCGCTGAAGGTCAACGGCAAACTGCTCAGCAGATCGTTTAAGCCGATACCCAACGACTTCATCAGAACCGTGGTCGAGCATGTTCTGCCAGATGGAGTTGACGGCGAGCTGCTGGTTGGTCATACTTTTCATGAATCTTCTTCAGGTGTTATGTCTCAAGAGGGGCAGCCTAATTTCCAATACGCCATGTTTGACTACGTAACGGGCGCACTGAACAAACCGTTTATAGACCGCCTGGCGGATCTTAAGGCCATGCTGGAATCATCATCGCTGATGGGCAAACACTTCACTATCGTCAACCACGCCATCGTCAGCTGTGTCAGCGATCTGCTTGCCTTAGAGCAACAGATGGTCGATCAGGGATACGAAGGATTGATGATAAGGTCACTTAGGGGGCCCTATAAATGCGGCAGATCTACGGCCAAAGAAGGCTATTTGCTCAAATTAAAGCGCTTCGAGGACTCTGAGGCCATCATCCTCGACTATGAAGAGCAGATGCACAACACGAACGAGGCCAAAAAAGATGTGCTCGGTCGGACCGAAAGATCCACTGCCAAAGATGGACTCGTTCCTAAGGGGGTTCTCGGAACCATAATAGTTCGCGATATCCATTCTGGTGTGGAGTTTAAGATAGGCACGGGCTTTGACGATACTCAGAGGGCTAAATTCTGGAAAGAACGATCATCTTTACCAGGCCGACTGGTAAAATACAAATACCAGCCATCGGGCGTGAAAGAGGCACCTCGTTTCCCCACCTTCCTCTCACTTAGGCACCAAGATGACCTTTAATTTTCGGAGTCGCATTTGCTGTCCATAAGGTTAGAAAGAGGTAAAAATAACCTTTGGGCGATAAAGGTACCGAGTACCGGTGCAGTTATCTCAGAAAGACGATGGGTCTCGCAGGTAGACGCGGTTCAGTGGTGCAGAGCGGTAATGTCGTCATTCGGCGTCAACTACTCGATCGAGGTGGCAGATGGAAGATCATATATCGAACAGCCGGGTGTTACGCAAGCTGCGAGCCCTAGAGACGATAAACAATAAATCAATACACCCGCTAGACATGGCAGGTGAGCTATACACGTATGGCGTGCTGTCGGCAAAGCAACTCGAAGAGATAAAAACTTCAAACAATAAATCTGAGCTACTGTTTAGGGCTCTAGAGCTTGCCAACAAAGAAGGCCGCGTAGATCTTTTAGACTACGAGTGGCAGCTGCTGCCAATGCAGAGGATCACGATAACGATCGTGACGTCCTCAGGCATAAAAGAATACAGACACGAGGAACCATGAAAAGAAGAAAAATATCTAGAGTACGGATATTCGATCCGATGGTTGACAATCCAACCAGCGTCGACGGCCACGAGTATGCGGCGACAAGATCTTTTCCAGTGTCTAAGAAGCTGAACGGCCTCAATTCTCCTCTGTCAGAGGAGTCAAAATCCCTGACGCGAGACGAGACAATACCAGCAGATTACAAAGGCTCGTACGGCATCAGGTCAAGTGCGTTCTTCGCCTTCTCGTCGGGCGACGACATCGACGATCTTAAGTATCTAATTAACAGATCCCCAGACATTTAATAAACACCCATAGACCGGGGCGCGCATGGATTCCAACTTCAAACTGATATGCAAGACAAAATTCTCAGATATCACGGAAGACACGGTGCTGCCAAAATCTGATTTGGCGTTGCAGTCCGATGACACGCTTTTTCAATTTAAATACGTACGCGTAAACGAGAAGGTTAAGAAGAAGATCATCTTTCCAGGCACCTTCATGATGAAGTATGTGTCCGGCGGTCTTAAGTTGTCGCCTGTTGTGCTCGGTAAAAAGCGTCTACTGTTAGATGCGGTGGGCTCAAAAAGCATAATCGATGAGGCAAGCCGGTTCTTCTCGAACCTGCACGTATACGAGCAACTAGATCGCCAGAAGAAGCGTGGAGTACTCATATACTCGACCCCAGGGATGGGGAAGAGTTCCACGATAGCGCACTTCTGCGCAGAGGCTGTCGCCGCCGACCCCGGCACTGTAGTAGTTGTGTGGCCAACTTCAAAGGTTGAAGCAGACGACGTGACCGACTTCCTCGCCACTGGAACAAAGTTCAGTAAAAGGGCTACACGCATGATCCTTATCCTTGAGGACATCGGTGGCGCTGAATATGAAAACGGCGGCGGTGCTAGAGGTGTTGATTCTGGGATCCTTAATCTGCTCGACGGTGTTTCGATGAACTTTAAAGTACCTACGTTCATCGTGGCGACTACAAATCATCCAGAAAATCTTCTAGCTTCTCTGGCAGACAGACCAGGACGCTTCGACCTTATGATCGAGCTCAGAGCCCCGGCGTACGACGAGAGAATTAAATTATTAGAGTTTATTGCCAAACGCTCGCTCTCCGACGAAGAGAAAGACGTCTTCAAGCACAAAGATTGTGACACTTTGAGCATTGCGCACCTGGACGAGATTGTCGTTCGATCTTTGCTGCATGGCAAGTCTTTAAAACAAACTCTCAAAGAGATCTTAGACCACAAGAAGAATGTGGCAGAAGCTTTTGAGAAAGCAAGAAAAACAGGTGGAATTGGGTTCTCAACGTCTGACGACGGCTTCTAGGAGAAGCATTTTATGACGTTCTTAGAGGCTTCGCTTTCTGGCTATAAGTTTAAGCGTGCTAACCATAAAAAGTATCTCATTTTTGATGAGCGAGGCGGTCTATCCTGGGAAGACGGTGAGATTGCGGCTCTGAATATCGACTGGCTCAGGGCAAACGACTGGGAAGTATTAGAACCACAGGTCACTATCACAAAATCCGAATTTATGGATGCCTACGCGAAGGCCTGCGACAAGGTGCATAGCGGTGCTAACTTCGTGAGCGTACTTGAAGTTGTATCTGAGATGGCTAAAACACTTAAACTGTGAGGCGTGTATGAATACTAAATGGCTAGCATGTGCTGCGATCTTGGCGACATCTACTGTGAGTCTAGCGAACTTAGATAAACCTAAGTTCGCAAAGGGAGACTGCGTCCAGAGAACAGCCGATGTGGAGCGCTGGGAGCAACCGGAGCCTATTATCAAGATTTTAGAGGTTGGCCGTAAAAAATATCGCACCATCGAGTGGAACCTAGAGACAAAGACGTTCGACCCAAACTGGGAGTCTCACGCGTTCCTTATCATCGATACCTTCAACACTAAAGTGAGGTGTCCAAAATGAGAATTATGCTAGCACTTGCCCTGTTGACCTCGTGTACAGCTCCAGTTTCGCCAACATCTGCACAGGCATCAAACTTAGAGTGCTCGGTTGTAGCCGAGCACCAGCTGACGATCTGCCAGGATAAATTTGTGAGATGCTACATGCCGACACATGGCGGCATATACTGCATGCCTATCAGGTAGCTTCTTCAGAGATAGAGTCGTCTATCTCCTCTTCTCTCAGCTCGTTGAGCGAGAGTTTTGGTATCGACTTCTTACTTATCCGCTCGTATATGCTTTTGATAGTTTTCTGCATCGTTTTGTTGTCGACTCGCTCGCTGAGCGCAGCATTTCTCGTGCGCCTTACTGAGCCTCTTTTGCGCTGCTGTATGACTTTGTCGGCCAAACCTAGTAAAACTGTCTCTTCTGCGGTTAAATACAAATCGCGCTGGCACACGTCCTGCCAAAACGCCTTAGGCATTCTAGAGTTTTGCTCAAAAATGTCATAAAGCTTATCTTGAAGATTTTGAAAGTGCTTGCTGGTGATCTGAAAGTCGGTGTGCCGGTCCTCTAACTGATCTGATCCGTCATGGACGAGAACGTAAGTATTTTTGTGCAGCATACGCAGATCGCATACCGCCATGATCCATGTGGCGGCAGACGCTATGAGACCGCTGCCAACGAACTTAACTTGAACAGGGGACGCTTCGATCTCGTCTACTAATCTGAGCATCTCGTACGGATCGCCACCTGGACACGACATATGGATCTCGATGGGTGCCGAGTTCTTCTCATACATCCTGTGCATGCCGCGCACTACGGCCTCTATAGACCCCCAGCCGACGTCTGATCCATTATCCGAATCAATTATTCCAAAGTATATGCGACGCTTTTCGATGTCAATACCGAAGGTTAAGATTTCATCTAGTGAGTTTTTGTCAGACACGGCATCCTCCATCAGCTTGAACATATTTTACCCTTACAAGGAGAAAACCATGAACGAAACAATCGAGCAATTCATAGCCCGAGGCGGCAAAATATCCAAGTTTGAGCCTCAAGAATCGCCAGAGACTAAGCATATTTTGTCAGTAAAATTAACAGGTTCTATGGACATCATAGACCTGGCGGAGGGTGCTGATTTATATTCCGAAGCAGCTATGGCTGCTAAAGGTATCCGCAAGGTAAAAATAGATAGGAAGAAAAGGATTAAGATAAATCCAGATCTTCTACCCCCGGGTTTGCTTGGGTTACTAAATTCTTTAGGAGACGATATCGATGCAGCGCGACAACAAGAAGAAACTGTTTCTGAAGGATAGTCGAGGGTTTGTCGAGCTGTACTTTACACCTGATGAAGTTCTTTCAATGCTAGAAATTTTAGCATTTACGCGTAGGTTATGCAATTCACTAATGACTCAGGAAAATTCCAGCATATCAGAAGACACTAAGAATCTTTTGCAAGATAAAACTCTCGCAGCTTCTCTTCTAGAAGAGAAGATTAAGATGGACGCAGACCCTGGAAAACCAGACGGACCGCTGCACTAAACCATGCACTTGCTGCATGCGTGTGGCCCCCAGGTATAAAACCTAGGTTGGTTTATTGTCGGCTAATTTTAGCTAGATTTCCAGGTTATTTTTCCGATTCTAATCATCATAGACAATTTCCAACGAAGGAGACGCAATGAAACCATCTCGCATCCAAGAAGTTCTCGATCTTTCCCTTCAAGCTCGCTCTGTTGGTAAAAACCTAAACCCATTGTTTGCAGGCGCAGCTGGTATCGGCAAGTCAGAGATTTGCCAAGCTTGGGTCAAAAAGCAGCAAAAGACAAGAAATCCAAACTTTGGTTTCATTGACCTTCGGTGCGCGTATTTGGAGGCCCCTGATTTTATCGGCTTCCCAGGCGAGTCAGTCGATGCACACGGCGCCGTGAGAACATCCCACCGCCTCCCAGAATTCTGGCCAACCGACCCGGAATCAGAGGGCCTTATCCTTCTCGAGGAACCTAACCGCGGCACGACAGCGGTCATGAACTGCCTGATGCAGCTCCTCACCGATCGAAAAGTTCACAACTACACCCTCCCAAAGGGATGGATCATCGCCGGCGCGATCAACCCGGATTCTGCCGAGTACGATGTAAACACGATGGATACTGCGCTCAAAAATCGTTTCGCCTCGTTCGAAGTTGAGTACGACCACAACACGTTCGTCTCCTTCATGGAAGAGAACAACTGGTGTCAGCATATCGTGTATTTCGTCAAATCAGGTACTTGGACATACAAGGACGCATCATCCGTCGGCAAAGACGCGGTCTACGTCTCCCCAAGAACATGGGCACAGCTGAACGCGGCCCATGCCGCTGGCGCCCTCGGCGATAAGCAGCTACACCGCATCATCGCTACTGCAGTTCTAGGCAAAGACATCGGCAACGAATTCTGGAAATTCGTGCACGATGACGCGCCTGTCACAGCGCACGATCTACTTAAGAGTAAAAAGAAAGCTCTGTCTAAGCTCAAGGAGCAGTCTAAGCCTGACGCGTACCAAGGCGACAAGATCGCGGTGACCGTTGAATCTATTATCAAAGAGTATGGCGGCATCGAGCCTAAAGATGATCAAATCGGCGAAGACGTGATGGTTGAAGTTGCGAAGATCATCTCTTCTGACCAGGCAGTCAACCTTCTAAAGGGTTGTGGCCTTAAGTCTCACAACGGCAACATCACAGACTTCTTCAAAGACTTTTGCAAGCGTCATCCAGATTTGGTTGACGTGCTCAAATCAAACATCAAACTAAGCGGCAACAAGTGAGATCGAGAAATCTGCGAGATAAGCGTCGTCATGTGTGGCGGGGGTCAACGATTTCCCCGTCTGACGCGAGAAAGATCTCCGCCACACAGGTTAGACACTCTAACGTGGTGCTTTGCATCCAGGCGTCCACCATCGATAGTATCGCCCTCCATCTCGGTCTATCAAAGATAGACGCGATGGCCAAGATTATGCAAGAAGTTAACAGCGTCGAAGAAAAACGCGGCGAACACCAGATTAAAATCATCAACACGCCGGTTGTCATGTGGATAAGCTTCAGAAAATACGAAAGCAAAATATGTGCTGAGATACAGCTCAGCACTAAAAATATCATAGTGTCTGTTGACAAGCTTTCATCTCTAGTTGCGGACGAAGCTCTGAAACGCGAGATGGATAGCCTTTAACCCAGATAGGAGTAGAGATGTTTACCAAAACCCTAACCGCAATCTGCGCAGTCCTGGCTCTGTCGTGCAACTACGAGCCACCTGTTAACAGTGGGATTGTTGAGTCCGCCAAAAATGTTACAACCTCTGATAGAGAATCAAAAGAGCTTGGCGATTACGCCCTCCTGATGATGCGGATTGTTAACGCAAATCTTTCTGATGTCAGGAGAAATGTCGTTGCGCGCAGCATCGTGAACGTCGCCAACGATATCTTCTCATCCCTGGACGAAAAGAAGCAATTTGTGGTGATGATCGCTATTGAGTCCAAATTCAATACCGATGCCAAATCGTCAGCTGGCGCACTCGGGCTTACGCAGATCATGCCTCAGTATGCCCGAGAATTCGGCACAGCGTGTGGTATAAAAGACTTAAGGGATGAAGACATGATTCACCCGGACGTCAACCTGATACTTGGGGCGTGTCGTTTCAAGGCGCTACTTGACGCTTTCAACGGTCAACCGGTACCTGCATTGGTAGCTTATAACGCAGGATTGGCATCTAACCAGTTAAAACAACTACAGTCTTTGAGAGAAATAACAAACACGGAGACTGCGTCATACGTAGTGAAATGGATTTATGTCAAAGATCAAGCGGACAAGCAAACCGAAAAGCGCAAAGTCCGGGTCAAAACCGCCAGTGGATCTGAGCAAGGCTCGAAGAAAGAAGATATACGCGCGCAAGAAGGTAATAAAAAACAGGAAGAATCTGGGACTTAAAAATAAGTGCGAGACGTATACTTCGTATTCTAACTATCTCGAAAATATAAAGAAAAAGGTAGCTAGAATACAAGCCATAATCGATCAGCTGAAGGAACTAGCGGATGACCAATCTAGATTCGACGAATGAATTTTCGGTCAAAGTGATATCGGTTACGCAGCCAGTCGACCAGTCCTTAGATCATGAGCAAATTATAGCTTACTGCGCTCGGGTTTCTAACCCAAACAACCAGAACAACACAGAGACAATGCCTAAACTCCTGAAATATCTTCAGGATCACAAGCATTGGTCTCCGTTTGAGATGGCCCACGCGGTACTCGAGATTGAGACTTCCAGGGGCATATCGCCCCAGATCCTTCGCCACCGGAGCTTCTCCTTTCAAGAGTTCTCTCAACGATATCAATCGGTTGATGATTCTGGCGTGGTGATATACGCGGCTCGACGGCAAGACAAAAAGAACAAGCAAAACTCCATAGACGATCTTCCGGATGAAATAAAGCTGGAATGGCAAGATCGCCAGCTCCAGAACTGGAAAACTACTTTTGAGCACTATACCTGGGCCCTGAACAACGGTATTGCCAAGGAGTGCGCTCGCTTTGTTTTGCCATTGGGGTCTAAAACTCGTCTTTATATGTCTGGTACTATTAGATCTTGGATGCACTTTCTCGAGACTCGAACCCACGAGTCCACGCAGAAGGAGCACCGAGATATAGCGATTGCATGCCGAGAGGCTCTAAGAGAACACTTCCCAAGCATATTCTAGAGGACACGATGTCAGACGATAAAGAGAAATCAAACGTAGTCGATTTATCGTCTAGGCGCACAAAGCCCGAAGAAAACGATCCCGAAGTCGAAGCCGTACTTCTTCTGTCCGACGATATCGATGATGTGCTGAACCGATATATCGCAGCTGGCACCCCTCCCGATCTAGTCGCAGCGGTCGTGTCTAACAGACTTGGAACCTTGCTAGCAGCGATGGAGGCTGCGGGTATATCAGATCCCATAGATGTGTATCTTGATATCGTGGCTCAAGAAGCCGCGCGGAAGCACGACGAAGATTAAAATCTCACTGAGGTCTAACTATGAAACTGTCGTTTAAAGATGGGTTTAAAGCTGGACTGGGTTTAGCTGCGGCGCAGCTCGTGTCTGGCGTGCTCTCGGTTTTGGTTATTATCGGCGTGTTGCTGGCGCTTTCTGTTTTCTTTGCTGGCTAGTCAGACCATGATCACGAAAATACCACCTCACAGTATTATCGGGTGGGCGGTGGCTCTGGCGAAACCGGTGATCGAAGAGGATATAACTCGGGCTTACACGATCATACCCTTCGCGTACTGTCTGTGGAAATTAAAGCTTAAAGGAATCAAGGTTGAAACGTTGTGATTGGCCAGATTTTGACTCATGGCCGTGGAGCATAGCTTTAGCGTCATCTCCTCTTCTTAAGAAGAGGAACTTCTTGCACCATGTAGGATACAAGCTCATGCGCTCCATGTGGAGGATGAAAGTTATATGAGATCTATATGGTAAGAATAACCTCCCCAAATACAGATGATTGGATGAGAGCGCTGATGGTGCTTGCTAGAGTTTCTTCGCACGGAGACAGCAGTGTTATGCCAATGCTGCTGTTCGCTAGAGCACTATGGCATTTGCGACTTAAAGAGTGATCACTTAACAAAGTAGGCTACATGAAATATAATTTAAAACCTTGCCCGTTTTGTGGAGGCTCTGCTCAGATGGTTGAGCGCTCACTTATGAGCATACTCGGTCATATTAAGGCTTACTCAATACACTGCGAAAGTTGCTATGTCTCAACATCAGAAATAGACGAATCAGATGACATAAAAGACAAATCGATTCAAAATCATCTCATAAAAATATGGAATACAAGAAAAAGTAAATACTTAATTGCCGATTGAAACACACGCGCGGTTACATTTTTAAATATATTTCCGAATCAAATGATCCTCAAACCCGAGGAGGAGATGCATGAGCCAGGCCAATCCGAGTACGAATACGAAGAAAGCTGCATTGAAGTCCGTCGTAAAGGACGACGTTTCGGCGGAACTCATGCAACAATGTCTCAACACGTCGTTGTACGAGTTGACCCGCATGCATCCGTTTGTCGGATCGACCCTGCAGGTCATGAACATTATGTACTCGTATATGCTGCCAACTGCCGGCGTGACATTTAACGCGGACATGAAACGCTATGAAATGTACATAAATCCCTATTTTTTCTGCCGTTCTTTGAATGATAAACAGCGCGTCGCCGTGCTCATCCATGAGATGGCCCACATCCTCAATCGTCATCTTATCCGCGTGCCTTTCATGAAAGTGTCTGATCACAAGCGGATGTTGCTCAACGTGGCAGGCGATCTCGCGATAAACCAGACAATCCAGCATCTTCCGCGCGGCTGCAAACAATGCCCTCCCCTCGAAGACCAGAAGCAAGGCGCTACCTGCGAGAATGAGTTGTGCCCCGGCATGTGCCTCGACGTGGCCGACTACTACGATGAAGACGAAGCCACCGGCAAGAAAACACCGTGGCCCAAAAATAAGCCGATGGAGATCTACTTCGAGAAGCTCATGGAGATGTACGAGGAAAACCCAGAAGATCCCGACACCAAGAGCATCCTCGTCTCGTCTGCTACCACTGACAACCTAGACGTCTCTCCTTCCGGATCCAAGCGCGGCAAAACCCTCACGTTCAACGGCAACGGCGCGCAAGTCGTTGATGGCCGTGACCTCAAGATTGGCCAGAACGTCCTCGTCAAGGATCAAACTGATGCCAGGGATAACGGCATCTACGTCGTGACGGCCGAGGGCGACGATTCTTCTCCTGCGATTCTTACCCGCCTCGAGGCTCATGACGGCTTCGACCAGACCGGCGTCGTGAAGCGCGGCGACGTCGCGGCACCCAGATACGGCACGAGTAACGTCGGTAAACTCTTCAAAATTGAAGGCGAAGCCGGTGAGATATTCGACGTCGACACTCAAGACATGATCTGGGAAGAGACGAAGGCTAAGGCCGGTAAGGGCAAAGGCAACGGCAAACCCCGCCAGTTCGACGTCCATGACTGGCACGCGAACGCCGAGGAGTCTGAGGTGCTAGACGCGACCGAAGACCTCGTCAAGCGCGCCATGGTCAAGCAGGGTCTCGGCTATGACGACCTCCCCTCGTCCATCAAAGAACTCCTGGACGACATCAAGTCTCGCAAGTCCGAGCTCAACTATAAAGGCCTGATCCTGTCTGCGATCAAGCGCTCCGCGTCTGGTCACGACCGCGACTACTCCTGGACACGCCGAAGCCGCAGGTTCGGCAACAAAGCCCCAGGCACGAAGGAAGGCGCACTGCCGAAGCTTTCCCTGTTCCTCGACACGTCTGGTTCGATCTCAATCGAAGAGCTCACCTCGTTCCTCGATATCGTCGATGAGTTTCTCAAGGTTGGCTCTAGGAAATGCGAGCTTAATTTGTTCAGCGATACCAACTACTACACCGATAAGTACAAGCTCGCCGACCGGTCGATGCAAGAGAAGATCCGCAAATCTGTCAGCATGGGCGGCACGTGCCTAGAATCAACGCTCAAGCGCATATACGAAACCAAACCTAACCTTTCGATCATCATCACCGACGGCTGCTACTCTGACGTCAAGTACGAAGAGTGGATGAAACCCGGTCAGCACATGCCTCAGGTTCTATGGATCATCTCCAAGGACGGCGTTGAAGATCATCCATTGAAAAGATTGGGCAACACGGTAAAGATACCTAAGTGAGGACAGGCGATGGCCGACATTACCAAATGTCCCGGTGTATACTTAACAGCGTCTGGGGCAAAGTCTTGCCCCTACGCTAAGGGGTGCTACCGTTACACCGTAAAACCATCCATGATGCAGTCGTATATGATGTACGGCCCGTATTCCTCTAAAAATCCACTTGGATGCGATTCGTTCTGGATTGATAGAAACCTTAGATTTACTCGAACAGATGAAGAGATAATGTTTGCAAGGTATATATCTCTTATTATTATGGATAACGTACCTAAAGTTGAATACGACGATGCTCGCGTTAAAATTCTTTAAACTCGTTGAAGAACAGGGATAAAATGATACTAGAAATTCGAAAATGGCCGGACCCAATTTTACGCCAAAAAACCGTAGCAGTGTCAGTGTTTGACGAGGACTTGGAAAAGTTGGCGCGCGACATGATCGAGACTATGCGCTCCGCGTCCGGCATTGGGTTAGCAGCTAACCAGGTCGGCGACTCGCGCTGCATGGCGGTCGTGGAAGTCCCATATCTACCTGGCGATAAAGTCGCAGAATATTTGGGCAAACCTATCGTGCTCGTCAATCCCGCCGTTGTTGAGACCGATGGCTCGGTGCTCAGCGTTGAGGGATGCCTATCGCTGCCGGATACGCAGGATACGATCCGCAGGTCTAAGACGGTTAAGGTGCGGTACCAGAATCTTTCTGGAGAACACTTAGAGATGGATGCTGAAGGACTCATGGCGCTCTGTCTGCAGCACGAAATTGACCACCTGAATGGTAAAACATTGATAGAGAAGGCATCGCGGATTAGAAAAGACATGATGATTCGGCGCCTTAAGAAAACAGGGAATTTGTGAGGAAAACATGAGTTTAGTAGATAAGATCTGGGATTTTGTAGAAGAATTGATAAAATCTAAGTGCGTCCGATGCGGAAATTCTGTCTCTGGTGGATCTAAAGGATCTAGGTGCTCTGAGTGCCGCGCTAAGTTGAACCGGGCGCGCCAAACGCCTGGCCACCCAGAGCGTGCGCAAAACAAGGCTCAGCAGGCGATCCGCCGCGAAAAGCACGGCAATGGAACTGCGACCCCGAAGTCTAAAGGTAAGGCAAAATCCAATAAAGAACTTGCGGCTAAGATCCAGCGTGCCGAGAAGAAGACAGGTCAGAAACTCTCCCCTGATCGCAAGAACAATGGCGAAGGTTACAATTCTAAGAATACCAGGGCCGTGCCAGAAAAGCTTAACCGCGGACGCCATAAAGTAGACGGCAAAAAGCTCCGCGAGTGGAAGAAGCGTCTAGCAAAAACTGGCATAACTGAACAAGAACTTAAAGTACTGCTAAAAGCAAAGCTTGAGGAAAAAGAGTAATGATTTTTCAAGTAATCGCACTTACTGCCCTAACCATCGGCGTATCCATGATCTCCTACTGGGTAGGTAGAACAGTAGCCATGAATCAGATTAAAAGGTATTTGGAAAAATACTTGATGATTGAGAGGGTCTCAAATCAAGTATCAAGACCGTCAAAACCTAATTTGTACGTTTTTAACGGCGGTAAAAAATCTGAGGATAGACCGTCTAAATGAATTTTGAGTTTAAAGTGTTCGCCGCATGGATCGCATCGTTTATCTTTGCGATCCTCCTCTTTCCCAAAGAGCGCGGCCGCGATAGTAGCCTTATATGGCTATTCTTCGTGGCGCCTTTGGCATTTATCTTATTGCTGGGTTACCGCGTTTCGAGACTGGACGAAGAACCTATAACTGTATCGAACAATGAGTTTATAGTCAAATATAAACTTTTTATGTCGCTGCACAAGCTTAAGGTCCGCAGCATAAACAAGATGATCCAGCGTTAATTTCCGAATCAAATGATCTATATCCGTAAACCTGCGAGGTATAAATCATGCTCACTCAGATTCACTTAAAGCTGATCGAGCTCGACCGCCGGAAAGAAGAAGTAAAGAAGTTCTTCGAAGAATACAAATCTGCCGTAGATGCACTGGTCTCACAGCACGGCATCAATCACGCTTTTCAAGATGACCAGGGCATCGTTTATCAATTGGTCGAATTAGACGGCAAATGGGTAAACTTTGAAAAGTTTGGCGTCGAGCGGACTAAGCGCCCCGGTGAGGCGAGAGGATCCCTCTCCGTCAAGAAGGCCAAAGAACTCGGCTTCAACGTAAAAGAATAAGAGGAAAAGATGGTTATTCTTAAAGATTCTTACTATGAATCCATGGACCCGATATCGCAGATGGTTGAACCGCTCATTTCGCCTCTGCTAGATGTGGCAGAGATCATACCGCATAAATATGCTATACCATTTTCTCAAATAAGAGATCGTGTTCTTGAGTCGTTTAATCTTCTCAATCATAAAGATTCATCTATTTCACTGCAAAACGTATATAACAGTGCATATTTCTCAGCGGCCGAGCTGCTAATCGAGCACACCGACGCAGAGAAACATCTACTGAAACTGGATAATGCGCACCGCGGGTACTACAAAGATCTCTGGGACGTCACCATGCCCATGGATAATATATCGTTTGAGTTGACGCAAGCTGATTCTGCAGACTTCGGAGAAGTCATCCTGCATTTCGACGATAGCGGTCTAAAGCCAGAAATACTAAAAAATAGATTTTTACTTATTTTTCGAGAAAAAATCAACAAGGCGTACGCTAGCAAAGAGCAAGTAAAGCTACTCGTCGATAGCCTATCCTTAAGTCCCAGCCTGGTTAAAGGCAAAACTCACAACGCCGTTTACCGTATCGCGTGCGAGCTTAGCGAACTTATCGATGCAGATAAGTGGCGGATTAGATCTACATCTGTGATGGTGGATACCGCAGATGCTATTGTTAGGGTTTTAGAAGCTAAGCAGGGCTGGGGAGAAGATCTTGCAAATCTTGTGCATCTTAAAATAATGACCCATAGCAACAGTCCGATTTATACTTTCACAAAGGTAAAAGAATGAACTACGTTCAAAGCCTTAAGGCAGATATAGCAAATCTCTCTGTCAAGGTGCTTATGAAAGCAGACCATCGCCACACCTGGACAGGTAGGAATAAGTCAATTCGCTTCGAGACGTGCATAGAAATAGATACGCCAAACAAATTCATTGACTCCCTCTTTATAAGGGGTACCATCGACGGCGGCGTCAGTCTTGAAGACACCTACATCCGCGTAGTAGAGAATGCGACTCAGCGATGCGTAGATTTTCTAAAACATACACCTAAAAAAAGCAAAGTCGCCCAAAAAGGTGCAGAAGATCTGCGCGCCATATACCGAATAATGTGGAAACTAGCAGCAGACGACGTGATATCCGAAATTATATTGCGCACATGCGACGTGATCGAAAAAGATCCTAAATTCACTGTCAAAGACATGCTTAACGTAGTTAAACTGCTCAAGGTTCGGGCATCCCAGCACGTATCAAATCTTTTTACCGAGGAACAAAAATGAGAAAAGTGACCAACGAAGACATTAAAAAATATTACGGCATGGTTGACCATTACATTCGCAAGTCGGTGGTTAAAAACTGGAACGAAGCATCAATGGTTAAATCCAAACAAAATGTTGCACTAGGCAATTCCGGTCTGACCGTGGCAGATATCCGCCAGTATCTCCTGATGGAGGTGGTCGTCGGCCTGCAGAAGTATAACCCTGAGTACAGGACGGCAGAAGGCTTGCCTGTCAAAGAGTCAACCTTCATATTCCGGCACCTTCAGAATCGCGGCGGCCAGATGATGAAACGCGTCACCAAGCGACGCTCTGGCTACGGGTTCTGGACCGTTCAGATTGAGAAGGCCTTAGGCGAGACCAAGGAAGAAGCATGAGAACTTACAATAACATACATCAAGCGTATTTAGGCACGATCCAAGATGTCCTAGACAATCCAGATTTTATCTGTGCTCCTCGTAGCCAGAGGATACTAGAGAAGACAGACTATTCATTTCGAGTGCGAGTGCCGTCTTCTGAGCCGGTCGTCACAGCCGATCCAGAAAGAAACCGTATCATAGCAGAGTATACGGCAAAAGAGATGGCCCTATACGATTCCTGCTCAAATTCAGTTGAGGACTTCGCTAAAGCTTCTAAGTTTTGGGAGAAGATCGCCAACCCAGACGGGACGATCAACTCGGCTTACGGGTATCTGATTTGGAGTAAGAGATCTCAAGGCAACCCTGAGATGGAAAGATGGATAAACCCGTACATACATCCAAAACTTACAGATCGCACTCCCTGGGAGTGGGCAAAGCAGACTCTCATTGCCGACAAAGACACACGCCAGGCTGTAATGGCATTCGCACTACCCGAGCATCGCTGGGCAGGCAACAAAGATCAGGTTTGCACCCTGCACGGGAACTGGCTGATCCGCGATGATTTGCTAAATTTGTCAATCGTTATGAGGAGTAACGATTTGTCGAAGGGGCTAGTGTACGATCTGTCGTGGTTCGTGAGCCTAATGGATAAGATGGTTCAAGAGCTAAAACCTACTTACCCAAACCTCCACAAGGGAACTTACACGCACACTGCGCACTCAATGCATATCTATGAACGCGATATTCCGCAGATGAAGAAGATGCTGGGACGCAGTTGAGCTGATTAACTTGGGTATAAAAAATCAAAGGTTAATCAACGTTTCGGAGAAATCATGAAAAAGATCGCGTCATTTCTAATGTGCATTCCGCTGTTCTTGGGGGCAAACGCTGCCGCGGCGACTACTCGCCACGTGGTTCCTAAAGGTGAAAGAACTTTTTATATCACAGGGCAAATCGACCCATCTGCTCTACCTGTAGCAAATGGCATCGAAAGGGTGTCTGCTGCAAGTTCAGATCCAATTCATTTAGTTATTAACTCTCCCGGTGGCATGGTGCTTGTGGGTTTTCAGGTAGAGCAGGCGATGGATATCGCACGCAGCCGTGGAGTTAAAATTGTGTGTACTGTTGGCGTTATGGCGGCAAGCATGGCTTTTCAGATCCTGTCACACTGCGACGAGCGGTACGCACTAAAGAAAACCCTTTTGTTATTTCATCCAGCTCGAGTGATTGTTAGAGATCCGATGACTGCCGACCAAGCACTCATGGTTGGCCACGAACTACGAAAAGTAGACAAGCGAGCCGACAAAGAAAACACCGAGATGATGGGCGTAAAAGATCCAAAATGGCTTGAGCTGCACAATCGCAACGAAACCCTTTGGGTCGCAGAGGATCTCGTGGAAGAGACGCCTAAAAAATGGCTCAAGATCGTAGATGAAATTGAAACGCCAGATGGCATTTTTAATCTTGAAACTAGAACTGGTTCTAGCTCTAATCTAAATGAAAAATCTCAAGAACTTAGAAATCTACCGTGGATCATAGTGAACGACTGATATGGTTTCAGAAACGTCTGCAGCTCAATGGTTAGCAGATCACGTTGGTGCCGATTGGCTTAATGTGACGCGAAAGTCTAATGACGTCGTCGGTACCAACTTTTTAGTAACGCTTAGATTCAATAAAGATTATTGTCAAAGTCTGATGAAACTACACTGCGATTACTCATCTCATGCAGAGTTGCATCAAACTTTGATAAAACACATATCTCAGATGCGCGACGAATTCTTCCTGCTTAACATGCACGCTCTTCCCAATGAAGAGGGTGTAGAACTCGAAACTCGGTCAAGGAAATAGCATGGGGTGCGATTCTCACTTCTTTCTAGAAAGAAGAGTAAATAACGGCCCATGGCACTTAGACCCAGGGCATAAGTTTCTTGAAGATCCTAGGGATGGAGGAGTCCATCCTTTGGAGATACCCTCTCTCTCTGGGAGAAGTTATTATTTGTTTGGCTTGATTGCAGGAGTCAGGTCCTACGACGTAACTCCTATCGCACAACCTCGTGGCTTGCCCAATGACGTTAGCAAAGAAATCTTATCTTATTTTACAGATTACAAGCCAGACTTTCACACGCCGACGTACTTAACGCCTAAAGAGCTCGAAAAAGCTTTAAATAAATACTATAAATATATAAGAAAAGCGCATCCTGAAACTGATGAGCTCTATCTATCCTCGCTAATTGACGCCCCTGCAGAAGACGCTTTTAGATACAACACGCGACTAAGTGATGATTTCATCAGGATTAACTCGTCAATCATAAAATATATCCGATCCCATCTTGATTGGGAAAAGGTAGAGAATAAATTATTAGGCGCAAAGAACAAAACCGAGTACAGAATAATCGTCTGGTTTGATTCGTAATTGATGGAGATTTCTATGAGCTCTTCCGATGGGTTTGTGCCTCAGATCGAGTCTATGGACCTTAGATCGCTATATGATCAACTTTTTATCGTAGCAGTCTCAACTGGCGCCAGAGATGATGGACGTCTTTTGGCGAAGACTATCCATGGCCCGTACTCATTCGACGAGATGCTGGGTGAAGTTGGAAGAATGTGGAACGAATCGCAAGATAACGCGAAAGTGTACATCCTAGAAAAAGATTATAAAAAGAAGCCTAAATGGCTAGACGCCAAAACTATTGACTATATTCAGGCAAAATACGTGGATATAATCATGGAGCGCATGATTGGATCAGATGACAAGCCATATACGGTTGTAGCTGGCGTGGTAGAAGATCGCGAAACAGAAGAAACAAAACAGCAGGAGAATACTGATGTCTGATTTAATTAAAGAATACGCTGGCGGTATGCCATGCAAAGGTCACGCAGAAGACGGCGATTCTTTGCTATGGGCCGGTCTCCTTCATGCATCTGGGATGAGGTTGGATGAATCTATTGTCGCATCCCAAACAGATGATGGGCAATTTTTTAGATCCCCTCTGCGTGCAGAGAACGCTCGCCACGGTTTAGTTGAACTGAATTCATTCAGTCGAGATATGTCAACTGGACTTAATTTGGCCGCCGCTGCGGACTCTGCGCCATTTAAAGTTATTGATGCGTACGAGGCGTGGATTGATTATATCCGTAAAAATGGATGCAGGGCATGCAAAGACACCGATGGCAGATGCATAATGACGCCAGCTAACTTCTGGATGGCTTCGTACGCCGGAGCAGACAACATCCCAGTTGGGTATGAGCTTACAAGATGGTTAAATAAACCCTATTTGCTTGTGGCGTCTACTTTTAACCCCAAAGGGTTCCAACTTCATCTAGTTGGCGTAAGCATATTCGCCATGGTTTTCCATTATGGTTCGCGAAAAAAGCTCCCTATCTCGCTGAGATTGGCCTGCGCGATGCTTAAACGACGCCAACCAAAAAACGCTTTCTTCGCATGGCTAGCTGGTGACAACGAGCATGCTAAAAAAATTAATGACGCTATCAAAGCACACCTAGCGGTCAACGGCCAGGGCGACAGAAGGCACCAGTGGTGCTGGGAGCGCGACGACGCCGAAGAAGCTTGGCGCGATTCTTGCGGGTGGGATGTAGAGTTTATTGATAATTTACTAAAACTGTCTATATAACATAGAGTAAACGTATGGTACGCTCAGCGATCGCAGTTGCATTGCTCACCTTTTCGACAAGCGCCTTCTCTTTTGAAGAGCCAAAATGCTTGTCGAAGAACGTTGATTTCTGGTACGACGTGTACACGAAATTTGATGAAGGTGACGCGCTGATACTGGACGCCGAGTCTCCTGATCTTACCGTAATAAACAAGGCAAAACTGCCGCTGGACGAAAAACAAAGAAAACGGTTTCTCAAAAACCTAAAAAAGTCATACGAGAAAGATTCTAAGAAGGTTAGGATCGTGACCGGTATACGGTCTAAGTTTGTAGAGGGTCTCAAGAGGGACGCCAAATACCGCAAAGACGTGGAACACCAGATTAAAAAACTAAATCTGCCAATCGAACTTTCGGCGCTTCCGCATGTTGAGTCTAGCTATAACCCGAGGGCAAGATCTAAGGTGGGCGCAGTCGGCATGTGGCAAGTCATGCCCGCGACAGCCAGGATGCTGGGATTCAATCCTAAAAATTTGTTCTCGCCCAGCTATAACACTAAAGTAGGTCTAGCCGTCTTGATGGACGCCTTTTCTAAGCTCGGATCATGGCCGCTCGCGATAACAGCGTACAATCACGGCGTCAACGGCGTGTCAAAGGCAGTAAAAGAAACCGGCAGCACAGATATTTGCACAATAATGTCAGAGTACGATGGTCCCAGGTTTGGAGTATCGAGCAGAAATTTCTACGCGAGCTTTCTTGCCGTTTTGAGAATCCTGAAGGATGAGGGCGTACTGGATGAGTGAAGTTGGCAAAATACCCGCTCTCGACAAGGGTTTTGTGCAGCTTAGATGCTGCGCGCCAAACTTTCACGATTTAGAAGTAATGAAGTCTGAACTGTTCCGCGGAAACCTGACACCACAGCTGATAGAAACTGTCCACGTCTACTTAAATGTTAAGTGTCCATACTTTCTTCTGATACCTTTGCTGTCGTCCGGAATAAAGGCGATATCTCGCCCTGGAGCGCCCAGCGACGCGTATGTGCCTAGGGTAGACGACATAAAGTCCGGAAACCATGAATCGGATCTAGAGATCCAATACTCTATGAATCTGACCATAGATTCGTTAATGCTCAACCAGAAAGCTTATGCTAAAGATGGCTGCAACCCGTTCGTTGCGTCGGTGACCACGCCAGTCGCCGCATACTGGGAAGGAGTGATGTTTGGCCTGATGAGAGACTGGGTGCGCTTCGCTGCCGCACCTGGGCTGCACCCTCTGGTAAAAGAGTACCAGAAATCAGTTGTGGATGCACTTTCTGTAGAATACAAAAACATTAACGATATCATGCGTATAATACCAAAATGAAGAAGACTAAAAAGCCCAAAAAAGTCGATGCCAGCGAGCCAGAGCTAACATACTGGACCGAGATAACGTATATCTGTCCAACTCGCGGCAAAGTGACTGAAAAAGTTCAAGTGAAGAAACTTAAACCGCAGCCCGTACCCGATGTGGGTCAGAAATACGAGCTAGAAATTCTTAAAGAAGCGGCGGAAGATGACGAATAACATCTTAAAAAAGACGCTAGAAGCTAGTCAGATTGACTACAAAACGTACATAAATCTCAGCGCCTATTTTAGGACCTATTTGTCCAACTGCGCCAAATTTGGTATCCCAAATCCTAAGAGCTCATTTGGGACGAACGACGTAGTTATTAGAAATATAAATAAATCGCCAGAAACAGACGCGTATGGTGTGACTAAGAAATGGAAAGTTGTAGCATGCGCGTATGGACTAATTATTGGTCGAAGAATACTTCCTAAGCGATTGGGCCGGATAGAAGTCATAAACGATATAGCGCGCTCGCAGCATCAGGTGACGGTAGAGCCAGACCCTGACCTTATCGACAGCTTCTTGCTCGGCGAAGAATCATTCGATCCAAACTCTAGACTGAATAAAAGTCTAAAACTTAGAAAACAGGCCTCAAAGTATAATAAATCTATATCCAAAAAGATCACTGCTCACAACGAGGCAGAAGATTATTTTGAATCACTTTCCGAAGGCGATGTCATATACTCATCGTCTTCTTTGATAGGTCTCACCACGCATCCGCGGTCTTTTACCGTGGTAAAGATTATACGCACCATGAAGTGCGTAGACTTCATAATAGTTCGTCTCAAATCATCGACAGAGATATCTATAAGGCCTCGATCGATATTGAAATGTTTTGTAACGACGCAGCAACCGTACCCATTATCCAAGATAATCTCAAAATGAGACCATCAAAACTGTCGTTCTACATGGCCATGGCCGAAACAGCCGCATCTAGGTCGCATGACTTAGAAACTAAGGTTGGCTCGGTGTTGGTTAAGGCTGACACTGGGGCTATCATAGCCACAGGCTGCAACGGCTTCGTTCGCGGCGCAGACGATGAGAAGCTTCCGGGAACGAGACCTAAGAAGTACGACTACATAGTGCACAGCGAGATGAATCTGATCGCCAACTGCGCGCGGCATGGGGTTTCTACAGAAAACTGCTTCGTGGTGTGCACGATGACGCCGTGCAAAGTCTGCATGAGGATGCTGTGGCAATGTGGGATAAGCCGAGTGGTGGCTAAGAATAAGTATCGCGACTTTGATTCTATACTGACGATGGGCGACCTATCGGTCTCAATAAAAGAAGTTGAAGGTCTTATAGATCTAGAGTACGGAGGCAAGAGATGAAGGTACTTTTTGTTGGTTCAAATCCTGGATTCGCAAGCCCAGACAACTCTGCATTTCATCCAAGTTCTAAAACCCGTCTAACATTAGACTCATGGCTCAGGGGCATAGATTGCGAACGTCACTACGTCAACGTAGCAGACTATAAAACCCCTAACAACCGAGCGCTGACATCTAAAGAGATCAGATCGCTTCTGCCGTCTTTAGAGGCAAAAATTTCTTCACATAAAGATTGCAAGATCGTAGCCGTAGGTTCAGCAGCCGCAAAGGCGCTGAAACTTATTGGCGCAGATTTTCTTGCCATACCGCACCCGTCGGGTCGCACTCGGCAATACAACGACAAGGCTTTTAAAGCCGCTACGATAAACGCTTTGATTTTATTTATAAAAGGGTATAATATCAATACGGGTGTTTGATCTGCCTGCAAGTAGATCATGAACGATGCGACCGCTCCGTCTTTGCAGAGAACCTGTGCGCATCTTAGCCTGCTATTAAAAGGGTGGAGAGGAAGTCAGGACCCTTTTATCAAATGGAGTACTTATGGGTTTCCATGTTCCTAGTGATTTCGCTGATTTTAATCTCTTTAATCCTTTTCATTATTCATCCGAATCAATTAATAGACACAACGCGCAATCAAAAAGGAGAAAGCGCATGGTTACTCCCCGCAATCTTTCCAAAGTCAACAGCAAAAACTACACCGCAGCTTTTGACGGCCTCCGCGACAGCGTGAAGTTCACCCTCGCGTCCTCAAAAGACCGGTTTCCAACCGTCACAGCTGGCCGTCTCGGCATCCCCGCTCGCAAAAATCTGAACAAAATTAAAGTCATCTTGGCTTCCAAGAAGACCCTGGCCTCTGGCGCCGGCACTACATACGAAGTAGAATTTCGCCTAAACCGCTTCGTCACTAGCAGCAACGCTACCTTCATCGCTACCAACTGGCCAAAAGGTCTCCGCAAACCTAAGGTTGGTCAACCTTACGAGTTCGCAGTTCTTTCGATCGAGTCTGCCTAATTCAGATAGGGGTTTCGCCGTGAACATCTTTTTTACGTCCGCTGATCCAATCGAATGCGCAATAGCATTAGATGACAAGCGCCTAGTTAAGATGCCAGTCGAGTCTGTGCAGATGCTATCGTCTGCTATGGCTCGACACGGCGGAACCCCTGTATACCGCGTCGCCTGGACCAAGCATCCATGTACGATCTGGTCCGGCGACTCCCGCGAGAACTTCGAATGGCATCTAGAGCATTTGAAAGCGATGAATGATGAATTTAGAATTAGGTATGGTAAAGACCACGGGTCGTTTAATGCGGGTTACGCTGCGCTTAAAGCTCAGATCCAGAGGATACCCGGCATCGGTCTTACGCAGTTTCCTAATTGCTCACTGTTCAAAACTGTATCCGACGTTCACGAAGCTTACCGATTAGGTTTCCACGAGAAATGGAAGAACGATAAGCGCGCTCCGCGGTGGACTAACCGCACGCCACCATCGTGGTACAACCCCCAAGAATATAAGGGGACAGCGTAATGATCGATAAATTAAACGCGAGAATGATCGATCTCTCTGAAGAGGCAGAAGTTCTGATCAACAAAAGATCAGAGCTACACGACGAGATCGAAAAAATAAATGTTAGATTAGCCCACTTAGTGGGCGCCATGCAAGAACTGGATTCACTTAAAAGGAGTTTAGAAGATGGTAACGCGGAAGAAAAGCAAGTCTGAACCTAAGAAAGTCGCAAAAAAGGTTCGCGAACCTAAAGTTCGAGCGAATAAAGCAGAACAATCGTCCGCGGCTTGCGCAGTTAGCGATTGCGTAAAAGCTGCGCCACAAGGCGCAAAAGAGCTCTTCTCAGAGCTTCTAGCTATTTACGGCAATAAATACTATATTTTGCTGCTTGGCGCTGCGGTGGGCTTTGCCGCCGGCGTGGTAATTGATCACTTGTTTATTAAAGGGTGATCTACCTTAATAAGGTAAAAATAAAGGCGGCTTATAGCCGCCTTTTACAGTTTATAAACCGTAAATCAATTATTGAGCGCGAAGAGCGATGTAGAGATCGTCGACAACTGCGAGACCAGCAGTTAAAACGTTGGAAGGCAAGGTATCCGCGGCAGTAACGACGTCAAAAACTGCGCCGCCGGTGGTTCCTTGCTTTACGCGGACGACGATATCGCCAACTTCAAGTTCGGCCCATTGAGCACCGCTAGCAGAAGTTCCGGTGGCTTTTTTGGCCATAACAACAGCATGGGATCCCAGGGCGGCAAGAAGCTCATTCTTGGCCGCTCGGTTTGCTAAGGCGACTTCTAGGACTCTTTTGGTTTTGGTAGACAGGATCATAGTGACTCCGATAAAGTTGAGGCGCTGCAACATGCAGCGGCACTATGGTATCAATATATCACGTTATTTACTTAAGATCTCATACATCAAAGATGCAAAACCAATCAAACCGCCAATGAAAGCGCTTATTTTTGCTACCACTTTTATGATTGTCTGCTTTTCTATGTGCGACTTCTCAAGCGGTTCTAGTCTCGAATCCATCTTGTCGTTCATAGCCTTAAGTTCGCTTAGAGCTGCCTCATTTAGCTCAGTTCTGCGCATGTGCTCTATCAGAGATTCTGTATTCTTTTCAAGCGTTTTTCTGATATAGGTGATCTCGTGGCCCATCTGGCGGTCTGTGGCGATATGCTCGCTAAAATCTTTATGAAAATCCGACATTGATGATTCTAGGCTCGAAATACGCCGCCCAGTTTCCTGGACGGTATCTTTCACAAACTCTAAGTCCTTACTAATCAAATCAACTTTATCGTTTTCCATAAAGATCTCCTACGCGCGCATAATATCTATTATGTCACACTAATGCTCCAGCTTTGTGAGTTCAGGATCGAAGACGCGGGCACTGCGACGAAGTTGTTATTCTCGTCCTCGACGATGATCTTGTGTATGACGAACTCTTCTGTGTCGCGGGTTATGAACTCTCCAGACATCTGTGAAAAGTCTGTGATAACAACAACAACGCGCTTGCTCGACGTTATTGATTTATAGATCATGTGCACTTTTTTCCAGTTTGATGGCTTAGAGAGTGTTGGGTGGCTTGCAACCGCTGGAAGTGTTTTGATCTCGTCCTTGTTGGACGCGATGACAACAGGTTGGTTGATCTCTACGGATTGTGTAGGTATTTCGACCAGACTGTTAGCCGTTTTCTGAGCGGCGGCAACATACACACTCTTGTTTCCAGCGGCGTCCTTTGCGATCACGTTAAAGTAGTAGGTCGTATTAGAAACGAGATTACTAATCAATGCGTGCGTTGCGCTAGAATACGCTTTAACGATGGTTCCATTTGCCTCAGTGTCTGCAACTGTTGAAAAGTCAGGGGCGACGCCTAAGTTAGACATAGCCATTCTTAATTGATACTGAATCTGCGAACCAGTGGACGTATTGTCTTCTGCAGGGTTCCAAGTCACGATCATGCTATCTTTATCAACAGAGTTAAAAATAATAGCACCACCGCCGCCTGGTGTTGGGCCTGTTGTATCGGCTAATGTTGTCATAGAAACGGCATTATATGCAGACATGTTACCGAAAGAATCTCTTAACACAACATTAAAATAGTATGTAGTTAGAGGACTAAGATTTGCAATCGTAACGACCGAAATATCCTTAGTAAAGGACTTTACTTGCGTGCCATTACTCAACGTGGTAGGGAGATCCTCCATATCGTTTGAATACGACATATACACCGCATATTGCAGCGAACCTTCGGAGGTGATGTTATCGCTACCTTTTGTCCAATTTAACACGCAGCTATCGGCTGTCACCATTGACGCACTCAATATGCCCGAATTACCTGGCGACGGAACTGTTGTGTCTATGATTGTTGTCGCATAGGTTGGTGCGTATGCAGCCTCATTCATTGAGCGATCTTCAACTATTAGGTTGAAGTAATACGTAGATGATGGATTTAAACCTGTAACTGTATAACTTGTTTCACCGTTTACAAATAAAGCACAAAATGTTCCGTTTGTTTTTGCCTGAGCGACAGTGGTAATGTTATTACTTAGCGATCTATAGAGCCTGTATTCAAAATCTGAATTAACATCGACGTCATCAGACGCAGGCGACCAAGACAACGAAACGGACGTTTGCGTTATGCCAGTAGTCAAAATAGCACCATTAGCGCCAGGTACAGGCGGGGTGACATCTGCTGCAGTGTATACGGCTCCAGCTGTGTATGCTGTTTTGTTTCCAAACTCATCCTTCGCAACAACATTAAAGAAGTACTGAGTTCCAGGTTCAAGATCGGTTATTATAGCATACGACACGTCTGCTAAATAATCTTGCACCAAAACTGAAGCCGATTCCATTTGATTTACGCTTGCAACAGCCGTAAGAAGTTGAGACATATACACCGCGTATTGTATCTCATCTTGTGGTGTTGACTTATCAGTTGCCTTAACCCAAGACACGCGAAGCTGTTGTTTTTCAATCTGACTAAATGTCAACGAACTGTTTGAAGGCAGCAGCGGACCAGAAACGTCTGCAGATGTTGCCACCGTTGTGGTTTGGTATACCGCTTTGTTACCGGCGACGTCCATGACCATAACGTTTGCATAGTAAGTAGTATTAGGCATCAACCCGGCAACGGTCGCTGTATTCACATCCGACGTGAAAGGCATAGCAATTATGCCATTTTTAAATGTATCAACCGTGTTTATGTTATTTTGCGTAGATACGCGAACTTCATAACGTAGACGATTCTGAGCAGAATAATCGTCAGAAGCCTTATTCCACCCTAAAACAAAACTAGATTCATTAACGTAGCTAGTTGTAAGAGCTCCGCTTACCCCTGGCGTTGGCGCACTAGTGTCATTAAATGTCCAAACCCTAGCCGCATTGTATGTGGTATGTGCCGCAGTGGCATCTCTGACAACTACGTTCACCATATATTCAGTGGCGGGAAGAAGGTTGGTGATCGTGAACGACGTCATGCCCTGAGTGTACGGTGATGCTTGTGTAACCAGTCCCTGCTGAACATGTACCTCAATGTTATCAGCGTTGTTCATCGCAGGGAATTCATTTTTCAAAAAAGCATTAGTTTTACGAGTCGCATAGTAAACAGCATACTCAAGAGATGAGGCCGCTTGAGATTCATCAGATGCGGGAGACCAAGATAGATTTAATGAGCCAGATCCGGCAACGACAACGTTAATCTTGCCGCTATTGCCGACGACAGGTGCAACCCACTGAGAGGATGTTTTTGCAAACACTGACGCATACCCGGATCTATTACCAGCAGCGTCGACTGCCATGATGTTGTAGTAAAAACCAGTATTGCCAGGCAGATTAGAATCACGGAACTGGACATAGCGAGTTGAATTGTAAATTAACTCATACGTATACGGATTAATCCACGGGACTACAACAGCATTGCCGACGTAGGTGCCGTTTGAAATCATCTGAGCAACAGTTGAAATATTGTTACTAGACGAGCGGTATACGCGATAAATTACGTTTTGTATGGGCGTAACGTTATCAACAGCGACAGTTGCGTTTAAGTTGATGTAATTATAGCCAACGTGAGTAATCTCGATATTGCCGACACCAGGAACAACAGGTGCGGAGGTGTCGTTAAGTGTTAGCGCATTCACTGGTGCATAAACTGATTTATTGCCAGCTTGATCTCGAACAACAACGCCAAAGAAGTAACGAGTGTTTCTATTCAGTTCGGTTGCCGTATAGCTGCCGGTGTTAACAGTCCAATCGAGAATCTTAGTGCCAGCTTCGACAGACGCAACTGTTTGCGACATTTGACTGGTTGAACGATACACTGCATACTCTAACAGGTTGGAAGCCGTCTTGTTGTCTGTTGCCAATCCCCACGTCAACGATATTGTGGTATCGGTTACGCTACCGGTGCTCAGCGAGAGCGGCGCAATTACCGGCGGAATGTTTTCATTAAGCGTGGACGTAGCCAAACCTGTATACGCAGTTCTGTTTCCAGCCCCGTCGCGTGCGATTACGTTAATATAATACGGAGTTCCATCTGTTAAACCGGTAATTGTGTAGCCATTTGTCGCAGCTATACCCAATCCACTATAAGTACCAGATATAACTAATATCCCGTTTGCCAATATATTTGACACGCTGCCGATATTGTTAGAAGTGGAGTAATAAAGATCATACTGTACGGTAGATGGGGAATGAATATCCGTTGCTTGACCCCACGAAACTTTGATACTGTTTGGCGTTCTGTTTACAAGAGTTAATAACGTGGAATTGTTCAGTATTGGTGGGTAAATATCACCCGGCGTAGTAAATGTAATTTTAGAATACGCGGTTTTATTGCCCAAAGAGTCTTCTGCGACAATGTTTACAGAATACTGCGTACTCATTGCGGCGGTCGCATCTGGAAATTGAAATTCAGTTCCATCGGTGCCCATCACAACCCAGCGTCTTACATTGGTGATGCTTTCGATCTCTTGAACGGTCGACATCGAAGGGCTGCCAGGCGCAATGTATACGGAATATTTGATATTGCCTTGCGATGTCTGATTGTCCGTTGCGGCATTCCAACTTATCTTTACAGTGGGCGACATAGAAAGTGGAGAAGAAATGGAATTTGTTATTAAAGATATGTTTGAATTGCTTACCGAAGGAGCGGTGACATCAACTTGCGATCTGCCTGCTTTCGACACGTATGCGGCCTTATTACCCTCGGTGTCTCTTACGATAACATTAAAGAAATAAAATTGACCGGGTACAGGCACGATTACGTCGTAAAAACCGCCGTTGGTAAATGTAGCCCAATCGCGTACCACAATACCGTTAGCTTCTGCATCCGCAACCGTAGATATGTTGTTTAGCGGAGAAATTACGATCTTGTATTGATTTTGTGAAAAGTGCGAAAAATTATCAAGAGCCAGTCCATGCTGAATCGTGACAGCGCTATATCCATTAGGCGTTAACGTCAAAATTCCTGAGTTTCCTGGAACTGGAGCCGAAATATCTGACGAGTTTCTGCTGCTGACAGTTTGATATTTTGCCTTATTCCCACGGGAATCGCGCACAACAACAGTATAGTAACGCGTTAATGACGCGACTAGGCTGATATTTGCGGTCACCAAATCTTTAGTGAAAGGAATTTCAAATGCCGCGCTAGATCCAGGCGCAGAAATTGCATCTAACGAACCTAAATTAGATTCATCAGAACTATAGTATAAGGCATACTCTAGATCAAGCGAGTTGGTTATGTCGTCTGTGGCTCGAGACCACGACATCGTAAAACCAAAAGATGTTACATTGGATTTTGTAATAAAACCACTTGCACCCGGCACTGGTGGCACAGCGTCTTGCTGAGTTGTCTTTGAGAAAGACGAGTATAGTGTTTTATTGCCGGCTTCATCTTTTCCAATAAGAGCAAAATGATACGTAGTGCCGGAGTTTAAATTCGGCACGACGATATCAGAAGTGCTGGCTATATAATCTCTTGCTAAGATCCCGTACTGCTCAATGTAAGCTATACTAGTTGAGCTGGTGGGCACTCTATATAAGGCATATTGTATGTTTTGAGAAGAAGTGAGATCGTCCTGGGCGGCCGAGTAGGAAACAGTGATTGAATTGTAGTCTGCCGTAGCGGTTGGCTGAGAGCTGTAAGTTGGACCAGTTGTATCTGCGAGCGTACTAACAGAGGCAGACGTATATGCAAGCTTGTTTCCTGCGGCGTCCCTGGCGATTACGTTATAGTATTTGGTGGAGTTTACAGATTTACCTGTAACGCTAAAAAACTGTGAAGCAGTGTCAGCACCAAAGAACTGAGCTATCGCTGTGCCATTTGATTCTGCGGCTGCAACAGTGCTAATGTTATTAGAACTAGATTCATAAACTAAATAATAGATGCTGGTTCTAGAAGAAAAGTCGTCAGAAGCAGAGTTCCAAGTTATTTTGTATCCAGTGAAAGAGTGCTCACTGAAAGACAGCGACGCGTTCGATACGGTTGGCGCGATATCATCAGCCTGCGTGGTTGCGCCAACTGGATTATAAGCTACCTTATTGCCGGACGCATCCTTAGCTATAACGTTGTAGCCATACAAACTACCGGGGAGAAGAGAGGAATCTGTGTATGTCGCTATATTTGCTGTGTACGGCATCAATAGCGTACCCATTGATTCCGTTGTGGCAACGCTACCGGTGTAACCTGCCGTAAAAATTGGCACACTATAAACTGCATACTGAATTAGCGGCTGCTGGGTGACGTTATCGCTTGCAAGCGGCCATGTAAGAGTTACACTAGTTTTTGTTGATGTGTAAGATATTGGGGCGCCGTCGGTAACAGGTATGGGCGGCGTCAAGTCGGCCAGGGTGGCGCTTGATATAGTGTCGTATTTAACTTTGTTGTTAGCTAAATCGCGACCGATAATTGTGAAATAGTATGTGGAGTTCAGAGCAAGATCGGATACGGTTGCTTCTATTACAGACGAGCTCACACCGGTCACAGTTTGCGAAAGAGTGCCATTTGCCTCAGCGAGTGCCAGAGTTGACATATTGTTAGAGGAAGAGTAGCGGATATCGTAGCGCATACTTGACGCAGACGAGATGTCGTCTACCGCAGCAGACCATCTTAAGGTGATAGAAGAGTATGTTTGATCTTTAGCGACAATAGAGGAGTCGGAAATCGTTGGAGAAATAAGATCAGACAGTCCAGAAACTTGGATTAAAGAAACAGCGCCAGCAGAGCTTGCGGTAAAATTAGGCAAAAAGACGCGCGCTGGTTTAGAAGAATACCCTAAAGAATAGTTAGCGCCATCTAATACTGTGTCGCTTCCAGTCCACTGAGCGCCATCGTAATCAAAAACGTTGTAATAAAAGTAATCTTTTGCTGTTCGACCGTAAGACGTATAGCTAGCAGAATATATTACTGCTACAGAGTTTGAATTTACAGACATCTTGACGTCGATTATGTTATAAAAATACACAGAAAGCGACGTCATGAAGGAATTGGAATCAAGAGACCAAACGCCAGCTGATAACTTATAAACAACGAGCGGTTTGTTTAAGTTTGAACCATAATCCACGCTGGCCGCGACAGAGTATTCCGTGTCGTCTTTTCCAGCTGCACCGATTGCGAGTCGCTGGCCGTTTCCTGCCATAGATACAGAACTACCAAAGTAAGTTCCTGCATCGCACTCATCTGCTGTGATTTTCTTAACAAGCGAATTAGTGCTTAAATTATATATATAAACTGCACCAGTTCTTGTGGCGGATGGGTTGTCTTCGCCAACAGAACCAATTGCCAAAGTAGAACCGTCATTTGAAAGCGAAACATCGTATCCAAAATAATCTTCCAAACCTTGGTTTGGGTTTGATATCGTGTTGGAGAGGGCCCAAGTGCTGCCAGATCTAGAATAAACAAGAACAGAGCCAGAATTGTCAACGCTCTGCGACTGATTGTTTGTGATAGTTGCGCCAGGAAAACCGACAGCCAACACGTTTCCGCTGTCGGAAAAAGATAAGGACTCGCCAAATCCGCGAATCGAACTGGTGAACGTGGCTTGAAGCGTTAGGCTTCCGGTTGTGGCACTCGTCATGTTGAGGGCGTAAATTTTGATAGAATCTTGCGTTGCGCCCTCAAATTTTGCAGCCACTGTTGAGCCGTCTGGCGACATGGCAACCAAAACATCACCATCGGCTGCGGAGTTATCGCCAAGAACCGTGGCCACAAGTGAACTCTGCGTAGCGCTATCGCTTTCTCTAACGTATACGCGCATTCCGCTAAAAGATCCCAACACAAAACGTCTTCCGTCTGTCGAAACAGAAATCGATGTCGGTTGAGCGTTGGTTAGTAAAGAATCATTTAAAACGAGAGATGACGTTAAAGTATTAAACGAGGGCATATAAAGATTCCTTTTCAGGAAGTAAGAGTTTAATTTAGATGCAAACCTAGGAAGGGGACCGGCCAATTAAGGCCGGTCCATCGCTTAAACTGGCGCGGATGCTCTCTCACACATCCGCTAAAATAACTTTAAATTAGCCTTGGTAACGATACATTACGCGAACAATGTCACCAATCATTAACTCTTCGTCGCCGTTCTGAGCAAGACTTCCAGCGAAGGTGATTCTGGTTACACCGCCAACCACGGACAAGGTGTAATCGTCGCCAGCATGAGCAACTAGACGATCAACAGTGACCATGATAGACTTTTCGATTGCCATGTGGGCCAGATTAATGTAGCCATTAGATACGTCAGCGCTTGCGAGCACAAACTTCTCTTTTTCATGGACAACGGCGTTAATCGTGTCGATCTGATCTTGAAGAGCATTGTCAGCGGTTGTGCGCTCGGAAGCTTCATTGGCAACTTCGCTGTCGGTGTAATCTTTGGCGTCTTTGAGAGCTTTAGCAACCGAACCAGCAACGCTGTCTGCGCCCTCAAGGATATCCAAACGAGCGTCAAGGGCGTTATCAGCAGATTCGCGAGCGGATACTTCTGCATCCAAGTTGTCTTGGAGAAGATCGTCGGCAGCGGCGCGCGTAGATGCTTCAGAGTTAATCGCGGCAATGCGAGCAGACTCTTCGGCATCGATGTTGCTTTGCAGTACACCTTCGGCAGCAAGAGCACGAGTTTCTTCAGCAGAAACTTCGGAATCAGTATAATCTTTAGCGTCTTTAAGAGCTTTAGCAACAGAACCAGCAACGCTGTCTGCACCTTCAAGCACGTCGAGACGGGCATCAAGGGCGTTATCAGCAGCTAGTCTAGTAGCAGCTTCAGTGTTAAGATCGGTTTGAAGCGCAGTGTCACCGGCGATGCGGGCAGCTTCTTCAGCAGAAACTTCGGAATCAGTATAATCTTTAGCGTCTTTAAGAGCTTTAGCAACCGAACCAACAACGCTATCTGCACCTTCGAGGACATCGAGACGGGCATCAAGAGCGGAGTCAGCGGATTCACGAGCAGACTGCTCGGCGTCAATGTTACCTTGGAGCACACCTTCGGCAGCCATAGCGCGAGATTCTTCGGCGTCAATGTTACCTTGGAGCACACCTTCGGCAGCCATAGCGCGAGATTCTTCGGCAGAAACTTCAGCATCGGTGTAATCTTTAGCATCCTTAAGAGCTTTAGCAACCGAACCAACAACGCTATCTGCACCTTCGATGATGTCCAAGCGAGCATCAAGGGCATCATCTGCAGCAATACGAGCAGCTTCTTCAGCAGAAAGATCGGCCCCACTGGAGGATTCGAGGGCATCGATGGCAGCGTTGATAGAAGCCAGTTCTCCAGAAATCGTAGCAGCATAGTTGGCGTCATCGCCAAGAGCGGCAGCGAGTTCGTTCAAGGTGTCTAGCGCGCCAGGAGCCATGTCGATGATTTCAGCTACGCGGGTGTCCGTGTAGTCTTTAGCATCTTTCAAAGCCTTAGCGACAGAGCCAGCGGTGTTTTGATCGCCTTCGAGCACGTCCAAGCGAGCGTCAAGGGCGTCATCGCCAGCGATGCGGGCAGCTTCTTCAGCAGAAACTTCAGCATCGGTGTAATCTTTAGCATCCTTAAGAGCTTTAGCAACCGAACCGGCTACACTGTCGGCGCCTTCAAGGATATCGAGACGAGCGTCAAGAGCAGAGTCAGCAGCTTCACGAGCAGACTGCTCAGCAGAAACAGCGGCTTGACGTGCAGATTCTTCAGCAGAAACAGCGGCAGCGCGGTCAAGGATCTCTTGATCGAGGTCGCCACGCAGGTCAAGGGTGTAGCCGTCAAGCTGGTCAATTTGACTTTGCAGGACTGCTTCGCGGGCGTCGGTGTAATCTTTGGCGTCTTTTTCAGCTTTAGCAACCGAACCCTCTACGGTGTCAGCACCTTCAAGGACGTCGAGGCGAGCGTCCATCGCATCATCAGCAGCGATACGAGCAGATTCTTCAGCAGAGACTGCGGCGATACGAGCAGATTCTTCAGCAGAGACCTCGCTATCAGTATAGTCTTTAGCGTCCTTAAGAGCCTTAGCGACGGAACCAGCAACGGTGTCAGCTCCCTCGAGGACATCGAGACGAGCATCCATTGCGTCGTCTGCAGATTGGCGGGCAGCAGCTTCGTCAGCAACTTCAGCGTCAGTGTAGGCTTTGGCGTCGAATAGAGCCTTAGCAACTGAGCCTTCGACCGCAACGCCACCTTCGATGATGTCAAGACGAGCATCCATTGCGTCGTCTGCAGATTGGCGGGCAGCAGCTTCGTTAGAAACTGCAGTCTCGCGAGCGTTTTGCTCAGCAAGAACTTCGGCATCAGTGTAATCTTTAGCATCTTTCAAAGCTTTAGCAACAGAACCTTCAACACTATCAGCGCCTTCGAGAATATCGAGGCGGGCATCAAGGGCCTCATCGGCTGCCATTCTTGCAGCTTCTTCAGCGGCAAGATCGCCAGAGCTAGCGTTCTCGAGATTGGTGATGCTAGATTCGATGCTAGCAAGCTGGTTAGCGATCGTGGTTGCGAAATTTTCATCACCGCCAAGAGCGTCGCTTAATTCCTTAAGGGTATCAAGTACGCCAGGAGCGCCATTGATAAGGTCGGCGATCTTTTGGTCGGCGTAGTCTTGAGCGTCTTTTTGAGCTTTAGCGATAGAGCCAACGACGGTGTTTCCGCCTTCGATGACGTCTAGACGAGCGTCCATGGCGGAGTCAGCAGACTCCATTGAGCTTTGAAGACTAGAAATAGCAGAAGCGCGCGCTGAGGCTTCGGCAGAAATTTCAGCATCAACGTAGTTTTTACGAACGAGGTCGTTAGCGCCTTGAGGGTCGACGGACAGCTTTGGAGTGATACTAAATTGCCACTCGTTACTGCTGTTAAAGTAGAAAAGATCACGGTCAGCACCGGTTGTATCAACGGCGCGAACTGCTTGACCATTAAGCAGTTGCAGTTTGGATCCGTCGATTGCATTATTCTCAATAAACTTCTTTTTAATCTGAGACATGCTAGATTCTCCTAGTTGTTAGTGCACTAGGAATATTCTATCACGAGAATGTCTCCGATCTCTAGAAGTCCGTCTAAGCCCATGTTTCCCCACATAATTATGTTAGGAGACACGACCGTAAAATCTGTAGCATATATCTGCGCTGGGCCACCTTCTGGAAAAATCTTAGTCCTTGAAGGGTTTTGTACTATTTTTGAAAGTATCAAAGTTTTAGTAAGCAGATTAACGCCGGTTATGACAACCGTCTCGGTGTACGAGGCGTCGTTGAGTTTTACTATACCGCCAGACTTGGCAACATTAATAGAATTATTGGCTAAATTTAGCCAAAGTTGACCCTCAGATGGCGTAGCGGGATCCGCCGTGCGGATCTGCAGGCCTTTTTCTTGAATTGTTTCTTCTTGTCTAGCGATGTGAACTTTTTTAGGCATTTCCGTCACCTGACGTTATAACTGGCGCGTCTGTGTTAAAGTAGCGCCACACCTGACCATCGAAATAGGCTGGCTTTTGAACCTCGCCATCCTTAACGAATATCCACGGCGTCGTATTGTTTATACCAACAGGGGACAGGGGCAAACTTGCTATATCGTACACGGGCATATAATTTAAAGCAAGATCATTTTGCTGAACAGTGCTAAATAACACTTGATCAGTTTGATTTACAATCTTGAACGAAGGGAACGGATTGGAAGCGGTGCCGGTGATGAATTCGCCATCATCAGAGACGCTTAAAGCAAATATGTAGCCAGAAGGGCTTTGAAGAAAAATAGTGGCGATGTCAACGCCGTTGGTATCTGGCGGATTCACCATAATAACTTCGCCATCTTCATCGATCTCAATAGCTGCTATAGAACCATCTTTTCTTTTAAATCGCCAGTAAGTTACTACGCCGACTTCTTCATCGGAAAGCAACTCCGATACGATCTCGCCCTCGTCGGTTGCCGTGATTTTCCAGCGTCCAACTGGACTTGGAAGGACGACAGACGTTGGCGAAGCACCGATGCGCAAGACAATATCGCCGTCTTGGTTGAGGAGATTTGAAGCTTGAGTAAGAAACGCTAATTTGTTCAATGCTTCTTGCAGGTTTGTCGCGCCAAGACCGTTCAGTATTGATGAAAATGGTATTGATTCTGCTGTCGGGGTGAAGAACGTATTGAACATTATCCAACCTCCCAGACTCTAGCTTCTGCGGTTCCAGCGTTACTATGCATCAACCAAATCTTCATTGAAGCAGTGGCCGGGATGTACACCATCTGGTTGATAAAAATGGGTATCCCATTGGTCGCGTTTACGGTGTCAGCGAACCCCATGTACAAATTTTTGTCGATAGGCATAATAAACACGCCTTTGCGGTTTGCCAGAGTAGTAGTGCCACCCTTAGCTTCTACGGGCGTCGGACCAACTATTACAGCCGCACCCTGCGCAGAACCTTGAAGCGAATCAGATACTCTAGCCTCACTGAACGACGTAAACGAAAGTTTATCGACTGCAACAGCTAAACTTTTTGCCTCCCCTGGAGCATTTCTGACAAACTTCAACACATTGCCAGTGTCGTCTACAGCTATACTTCTGCGCGCCACGATTGGCGCTTCTTCGTAGGTGAAGCGCTCAATGTCCTGAGTGGCTATGGTTGGGCGCTGTTGCTCAGGTGCACTGATGGTAGATGAAATGTCATAAGTAGATAAATCGATTCGCATATTTGGGTTAGACCCCTGCGGACCTATCGCCATCTGAGTCTCAGAAAATATAGCCTTAATCTCGCCGGCAACCGACGGCTGGCTGGGATTTAGGATAACTACGAGCTGACCTAGTTTAAACGAGACAGTTGATGCAATAGTAACCACGCCGTTAGATGTACCATTTGCGGTAAACAGCTGCGACGGGATTTCTTTGTAAAACTTCTCGAGCATCCTATCAATACCCTAAATCTTGTTCTTTTTCGTTAACCATAGAATTATCAGCAAGATTCTGCTGAATCTTACTATTATAATCCAATAATACCTCAAACTCTGCGTCAGTAGGCTGCCTAACTGATACTTCTTTAAGAAGATTTTGAATGCCATCCGATTTAAACATACTAGTGTATTTCATCTTCATGGCGCCAATCCGTTGATCTTCAGACGGTTCAGGTTTTTGAGCGTACTTTTGCTTTATGTCTTTAACTTGCTGGTCAAACGATTTTTCCTTAGGTTGTGAATACTTAGCTTTAATGGCTACGATCTTATCGTCAAGATCGGTCTTTGCTGCATATCTGGCCTTTATGGCATTAAGTTCGGCCTCTGACATCTCAGCCATTGATCTTACAGGATTTTTGGCAGATTTCTTTTTATCACTTTTGGCCTGAGATGTAGCTTGTTGTGCCGCCGTGCCATACTTTGAAGACGTGTATTGGCGCACGGCTTTATTTTGACCGACGTCTTCTCGAACCTCGCCGGTACGGGTACTTTTGCGCTTTATGTTATCAGTTGGATTGTATAGATCCATGCCTTTTGGACCATAATTAGACTTCTCAATATCTTCTTTTCTAATATTCACCGGTCCGCGCTTTGGCGATATAGTCAAATCTTCCACCTGATCGTGGTGGACTTGCGTGCCGTCATGCAAGACATACGAGTTGTGCTGCTGAGGCCCCATATCTACTACGTCTTTTACGTCATGATAGCCCGGTTTGTTTTTAATCTTTATCTGCCAGCCTCTACCCGATGATTCTTCTTTTTTAACGGGTTGACAAGATCCCTTTTCATAAGGTTTCTTTCCAGGCGTCGGCTCGTATCCTTCCCAACAGCGATCGGCCTTGCCGACCATCTCTTTAAGTTCTTTTAGCTGGCGCTCAGCTTCTTTGATCTGCTCTTTCTTCGAACCACTTCTAAGAACGTCAACTAAGCGCTTATGCTCTTCGATGAGTTCTGGTTTTGCCTTGTAGAGATTTTTAAGTTCTTCTTTCAGCATTTCCATCTCCTTAACGCGAGCGCTTTTCTAGTGGGTTTTCCGTTCTTATCTTTCATAGGTCCTTTTACACCAGACATCCTAGCACAAAACGAACGGCGACGCTTTGCCCGCTTGCCCGTTGGCTTATCTTCAGTTACAGCTGTTTGCAACTTAGAGCCCGGATTTTTGCGACGATAAGCCTTCACACCAGCAGCAGTCATCCCGCCCTTTTTTGATTTATGCTTAGCCTTAAGACCTTTTTCTAGAACTTCGTCATATCCTTGAGACTGCAAATAAGCAACAACGGTTTTTTCAAGTATGTCAGAAACATCTTCACCAAAGATAACGTCGATAGATCCGTCAGAGTACAGTTGTGCGTCGATGTTTGCGTTTGATTTTGTTAAATCAGGTTCTTTAACATACGCGCCACCGCCTGATATGTGGACATCATACAATCTTTTGGCCTCGGCGCGCTGCGACGGGTTTTTTGAAAAATGAAGCTGATTTATGTATCCGGCCATAGTTGTGCGATCTTGGTGATTAGCCGGGATGACGGCCTTGTGACGAGCCATAATATTTTTAATATGATCCGGGTGGTCAGAAAGATCTTCCTTGCCAAAATGTTTTTTAGTTTCTTGTATTGCTAATCTTTCTAACTCGGTTAATTTTTCAGGTTTAACTTTAACCTTAGGCCCCGCAAAGCGACTGAGCTCAGCTGCCACATCTTTAAGAGATCCAGCCATAGGGCGTGGACCGGTAGGTGTAGTATCTGGATTAAGGCGTTTCTTTGAGTTCTCATCTTTTTTAAGAGACTCTTGGCTCTGCGATTTTAAGCAATCATCGCACAACCACTGTCTTGGACTTAATTCTTTTTGTTTGTTAGTGTTTCTGTCAAAAACAACGTTGCGAATAGGTGTAGCGGTAAGTTTAGATATTTTCTTCTTACAGCCCGGCCCAGAGCATTCAACCACGCTAGATTTAACTGCACCTTTGCGCAACGAATTCATCTTATTTACCTTTCGCTTTTTTGCCCTGAATATAATGCGCAACGCCGGAAAGATTCTGCGCCGCCTCGGTGACCTGCGCCTTTAGCCAGTCAGGGGAGTCTTCGGAGGCTTTCATATGCTCCCTGATTTCTTGGACGTGGTGGACAATCTGTTCAAGATCAGAGAACATCATTTCTGACCCTTCTTCTTTGGCCATCTCGTTAACGCCTTCTCCACCTTTAATTGGGTTGGATGGCGATGGGACGATGGAAACATCTTCTTTAGACATTTCGTTTTTAACTAGCGACCATTGACCATTTTGGGATTTAATTAGCTTTTCCATCGATTTTGCCCTTATTCTTTAGATGTTCTAGTTTGGTCTTAAGCTCTTCCTCGAGATGCTTGATCCGGAGATCCTTCTCCTTCTTGGCGTGCTCATATTCTAGATCGGCCATACGCTTAGCGTGATCGGTTTGAATATCAGTCTGATCTTTTATGCGATCCATGTGATGGTCGTGCTTTTCCTGTTGGCGCTGTTGCTCGAGATCCATAGCTCGAGCTTCGTGGTCGCCACCGCCAGGCGTGTGACCGTGAACGATATAAGCTATTTCAGAGTCAGAGTACCCCTCTTGACGAAGAAGGTCGATTAACTTCTCCTCGTCGTACTCGTCTGTATCTTGGCTGGGCGCGCCTTGCTCAGGCGCAGCCTCTTGAGCGTCAGCATCAGGACCCTGATCTCCCTGGAGAGATGAAATATCCACTGCGTCTGATTGGTCCTCGGCATCTGGGTCCTCTATGGGTTGCTGTGCGCTTTGATCTACCTCTTGACTGCCAGCAGTTTGAGCTGTATCAGCGTCATCAGGAACCTGACCTCCAGCTGACGCTCCTTGATCGTCTTCATTTTGTTCTCGCATCGGCATGAAGGCCATCTCGTGGCTGATCTGCGCCTTAAGTAGTTCCCACCTTTCGATGAGCGATTTTTTGAGCGGTTTGCGTAACGGTTCTTTGCCTGGGCCGCGGGTGATCGAGCCATCAGGGTTGGTGATCTCATGAGTATCTTCTTTGGAGAAGTCGAGGTCGTCGATCTCGCGGTGGTAAACCTTACCGTCTACGCCGTCGAGCTGGTAAGTAAAGCCATCTTCGCACTTCTCGATGCCCTTGATGTCTCGCCATTTGTTTTTATGTAGCGCTTTTGGCATTGGTTTACCTTAAGTATTTCTATTAGAAAAAGTCGATCAACAGCTTCTTTTGATAGTAATTGCGAGCAGCATCTAGTTCTTGTTGTACCTGCTCTTTTAGGTCAGCGATACGACCAGTAAGGAACTGGATACCAGGTGTACCTACACTTTGCGAAGTTCCGTCGAGTCCGATGCCGATTGAGCTGTATGGAAAAATTAGGTGACCTAAAGCACTGAGCGCCATTAGCGCGGCCATCTTCTCTATCAAGCCAGAAACCATGGCGGGGACTTTGTCTGGCTCAAAGCCGGCGCGGTATTTAACTAAAACTGCACCCGGAAAATTAAATACGCCCATAGCCATAAGCGCCATGAATTGCGCGCCGGCGAACGATGACAATACAAAACCAGATGTAGCTGTCCCCAGGACCGGCACTAGACGTATCGCACCCTCTTGACCGTTGACATACACAAATTCTAGCGGAAACTCGACCAGCGGCGGTAGCGGAGTTCCATTACCAAAACTTAACTGCACGGATTGACAATTCAGTATGGGTGAGTTGTTAAGTTTAATCCAAGCGTACTGCTGAGTCCAGATCTCGCGATCATAGTCGTGACGCTCTTCAAATGCCACGGGCGTAATAAAAATGTTGAGCTCGTGCTCTAATCTAGAAATAGCCTTAGTGATATAGTCATTAAGCGTGGTGTCGGAGATGGTCTGACCAGTAAGCGCAGACTTCAAAGGGATCCCAAACAAACTTGTCTCTTTTAAGGTTTGCGCAGTCGGCAGGGGGAGATATCTTGTTACCGACGGCTGTTCCTGCTCACTGTTCATGAACGGGAAGGGCGGATTTAATGGTGAGTTAGATATTCCCATCACTTAGTCTTTCTTTGTTTGGAGCGACATCTTAGCCGCATCAATGCGCTGCATGCGTTCGTGCTGATCTGGTTTTGCCGCGCGACGAATTACAACTTTTGGTTTTTCTGGCGCAGGTGCGGGCGCTGCACCGGTTTCAGCCGGTGTCTGCGGCGCAGAAGCTTGAGTTTGAGGTTTTAATTTTGCCTGAGAAGCCTGAACCTCAGGTTTAAGTACTGATTCAATGTATTTGCCATGTCTCTGTTGAAATAGTGAATATGGATCCCACTCTTCAGAAACGCCAGAACCCTTTTCGTCGTCGTCTTCTTTAGACTTATATCCCATATGTTGAGCAGCAACCGCTGCAGAACCGGCAAAAGAAGGTTCATCTTCTTTTATTCCCTGTTTCTCGGATTCTTTGATCTGAGATTCGCTTTGCTGTATTCCTTCGACTGGTTCTTCGATACCTTCTGATTGCCCTAAGCCTTCAGATTGTGCCTGAGGAGTTTCGCGGACAAAACCTAAAGCTAGTCTTTGCTTCTCTTCTTTTAGACGCTGCTTTCTTGCTTCGCGACTTTCTTGAAACACCTGACCAGCTTTAGCGGATCCTAGAATTTCTTTGTTTCGATCTGCGTTCTGTCGGTGCCAGTTTTTCTTCCATTCTGAAATTCGTTTAAGCTTATCTTCGGGGCTCGCATTCTTGAGCTCATCAGAGCCTAAAAAGTTTTCATATGCCTTGTTATAATCTGAATAAACTTGACTATGTGCCTGCTGTCGTTTGTGTTGCGCATACAGTTCAGGATTTTCCTCGGGAACGAGCGATTCTGCTTCTCTAGCCTTTTGCGCTTCAAGCAGTTGAGCTGCCATTGGACGCAATCTTTCTAAGATTTTTGGCGATAATTCTGTTGGGTTTATTTGCGACCTTAAGGCGTGCTCGTATGTCTCTGCCTCGCCTCGTCCGCGCTTATTAGATCCAACCTTTTTAATCGAGACCATGTGTGCTGCTTCGCGGGGATGGTATCCCGCTTGGATAAGCTTTTGCATCTGCTCAAGCTCTTGCGGGGTGTGATCCGGGTGCTGGGCCCAATCCCTACGATAACTTTTCTTTACGTCATCTGCTTTAGACAGATCTTCTATTAATTCTGACTTTAAAGCGCTCAATGCAATTTGAAGACTTTGCAAGTATTCAGCTTTAACTAAGTGCATGCCAGCGCGTTTGGTTTTAACTGATTGTATGTCTTTGATCTTTTGTTTCTGCTCTGGTGACAGCAGTCGATCTTTGTTAGATTGCCACCAGGCATGTAGAGCTTCGTGAGCTTCTTGCGGAATGGTGGTCTTTTTCCCCTGGGCAGCTAATGCACGCTCTACTAAAATATTTTGATGATCTTGATCAGCTTTAGACATCCCGCCCATCTGCTTGAAGATGTGCATTATTAAAGGCCAACGCTTAGATTTGCCTTGCTCTGCGGCAATCTCTTTGGCCTTTTCCCACTTCTTCTCTTGTGATGGTGTTTCTATGACGCCTTTTGGCATAAGTAAATCCTACGATTTTTTTCCTGGCAATAAATCCCAAAGAGCTTGCACATCAGGGGAGCGGGTATATTCTTCTTTTTTAGCCGGCGCAGCAGGTGTCGCTGACGGAGCGGTAGGCGCTGAAGCAGACGTGCCGTATTTTAATATCTGCTGAGCAGAGCGCATAGGATCGGCGCTCTTGCCAGAAGATTTTTTAGACCCTTTGGATTCGTACCATGGATCAACTTTTTTAGATGTAGGGTGGACTGGTTCTCCAACTTGCTGACCACGCGATTCGTGCGCCCCTGATTCTCGCAGTGAGTTTTGATGAGCAGTGTGAGCAGCAAAATGAGGTGTATCGTAGAAATCCTCGTGATCAATCATGTACTGCATTGCCCGATCGCTACCGTCTGGTATTTCGCTTTGCTTAAGGTCGCTTAGCTTCATGATTGGATGGTTGTCGAATGCGTGAGATTTGTTTCCGTCAAATAAGTTTTCAACTGGGTCAATAGATATATGCTTGCCATTGATTGCGACATGCTCCATTGGATATGCGCCAACGTGACCGTGGGTGCTTACTTCTGCCATTTCTGATTCATGGGGATCGTTCTGTAGGAACGACCAATCGTTACCTGCAGGTTCAAATCTAAAAGCACCCTTAGTGTCGTTTATGTATGCGTTTGGCGTTAAAAGACCTTGGTGCATCTTTCCCTTTCCCTTGCCGCCGGGCAGATGCCAAGTGTTAACTTTTTCCGCATATGCAGGGTCTCTAGCTATTCGCTGGGCGAACGTTTCTAAATTTCTTGGATGTCCTCTTTCCCACGGTTTTATGTCAACTCGATCAATCTGCAGCGCACCGCCGGTGTGTGGTTCTGCTTGAACACCGAATCTAAGTATCTTAAAAAAATTACCGGCATGCTCATTGGCTAGCTTTTTATTACCGGTTGCCAAAGCGGCTTTATAGCGCGATGCATGGTGGCTTAAAGCTTCGCGAATCATGTCTGGAAGACGACTGGATGTGGCAGGATCTTTGGTGTCGTTTTTGATCTCGTTGGCAAAATGCTTGATTGCGGCATTGGCAGCGCCACCTGAAGCTTTATTTTCCGCCATCTTGCGCAAAGATTCTATGACCTGATTAGTCAACACCTCGTCTGCGATAACTTGAATAATAGTTCTTAACGACTCATCTTCAGTCTTGCGGAGAAGAAGCTCTTTTAGAGAAGATAAGCTCATGTTAGTCCCTGTCTACTTCTAGACCGATCTGCACGTACGCCGCACCTGAAACAACGAGCGTTACTGTGTCTTTTTTGTCAGAGTTTGTTCCGCGACCAGCATTGAGATAAAAAATCTCACCCGCAGTAAGCCCTGCCGCAAGTACACCATCTAGAACTACGTTTCCAGCGGCTGTAGCTCGGACTCGAATTGCGCAGTACTTTGGCACTTCCCAGGTTCCTGAAAAACCAGAACTTATCTCACGCCACACTAGACCGACATCCGCAACTCGGCTGGCACCTGTGGGTAAATTGATGGCTCTTGACATGCAGTCTCTCCTCGTTAAGCTGAAGTAATTATACCAGCTTCCGAGGTTGACAACTTCGGAAATCAGATCTTATTTCTAAGTACCGCTTTAAGCTTAAGATCTTGTAATTGTTTAGTAATTTTAACATCGCACTTAAGATCGTTGTCGGTCAACCAATCCGGATTGGCCGACACATACGCGTGTACTTCGTCAACGTGTACAGATTGGTGATAACCCATATCGGCCACCTCGAGGAAGAGGTGCGCGAGCTTGTCTAGGTTGTCACTGATTATCTTCTGCGCGGCGGCGCGGTACTCAGGATCCACGTAGAACAGCGCGTGGCAGATCTCGTGCTCTAGAGCGTCTGAACCCTCGTTGGCGCCGATTACGTAGAACGGCTGGGGCTCGTCCACGAACGCAGCGATCAGTGCTTTCTCCCTATCAGACAGCGGATCAAAGTTACCGCGTTTAAACGGATCAAACATCGACGACGGGATATTGAAGCCAGACCAGTCATCGACGTACGAGAACGATCCGTTCTCGGCAGCGTACCATGCTTTAAACTCATCTAATGAGAATGCTTGGCCACGAAATCTCGGCGATTCGTAGCACTCTTGAAAGCGCAAAAACGAAAGGGCCAGATCTTCCTGGGTATCGAAAGACACGAGCCACACGTTCTTGAGTATTTGAGTCTTCTTCATGATCACTCAGGATCTGAGGCGGAGAAATCTAAAGCAGAGATGTTTGGCAGCAAACTAGCCAACGTCTCCCTGGTCAGGGTTAGAGTTCCACCGTCGAAGTCAACCAGAACTAGCATATCTAAAGAATATACAGATCTCGCACGCAAACTGAGCGAAAGCGATGCTTCCGGTGCCGCCGGCGAATAGTCGAACGTTAGAATCTTTCTCTGATTGCCCTCGTCAGAGGAGTAATGTGCGACGACTCTGCTGATGTTGGCGTCAACGGTCCAGTAAAGATCCGTGGCCACTGGCGCAAGCGCAGATAAGGCAGATTTATCCAGAGTCAATGTTGTTGGCGTACCTTTTACTACAGATCCAGAGAAGTTTAGTAAAGCCATGGTGGTCCTCGAATATATGGGCAATATTGTTATACTTTGGGGTAGAGAGAACGTAGATAGTTTAAAACCTCAGCTGATGTTCCAGAAAAATGAGATTTGGCGACCGTAGATCTGTGGCGCTTTACGGCCTTCGCTATCTCGTCGCGGTCTGGGACCCCGCCGCGACTCGCTATTCTCTCGCAGATCGTGTCTAACGATTCATCTATCGCGATAAGTTCGCATGGCCAAACTTGGCTGTATCTAGAGAATATAGTCGACGCCTTTCTAAATGGATCATAAAGTACTGGTTTGTCTGGGCATTGACTCGCGAGCTGCATTACCTTCAGGAGGTGCTGTTCCTTGGGCACCTTGTCAAAGGACACGTAGGAATAATGGTCTGAGAGCTGATTGCAGACCCATGATTTTCCGCTGCCAGAAGGCCCGCACACGATAATCAACCTGACTGGTGCGCTGTAGTTCGCGCGCATCCTTGCTATCCATTCATCGAACTGCGCCTCGGTGTTTTCGCGTCGACCGTACTCGTCATGAAACTCTTTATGATGTGCGTGGCATAGCGTGACGCCATTGCTTACGTCAAATCTACGCTCGACGCACCAGTGGAAGCCGTCTTTATGATGAACGGTTAAGTTGCTTTTACGCTTAACTATGCAGGCGGGCGCTGTGCACCTATTTTTATCGCGCTGTAAAACAGCGATCTCAAAAGCTTTATATTCTGGTGAGCTTCGTTCTTTGCGCTGCCCCTCAACAGCCCATCCATCAAAATCTTCAACCTCAATACTACGAACAGTGCACGAAGCCTTTATCGCTCTTCGTAAAACTTCTTCTTTGGGGGCATTCTGATACCAGACCTTAGTCGCTTGAGATAGTTTTCGTTTGGCGGATTTAGTGTGCTTCCGACCTTTAAAGGGAGACTCCATCCCTTGTTTAGACCAGTGACTTTCACTCATCTTCCTTTTAGATTCTTCTGAGACAAACTTACTTTGGTTTCGCTTTGCCTTGATCATTTCTGGTCGGTTGTGGTGACACTTATAGCACAGCGCGTTTTTGCGCGACGCGCGCAATGTGATTACTCGCTCGACGCCGCAGGATGGGCAATTATCGATCACCTTTAGTTTCTTCTTGGAGATTTTGTTGGCGGATGCAAACTCAGCGTTCGTGCGGCGGCGGACTGACGGATCGATGTCGTATCCGAATACTTCTTTTGTACGTTCACGATTTAGCATATAAAGAACCCTCTTTGTCTATTATACACGAAGAGCGGTCAGTATATTGTTAAAGTTGAAATCTTTACATAAGGTGCGTTGTTTGTGTAATGATAGACAAAAAGGGCACCCTATAACGGGTGCCCTCAGTATCACTTTAATCAGTGATCTTAATAACTTACTTGCCAGCGTTCTTCATAACACCTTGGAAGCGAGGTGCGTAAACAAATAGCGCTCCGTACATGAGCAAAAGGAACTCTAAAGCCGTAGTCACGACGGCCAGGTTCATTTTTGCGAGAGGGGCAAGTTGCTTGAACTTCATCGACTCAGAGCTGAGGTCCAGCAAGAAAGCTTCGCCAAGTCCTGGGCGCTTCTTACCGGCGTCGACGATCGCGGAGATCCCGAGGCGGTAGTTGCCGATGAACTGAGCGGTCGTAGCTGCTCCACCGTTGGTGGTACGGTACAGCTTGAAGTACTTCACGCTGGAGGGGACGGCGCCCGTGATCGCGATGGTGACGCTTTGGCCAGCGGTGGCGGTAACAGCGGAAGTGGTGAGAACTGGGGCAGACTCACCAAAGTCATTGCACAGCGTCAAGGCGTAGTGGTACGTACCGGCGGCGAGGTCGGAGCCTGCGCCAGCGGCAGTTCCAGCGATGCTGAGACCAGCAACGCCAGGAGCATTGGCGTTCACGGCAGAGGCGCGAACCTGCTGACGAGGACGGAGGAAGAGGTTTGGCTTGAGGTCGATCGCGCCAGCGGTCGTGGTCACTTTCGACACGTCGTAGCCGACAGTTTGACCGCTGAGACCTGGCTCAGAGCGGAACTGAGGATAGAACTGACGAACGAAAGCGGAGATCACGATTGGCTCAGCGTGGAACTGAGTAGGCGAACCGAAGTTCTCAAGAGCTTTAACAGCGAGGGTCTCGATGTCGTCTTGAGCGAGGGTTGCACCGGCGAGGTCAAGAACGATCGAGGAGGACTCAGCGCCCCAACCTTGGAAGTCCTTGGAGATGAATTGGCTGTCGGTGTCACCTTTGAGGATCTGCTGGAGCAGACCAGACATCGCGATGGTGTTGACCGGAAGGTCAGCAGTCGCGCCGGTTTGTGCACCGGTGGCGTCGGTGAAGTGCGCGTTACCCCAGTAGAGTTCGCGCTCGACGTTTTTCAGAAGGTCCATAGTTCCTTCTTTTGCTTGCTGAGCAACGACGTCGCCCACAGAGGTGCGGACGAGGGTCATCTGGTGGCTCACCTTACGACGCTTACTGAAGAAGGCGATCCTTTGACCGTCACGTACGTACGTGGAGTCTTCTTCTTGGCCAGCGCCACCTTCACCGATGTAAGGCGAAGCGTCAGAGCCGTAACCGACGAGACGGTTGTACTGCTCAAACAGGTTGTAGGCTTTGTCGATGCTGAGGGCAGGCCACAGCTTCAGGTTTTTCATATCGAAGGTCACGACTTTAAGGGTCGATTCCAGCGATTCCGTTTGGATCACGCCACCGTAGGTGAGGTCGGTCGGGCGACCAGCGTAGCCGTAGCCAGCGCTGAGAGCCTTGTTGAGGTTTTCGACTTCAGCCTGGGAGACGAGACCTTGCTCCAGACCTTGCATGATTTGATTAAGTGCGTCTTGATACATATTCTCTTATCTCCCTTATTACTTAATGCCGTATTTGGTTGCGATTTCTTGCAGCTCGGATGCGGATCCGATCTCTGCCTTGAGGACATCCTCAGTAGGAACTTCCTTACCTGATTTCTTTAGCGTGATGAGTTCGCCGAGAACTTGAGACTTGTTAAGCGGCTCAGCTTCGACTGATCCTTTTGCTAGGGGCTGAACGTTTTTATACGTCGCGCCGCGAGCAGGAACCGGAGCATCTGCGAGCTTCTTAACAGCTTCGAGAACTTGGCTGATTTGACTTTCAAGAGGAGCGACGCGAGCCTCGATTGACTTGGCAAGCTTCTTCTCCATCTTTTTCATCTTCTTCTCTTTATCTTCTTTGGCCATTTCGTTGACGCCTTCGGCTTTTTCAGCTTCTTCTTCGTCTTCTTCGTCGGCCTTGCCCATGTGTTTATCGTGTTCTGCTTTGCACATCTCACGCTTTTTCATGGCTTCTTTGTAAGCTTTTTCAGCTTTCTCGCACTCTTCCTCTGCCTTTTTATAAGCGTGTTCTGCTTTTTTGGCTTCGTCTTCGTGCTCTTCTTCTTCGTCTTCTTTATCTTCTTCTTTCTCATCTTCTTCGTCGGCTTTGCTGACCGCGTGAGTTTCAGTGGATCCGTCTGCGCCGTGATCCAGTTCAATCTCTTCCGCGGAAAAGCGATCGCTCTTCTTCAGAGCTTCGATCTCAGCAAGCGTCTCGTCGATAAGATCGGTAAGACTTTTAGCGAGATTCTTTTCCATGGTAGTTGCCTCCTAAGCCTTATTGGCCCATCATCTTAAGGTCAGGGTGGCCAGCAAGACGAGCAAGTTCAGTAGCAGTGTCGCCAGCTTCGACAACGACGTCGTTAGCAAAACGGGCGCAGCAAGCTAGAACTGCTAGGTCGGAAGCATTCACAAAAATGGCGGCGATAGAGTTTTCACCAGCAGCGCCTTTAACCTTAAGCGTGCCGGGGTTGCCGATGCCGATGCCGAGGAAAGGCGAAGTGTCGCCGTTCACACCGCCCATCGGGCTTTGGATGGAAGCGTCAACATAGCTGATGGTCAAACCAGCTGCGGTGACTGAGGTTGCGTTTCGAGTAGCCGCAACGCCAACTGCGTCGAGGTTTCTCTTAATCTTGTCGAGGACTTGCACTGGATTGCTCATCTCACTTTTCTCCTTAAAATCGAATGCACTAACATTCGTAGTTCAATATATCATGCTGCTATAGTTAAGCAGCAAATAACTCAAAAGTTATACTGTAAAAGTCATATTAAAACTATTTTGCTTTTTCTTTATTAATCTTTTTTAACTCCCTAAGACGATTAAATGCTTTTTGCGCAACCTCATCGTCTGAGTGACTTAAAAGTCGTTCAATCACAGACTGATTTCCGTGCTGAAGAAAAGAATCTATGACTTGATTTCTGACCGCCGGATCTGGATGGTTGACCAGTTGATCAAGTGGATCGCCTGGTTGTTCTGCTTCTTTTGCCGCTTTAACACTCGGTATTTCACTTCTTAATTTCTTAGTTTCTTCAGAAATTTGTTTCTTTTGTTTTTGCGGAGCAGCTGGCGCGGCAGCAGTGCGTTGACTCGCTAAAGCTTGCTCGCGACTAAACTCCTTAAGAGGCGCCTTAGGCGTGACATTAGCAGAGGTTGGATCTCTCTCTTTTTGATATTCTTTAATATTTTCGCGAAGTTCTTTTTGTTCCCGTCTTACTGCTTCGGGATCAGATTCATCTATGGTCGACGTGCGCGATCTTTCTGGTCTTAGTTTTTCAATCTCTTCAATTTCTTTAGATGGTTTATCGTAAGCATTCATCTGCTGTCTAAATTCTGGACTCTTCAAATGCTCAGCAATAGCGGTTTTGACTTCGTTTTCTAGATCTTGTCTTTCGTGCATCTTGACTTTAAAATAAGGCTCTCCACCTGAAGCACCTTTGTGATGCACTTCTATTTCACCCACTGGTTTTCCATCGTAGTGCACGAAGTGTCTACTTTTAGAAGGGCGCTCGGAGGACTTACCATAAGCTTCCATAATCGGTTTGCCAGCCAGTTGGAAGGAAAGACCTTGCTCTGATGACTCTCCGGAATAGCTGCGAACATAATCTTTTATTTGCGATTTTTCAGCTTGCTTCGCAGCGACTTGCATCGGTGACATTTCGCCCTGAGAAACATAACGCTTAAGTTTTTTCTTATCTTTAGGCGTGAGTTCGATCTCGTTGCTTGGTGATCCGCCAATTCGGCGTCTTATATCGGCGAATGGATTAGCTTGCTCAGGGGTCAAACTTTCGAGGTAGTTAGCACGTTCAACTATTGCGTTTTCTAATCTTTTAGTATCGTTGGTAGTGTGGTCTGAACTGCCAGAACTAAGACTTTTAATGTGCGCCTGATGCATATCGCGCAAAGCCTGTATTTGAGGATCGTAAGAATGATTCTCCATGGCTGCTGCGGCTTGTTTTGATATCTCGCCGTGCTTTCCCTTTAAATCCTTTATACGACTATGCATTTTTGATTCTACAGTATCAAACACTTCTTCAGGAATGGCGCCGGGATTGTCCTTGATTCTGTTGTTTGCTTCCTGGTGGAAATTGTGCAGATCTTTTAGCTCTGCGTCGTCCGCGTAGTGATTCTGTATCAGGTTTGCCAAATCTTCGGGCAAGGGACGCTGAGCTTTTGGTTGTCTTAGGGAACTGTATTCTGCTGGTTGTTCTTTCGAAGGGGCGCGGGCGGGCTGTGCTTGAGCTGGAGTGAAAATTCTTGGCTGTGCAGCTTCTTGCGGTGTCGCGCTCTCAGTTTGCGTGCTCATCTGCCTGAGACGTTGGCCCATGGTTTGAGCCTTAACAAGCAGTTGAAATTCTTGGAGTTGTTTCTCCAAAGCGTTTATTTCTTGAAGTGCTTTTAGGTTCGAATCCATACCCTACCGCCCAGTGTTACCAGTATATAATACCAAGATCACTTAGATAAGAAGAACTTAGTCAACGTGTCAAATGGAAAGCTCTTGTTGCATGATCGGCACTTTGTCTGGTGCGCCATGTAGACCTGCTCCTTGCCGCAGTTGGGGCAATCTATATATCTGAATGATCGACCTTGGTCTAAAGATTCAGTCTGAAGCACAGATCCACCGGCTCTAAGATTTGGCGTCTCTGCCCCACCGTAGCCGGCAGTGAGGGCTTTATCTAACGACTCGGGCGAATTATTGTTTTTTTTTAAAGCGCTGACGGTCTCGTGTATCTTCTCGACGTTCTCGCGGATCTTGGCGATCGAGGTTCTTTGAGAAAGATCGATCAAGGCCGGAACATTGATCACAGCGTGCGGCGCGTAGGATTTGATGAGGTCGATCTCTTCGGCGGTTGGTGCAGACTTGGCGAGATCAAGGCCTTCGACCAAAGTATTTGAATTTGCTGGCGTAAATGTGAGCGCTAGCCCCCTAATCTTGGTTCTTGCTAGAACTCTTGGATCTTTCTTTCCTCTTTCTAAGATGCCGCCTTCTACTGAGCATTTTAGTTTGAGAGGAGAGTCGGTGCGGAATTGGTGCTTCAGGATCGCGGCTGCAGCCTTAGCGGAGCGATGATCTTCGTCGTCATAAAGCGTACCGGCAACATAAATATAGGGCGATTTAACTTTGTTCCAATAATATCGATGCCTATCATTCTCGCAGTCTTCTGGGCCGAAAATCTTCTTTGCTTCAGTTATTCGACCAACGACATCTGGCAGTTTGTTGCTATGGTTGTCGTTGACGATTCCGCGACCCGCCAATAGGTCAGAAATATCAGCACCTTGGATGTCTAATATCTCTGACTGCGTATCCCGAAGCGCGTTCGTCGCACAGGAATCAAATTTTGTGGCCATAGTAAAATCCTTAATTCATTACTCTTATGATTCTACTGCGTAAGAAAACCTAAATCCTTTATACGGTTTTCCATTCTTAGCATAATATGAAATTACCCCAGGTTTAACGTTCAACCATTTAGCGGCGGCATGAACTGACTCAAATCGCATATTGTTATTTAAGCAAACAACAGATTTACGATTTACGGGCGTTAAGTTTATTTTATTTTTATGATTTGGGTTTTGCCACATTTGTTTTGACTTTTGAGATAAAAGCAATCTAGTCGATTCTGTTGCCTTTTTACCTGTTGCCGCTTTTCTTAATTTCTCAATGGTTTCTGGTCTGCATTTTAGACCCAGCGATCCTCGACCACCGCCTGTCGCTATGTTGACAATTGGAATATTTAAAAAACGCATCAGACAGATGGTTGCTATTTCTGCTTGCTCTAGTTCCTGCCTAGAGTTGAAACATTTTATTATTTTAACGAACCAGCCGCCCGCCTCGTTTACTGTTTTGTGCCAGTTGGTGTTTCTGCCTTTATTTACTAAATACCTCCTAAATTGAGGACCGTGTTCTGAAGAGATGCCGACGTAGAAAAGTTTACCATTATCCACGCGATAATGTGCATAAAGATAATGCGTAAGTTTTTTAGATTCAATTATTGATATTGCAGTACGATCTCGTAAAGTCTTGGCAATTCTAAAATCTTCCCATCTCTTCGCGTTATAAGCAATAGTTTTTGCTCGACTTTCCGGCGAAGATCTGGTTTGTTTTATGGCTTTTTGATGCTTTTCTATGTATTCTGGCGAATACCTTACGCAATCCAGACAAAGTTTATAAACTTTATTTTTAGGTTGATAGCCTCTATCAAGGCCGCACTTATCGCAAGAACATTTGAATTTCTTTATTACTTGACCAGATCTTTTTGTGTGCTTTATGAAGTCGTTAAAATCAACAGCCATCTCACCCTCCAAATAGCTAAACAGCCAGATTTATTATACAAAATCCGACAGTTAACCGTTGTAGAGCGACACTGCTAGTCGCAATAGACCGTCTCATCATCTAGCGAAAATGAGGACTCGACGACGGGTTCGTCTTTGTGCGACTCGCGTATTTCCTTGATGGCTTGGCAGGCTTGCAACTTATTGATGGCACGTTCAGCGGTCTTCTTGACGGTGTCAGTGGAGACGTGCAGCATGGCTGCGATGTCGACATCTGACGATGGGGTTTCCGGCATGTGGTTGGCCTCGTACGAGAACCAGCAATATCCCGAAAGTTGATCATCTATAGCCCACGGACAACCTGGCAGAACTGCCTCTTCAGCCTCAGTGAGTTCTTTCTTAGAGGCTCGCAAGGTTTTAAGTCTGAGCACCGCCAGTGGACACCACTCGTTTGTTGGTTTGTCCAGCTTCCTGGGGCATCTAGATTTGAATCTTTCCTTTAGATCGCTCATCTTTGACTCGCAGCTGTTTGCTCTAGACGTTATACTCCGCAAGTCAATATAAAAAACCAACCCCGATGTTGGGGGTTGGTCTCAACTAGGTTTCGCTAGTGTTATGCCTTTGGCGTGGTTCTTACGCCAAGAAGTTCTACTACGTGTCGCGAGCCGTTGATGGTGGTTTCTACAGTCGCCCCCACAGATTTGCTTAGGAGACCGGAAACAATATCTTGGTTCGCGATGTCTTTAAGCAAAGACTTAGACCGGAAGATCCCCTTATCTTCTGCTTCATCTGGCGTCGTAGAAGCGATGATAACGATGTCTTCGTCTGAAGACACGGTGTCTGCAGGAACGAGACCTCGGGTTTGATCATCTTTGTCAGATGACTCTTGCCAGTCTGCTAGTTTGAGCTTGTCTGCTAGGGTTGCGATCTGCTCTCTAGAGACGCCAGGCACAGAGTCCAGGAGGGCACTTGTTTTGTATTGGGTGTCGTTGAGGGCAGCATAGAAGCGCGTCAGATCTTCCTGCATGGGGCGAATCTGCTCCATGAACTGCTTAAGCAGTGCTTGAGAAACTCTCACCGCCATTGTTAAGTTTGCAACTTCGCGCTCAAGTTCTGCGACGCGGTTGACGGTGGGTTTGCTGCGCTTCTTTTGCGAATCTACGATTTTCATGCGTTACTCCGTATTTTACGCTCGTTTATCTTTTACACGATTTGCGAGAGCTTTAAGTAGCGTGATCTCTTCGCTTGTGAATGGGAGGGAGACTTGGGGCTTATCTGTCCCTAGAAGTTTTGCCAATTCTTGGTTGAGAAATTCCCGAACGCGGATCTCAATCGAGTCGTATTCTGACCCTTTTTTCTTCACGATCCTGGAGGAAAGGATATCGTTGATAGCGTTGGCTTGCTGAAGCTTTTGCTGCTCTGGCGTAAGCTTGGTTGGCGTATCCATCTTGACGACATTTGTGGTTTCGCTGGTTGAAACTGACGCAGCGAAAACTTTAGATTCTAATTTTGGTTCTGGGCTCATCTCTTTGACCTCTGGTTCTTGAGGGACAAAATCGTGTTTGGTCTTTATACTGAAACCATAACGATCCGCCATTGCGGCATAAAGTTGATATGCAGATTTAAACTGCGACAAAGATAGAGGCTCTTTGTTGTCTAAACATCTCTGCCAGTGTGCCTCAACATTAGTGTCAACCATTAGAATACGAGTGGTACTATTCTGGTCTTCAATGTCGCGCAGAACATCGATATCTTCGTCGCTAAGGAGCGGATTTCGACTATAGATAAACGGCCAAATTGTTTCACCGTACCAAGATCTATCGAAGACGATATCTTGACCTGATAGACCGACAAGCATCTCCACAAGATCATCTAGGTAGGATGGGCCGGTGTAACCGGTCCGAGAGTATTTCTTATCAGGTGCAGAGAAGTGGATGGATTTGTATCCCTGAGACTCGTAAAGCTTGGCGAGTGACGACTTAAAGCTTCTATCTACACCCTCGAGTATCACGAATGCCATAACATATCCCCCAATAGAGATATTTATACAAATTGTTTAATTTAATAAAGTTATTCTTTTTCGGTATCTGCGGCAACGTTGATTGGGTTTCTTGTCATCTTGCCTTCAACGTTTGAGGCGCGAGTCGCGCCAAATTCTTTGGCAGTCTCTTGCAATTGCTGCACGGGCGATTGGCCTGCCTTTACTGCGGCCTCAGCTGCTGCTTGTTTTCTACCTTCGGTATCGTGATCAACCTGCTGGCGCTGAAGATCTTGCTCGTGTTCCATTTGCTGCTGCTGCATTGCCATCTGTTGTTGCTGCTGATCTTTTGCTTCTTTCTGAGCCTGTTTAGTCATAAGCATATTTTGCCACTGCAGGAACATTGGATCGCCAGGAAGATATTGGAGTTCTTGTCGTTGAGTCGCGCCTGCATCGCCTAAGAAGACTTCTCGCTGCTCGCCTTTGGTCATCATCTTGTCGACCAGTCCCCAAAATGCTTGATTAAGCGGCAAATTCGCAATCGGATGGTCAATAGGTTTACGATCTTCATTCTTAAGCAGATCGTTCATAGAAGAAAACACGGTCATCTGCGCTTGACGAAGCGAGATATCGGTTTGCGCCGTGTCGTCTGTGTACCCTACGAACTTAAATTTATATTTAGATGCGAGCTCTTTATCTAAAGCAGGGACTACGTCTTGGTTGATCAGATCTTCAATAAAGTAAAGAATTGGCAGCAAACCTCTCTCGCGAGAGTACGTGATCTTGAATTGTCCAGATTCTTTAGCTTGAGATGCGGCACGACCGTTGGCGGTTGTAAGATAATCTAAACCTACTTCGATGGGGTCGATCTGAAACTGAGCACAGATGGATCGCATGACGTGCGAATTGAAGTTGATGTACTCCATCTCGCGTGCAGACCCTGACATTGGTATCCACTGGACATCATCCAGCCCTGATACAATCGGTGTGCGCCAAGCGTTATTCGAGCCCGAAATAGTATTGTAGAACTGACGACGGAAAGACGCCAGAGTGTTTTGAGTAACTGTTCCTTTGAGATGCAGGATCCCTCTAGCCGCATATCCGTGCGTAAAGTAGTTTGCATTGTAGGATTCAACGTTGAGATGGTTTGTGATCATGATCACGGCTTGCTCGACCATCGAGATCGCGTAGCCGTTGGAGTCGGCAAAGTTCTTTGGGTTGAAGAGTTTGAAGACCATGTCTTCATCGCCAAACACGTTTACGACGCGCATGTCCATGGTCTGCTGAACGTACTTTAGGTACTCCATGTCAGGAGTATTGATCTGACCGTCACCCCTTGGGTCATTGTCAGAGCGCTTTTTGTGGTAAAGCTCCAGCGCGACTTTTGCCTGATTCTCAACCGCATCCTTGGAGACGTTTGGGTTGACACGGTAAACAGTCTCTGCGGGAAGAGGGCGAAAGCGATGGAGAGAACCTTTGCGAGTAAGCACCTTCTCTACGGCGATATGGCCAAAGGTTAGTGCGTCCCAGGTGATCAACTTTACGAACTCACCGAACAGCATCTCCTCGCCGCGGGGCGTTGCGTCGGTACGACCACAGTGATAAATATAGTCTTCTAGCATCCGGATGTTATCGATATCTTCTTGGGTAACTGGTTCATTTTGGTTGGCCTTAACAAACCGGTACCCCATGTCATACTTCTTCTCCTGAGGACGAGAGAAGCGCAGAACTGTATCGCAACGAATCTGCAAAATTGCATTTACTAGCCAATCTCGCATAGAGATTTCTCTAAGGGTGCGGTTGGCTATTCTAGAGATTTTTGATTTAGAAAGAAAGTAATTATGAGCAGCGTGATCGTAATACGGATCGGTAAGTATAGCTTTGCTGCCAACGAGCTGACCCTGATCTTGAGCTTCATTTTTAGGCTGAGAAGAGTCGGATAGACGGTCGGCTTCAGACTTAGTTAAGTCCTCGATATCTTTACGAAGAGAATCAGTAACTGCTTTTTTAATATCTTCAATCCAAGACATCTTGGTCTCCAAGCTGACGGTAAGACAACCATATTATACGATCAAAAGGTCCATATAAAACCGCCGTCCGACCCTTGATCTTCGTTATCCTCTATATCAGACAGCCTTCCTATTTTACCCATCTTATCCAGGTTAACTTCCGGATTAAACGGAATGTTGTTTACCTTAGCGTACTCTTCAGGTGTGGGCGGTTTAAAGAAGCTGCCGGTAGAATCAACTAATTTAGCCATGTCTACGTCTAAGCCAGCCGAAGAAAGGATGACAGCTGACTTGCTGAATAAATTAGTCATCGCATAGCGCAAAGCGTCAATCCAGTGATCGTGCTCTGTATCAGGATCATCCGTGATTTGACCTGATGCATCTACTTTGTAATGGTAGAGCTGGAACTCCCTTATCAAGGGCTGACAAGTTTCTTGTGCAAAAAATATCTTTGGCTCCCCGGTTCCTGGGACTTTTAACCATTTCTTTATGACCTGGATGCCAGTGTTTACTTGGCCCTTGTCAGTGTTAGTTGATGTGGGAAGACCGAGCTTTCTCATCTCGACTGCGTCACCCGGATCGGCTTGATCTGGGAAGTAGAGCTGAACCCGATAAGCCTGGTGCCACTTATTCTTGACGTGGTGCATCCAGGCAGGTCGAGATATGTACGTCATACCGTCGCATCTGACGACGTAGATGTTTTCCTTAGAGTCTACGAAAAAAGTTACCAAAGTATGAGGGTTAGACCATCCCCAGTCGATACCCGAGTATGCTGGCAAACCCATTGCTAAACATTTCTTAACAAAGATATCGTGATTGCACTCGCCAGGAAATTCCTTGCCGGTAAGAGTGAGCCACATCTGATTCCATGTCCTGACGTGCGTACGCTCATCAAATTCCTTAAACACAATTCCCTCAACTGATGGTTTAAGATTCATCAGCTGTGACATTGCCCAATCAGGACCTTCGGAAAGTATCTTCTGGGCAAGTTCGTCAATCGACTTGAGCATCGGCGATGTGGATGTTTGATTTTTGGCGTCACCTAAGCAGATTGGCGCAAGAGGGCACTTGTGGCAACCAGAATACATCTCGTACGGCGCGTAGTCTTTTTTCTTCTGCTCGCTGAGTTTATTGTATTCAGACGGAAGACGCATGTCGAATGAATTTTGGTCGATATAGTATTCTTGCTTAGTCGTACCGGATCTAGAGTCTGGGCAGCGCTCAGTAAACTCGAACGCGGTCCAGCGGCGAACATGTCTCCCCTGCTTCTCGGCATTCTCGATGGCTTGATTCATTAGCCCGTATCGAGATTTTCTAGTTGAGATACCCACTCTTAGCGGCTTCTTGCCCCGCTTGGAGTCGAGCATACCAGATATCTCTTTGTATGCCTTTAATCCTTCGCCAGAAACTGTGTCGATTTCATCGACCACAACCAGCGGTACGTGAGGTCCGTTGCAGTTGTGATTTATAGTGCCATCGATCGTAACAAATGAATTAGACATCGGATTTGTCGGATCCGAATTAGAACGAACCTCAAGTTTCGCTATTTGTTTGACACCGGTTCGCTCGAGCTTTTTAATTTTAGCCATATATCACCTGGGTATATAGATCCCATGTCTAGTATCTATATACTCAAAATGATAAGTATTTATAGTTTTATAGACCGTGATGATGTTTAAAATGTGCAACACCGCGATCTACGACCGCGTCTTCGTGTGCTTTCAATTTACGTAGATCGCCACTCAGAGCATCTTCATACGTACTAGAAACCTTGTCGTTAAGCGCCTCGTGGCGAGCTGTTGTCGCGTCGTCTTTAGGTTTAGCGTTGCTATTATCGTACTCGTAATAAAGAATATCACCGGGGGATGTAGCAGAAACAGTCTTGTGATGACCGTATGCGCCCAGATTCAAAGCTTGAACATCGCCAACTAGATGGGGTTTTAGTGCCAAATTGTCGTGATCGTGAAAAACAGTAGGACCATGTTTGCCCTCATGATAAGGATCGATATTTGCTCCTATTGCTCTACTTAAACCCTTTACAGCCTCAATGCCGTGATGATCATGCACATCTTTTAAATTTTTAACAGAATCATCCAGATGACGATCAAAGGCATTGCGTAGATCTTCATGACTAAATCTTAGTCCACCATGATGGGGCATATCTGAGGCTTTAAAAGCATCTGCAGCCTTATTTTGCAAGTAACTAAGGTGCCCTAAATCAATGGATCCAGGGCTAGCATTGTTTACTAAATCTCTTATAGCACCAGAATGCTGCTGCAACGCCCGCGGAGACTTAGCATCAAGAGCGTCGTGATAATCAGCAAACATTTTATTAAGTTTAGCATTGTATTGAGTTTTGTTAGGTGCAGAATTCGCATCCACACAGGTGTAGTGGTGCATTTTGTCGTTTCTCATAGAGCCACCGCATATACATGCGTTTTGAGAAATATGAGGTGCTTTTTCCCATATGGCTTTACTTAAAAGCTGCCATTGACCGTTTGATTTTACGAGCAATTCTTCTTTGTGCGTTTTTAACGACTTGATTAAATTATTCATATCGATCTCTTGGTGGCTTTGTTTTCAAATTTAAAAAATTAAAGAAATCGTTTTCGCTTTTAAATGTCAACTTTTCATTGGTTGATTTAATCAATATAAAAGCTGGATTTTTCCACGACATTCCTTGACTTTCAAGGCTGTTTCTAATTCTACCATTATGGGCAGCCGACCCGGTTGCAAAAACTAAAACATTTCCAAGGTTTTCATCAGTGTACGGAAATATATCTAATACTATTATCTTTCTTATATTAAAAAATTTAATCTTTTTAAGATACTGTCTGCTAAGAGTTGCATTGTGATTTCTCATAGGGTTCAGGAACCAGCCCATGCTTTTCATTTTAGAATCAAGATCTTGCATAAGATGTGCTGGAATTACGAGATCGATATCGCCGCAAATAAATTTAGATCTCCTATACGAACCTGCGATTAGGTATCCGTTTATGTTAAGTTTAAAAGTTATAAACTTTACAATAAGATATACGATAAATCTTGGTAATTTTAATTGCAAATTATTTGGCACCGATATAGCCATAATGCACTCTCTAATATTAATAATATTAAATCGTTATAACGTCATCGATATCAGTAAGATGCTGCAATTCTACCCAACCTCGTTGAGTCCAAACCTTATGGTCAAGCGTTCCTTCGATTATTCTTCCATCTTCTAACTCTACTCTGACACATTCCGCATCTTCAAGTTGATTGTCTATTACTTCAACAAAACCAATAGTATTTTTAATTAAATCCCCTGGTTTAAAATCCGCTAATATTTTTGGCACACCATTGCCATCGATTGACATAGTACAAGAAGTTAAACAGGCTTTTAATGTGCATGGAATCACTTCAAGTGTGACCTTCTCACCCGTAACATTAAATACCGATTTTTCCATCGTAAATTTTTCAAGAATACGGTCGGCTTCTTGTGTTTTAGGTGGCAAAATTAACGGTTTAATTCTGTCGGACATCAGAAACTTTTGCTGATACTCGTAGCATCGTTTTGCCTGTGATAGAATCGCACCCACATGAACAACATCGCGCTGATCGTGCAAAAGTATTAGAAGTTCGGCGATAGCCATGCCAAGTGTTTTTCCAGAGCCCCTACCGGCAACGTATAGCAACTCTTGCACATTTTGCGGATTATCGTTGTTAACGCAAATATTATAAGCTTCCCATATCGCGTGAAAAGGCGTCGTATCCGCATAGCGGGAAACCTTGCAATCTGGCAGCTGGAGGTTAAAAAAGTATTTAATATAGTTCTTTAGATCTTTCTCTGTTCGGCACGGCGTAAGAAAGATCTTTTCGAGCTGCGCCATTGTCAGGTGTGCGGCTCTCTCAGACATTCTCTGAGAAGCTTGCTGCTGCTTTGCGACCTTAGTTAAGGCCGTCTGCTCGGCGCGCTTCTTAGGAAGCTCGATAAACTTCTTATAATGGTTGCCGCAGTAACCTTTTGCCTTGATCGGCTTACCGCACCCGGTGACTGAGCAAAACTTAGACTCGTCACTCATCTTCTGGGTCCTGGACTAATTGGGCCAAGAGAACAGACTCGTCGGCTGGTTCTGGTTTGGGTAGGGCTTTAGGTTTGCTTGATTTAGACAAAAGTTTAGGTTGATCAGTCTCTGCAGGAGCAGAAAGGGCTCTAACTGAGTCTGCGACTTTCGCCAGCATCTCTATTACCTGCTGGTATTCTTTTAAACTTTTGATTCTCATCTGAGGAGGAGGCGCTTTAGAAGGATCTTGGAGATACTTGCGCATCTCCTCCATGTTCTCTGTGGTAGAGACAGACACCATGTCTGTAAGAAACTCAACCTGCTCGACGGTGGATTTAACTATGCGGGCCCGAATCCTGTCATATATTGAGTTGGCTAACTTTTCACGATCTTTAACCCACCCGTTTAAGGCAGCCGTCAGCGAGATTTTTCCCAAAGAATATTGGGGAAATTTCCTGCTTAGATCTTCTAACGAATAGCCAAGCAGGAAAAGTTCGTAAACGGGCATAGCCTCTTGCTTGCCCATGGCGCCTGCGGTCTTATGCTGACGAAGATACTTTTCGGCCTCGCGGACCTGATCGAAACTAAGTCCGTAGCGTTCTTCAGCGTTCAGTCTCTTTTTTAGCAAGCGCTTTCTCCCATATAGGATGGGTAGAGATGTTGTTTATCATCTGCTGCAGACGTAACATCTCGATCATCTTATACTTGGAAACTTGCTCTTTTGTAAACCCTATAACAAGCAAGATCATAACTGATCTTTCCAGTTCGGTAAAATTATCTAATAATTCCAACATCTCGGACGTTGGTGGTGACTGTAAGTAATTAATAAGATTACTTATTATGATGTCGTTGGCGTCATTCCTGCTCTTAATCTCGATGAATCTAGACGACAGGTCGAAGTAGGGATCTTCCAAATAGGCTACCCACAGATCTTGTCTCTCGTCCTCATCTTGGGACAGAGTCTCGATCTTTCTTTGAATCATCATTAAATGTGGGTCCTTGATCCTCATACTCCGAGCTTTCTTTTAACTCAAGATCGACACTCCAAGTCGGTCCGCAGTAGGTTTTTACAAAACCGTTCAATATCTTTAAAAATTCTAAATTACCATGGCGCTTAAGAAGTCGCTTAAGCTTCCACATACCGAGTATGGAGTCGGTGTTTTTAAGCGCAATATATCTATTATAATCTTTTAGTAAAGAAAGATCAGCATAGAGTGTGTATTTTATGAGCTTAGTGTTTGAATCTACAGACAATTCTACTGCTGTAATACCTTTATTTATTATGGCCCCATAAAGGTACAAACTGTCTTTAGTTTGATCAGTAAACAGACCGTTATTGAGGAGCCACCTGTGCTGATCTAGCAGCTCGTGTACGTTGGCGTTGGTGTTCATTGCTGCTCCGTGTACCTTTTAAGTATACTCTTAAGTTCATATTTATCAATCGCGCCTGAGTAAATTTTGTCTACGTACTGTTCAGCCATACTGTAAATAGTAGGCGCAGATATTTGCGTGCGATTTGACTTAATCGTGTCTGTGAATTCAGTTTTAAAGACAACTTGAGTTCTTCGTTTTAAATCTAAAATCTTATCGGACTCCAGTAGAGCTTTGATCTCAGCGCGTGGACCTATTAGTTTTACTACCCAACGATCTGTTTCATTTAGCTCTAAAGAAGTAGATTCAGCTAAATCAAAATCTAAGGTACGCCACATAGGGAACGGTGACTCAATAAACGTCCAGGACATAGAATCTGTATCTAAGAAGGAGATTCCTTTGACCTGGTTTGCATCAGAAGCCGTGAGACTCGTCGGAGTTCCGGGATATACAACATGTCCCTCATTGAGCGACTGTTTCTTGTGGATATGTCCAGAGACCACAGTGTATCCCTGAACCTGAACAAGTGGTATACCATCGTCTGCAAATTTGAACCCATAGTCAGCGCCTATAAATGTGTTGTGAGTTACAGCTATATCCGTTTTAATATCTGGCCAATCTAGAGGATTGGGTAGATAAGGGATGTAGGTAGCACCGTCTAATTGAATTATTGAATCAACTACTGTTACGCCCTTAACATCCCTAAAAACCTCTAAAGCGTGATATTTGCTGCAGTTAGGCTTCCACATATCGTGGTTACCGAGCAACATAACCATCGGTATCTTCATATCAACCACACGAAGGATATGAGAGTTAACCAGAGACAAGACTTCAGCACGTATAACGGCGTGATCGTCAAAGGTGTCGCCGAGATTGACGATCAGATCTGGCTTATGCTCCTCTGCCGCACTTTCAATCCAAGAAAGAAGCTTCTCACCCTCGGAGAGATGGGTATGACGGATATGTGGGTCACCTATGAACATAATCTTAGACACGGTATTTCTCCATGCGCTCTGCCCAGCGTATCAATCTTGGATCTAATAACTTTGGCGGAACAGTCAACTTTAACTTGAAGAACACAGTTATGCCGCGCAGGACAACTAGCCTTATCGAGGGTCTGCTATGTTGAATCTGATCCACGATCCGTCGCCTTTCTAGTTGCGGCTATAATAACAGCATCATATATGCCGCTATTAATCTGGCGCGGATTGCCAACAGATAAGCGCAACTTACACGCCACGTCCATAACATTCATTATGAGCGCAGCGTTCAGCCAAAACAAGGTTTCCCTGTCGTGAGGGCTCACAGAGCTTCCTCAAGCCCGTCATCAACAAAACCAAGAGAATCTGTCTCCACTTTTACGTCCTGATACTCATAACAGGCACTAAGGATGCGGTTTTGGAGATCTTTGTCTGCCACAACCATGTTCTTGATATTCTGCTCGCCGCGTACTGGTGCGTCATTGCCGAAACACCACATTTGTGGATTTTCGCGACCGGTTTCAGGATTAACTGGATGCCTGATTACGCCTAGCGCTTTTGCCAGTTCGAATATCTCGCCGCCGGTGTCGATGACGCCAAGATCATAGTGAAAAGTAAACTCGGCCTGGCGGGCGGGTGCGCCCATGCGATTCTTCTTGACCTTAACACGAACTTTATGGCCAACCTGTGCAGCAGCGCCGGTAATTGTCTCACCGTGCTCAATCACGCCTTTCTTTGAGTCGACGCGGGTGATCTCAAGCATCAAATCCGCAGCATGCTTGAGGGCGTGACCCTCAGAGATAACGTATGGGTTGCGGAGAGCCTTCATTGGATCCATTTGCGCAGTTACCTGCTGTATAAAGAAAGTCAACAACTTATGCTCTGCGATTACAGGTATGACGAGTTTAAGAGCGCTGCCGAGATACTGGGAACCGCTGCCGCCCATAATCTGATCAGTGGTTTGCTTGCGGACGTCTTTTGGATATCTGATTGCCTTGATTGAATCAATCACAATGGCCTTAATTGGTGCGCCATCTTGAATCAATTCAAGCATCTCGCCGCCAATATAATCAAAGATTTTGATCGGATCATTTGATTTTCTGACTACGAGACGATCCGGATCACCGCCCAACTTGGTGAACATCTGCGCATTAAACGAGTATTCGGCGTCAAACCAGATAGCAAGCGCCTCTGGGTCTCGTCTCTGCATCTCAATTAGACCCATCATAGCAAGCATAGACTTACCGGATGACTCTGGTCCGTAAAGAATATTCACCTTGCTAGGAAGAAAGCCTCCCTGGCAGGTTGCCCAGTTTAAAGATGGGCTCCAAGATGGTATTGGATCAGGTCTTTGCATCTTTAGTTTAGATGCGGCGACTCCAAGATCTGATGTTAATTTAGACATCCATTTATTAGTACTCATACCAATTTCCTTTATTTCATCCCTTCCCAGGGCGTCATGTAACCGTCTTCTGACAACTTTTTGACGGCATCGATTGCGAATCTAAACTCTTGAACCTTGTTTCTCAACAGCAAAGATAGAGCTTGAGCTCTCGCGTATATATCTTTAGCTCTCTGAACATCAGGGTCTAAGGCAACATAGGCCTTACGCGACTCAACCGTGGGCTTTTCCCCTTTAACCTTAAAATAATCCGGTGCTCGGTCAAGATACGCGATAGCCTCTGCCGTATCCAAAGCTGCCTTAGCGTTGAGTTCGGCTTGGACTGCTTTCGCGTGCATCACGGATGACACATCGTAGGCGATGATGAAGTCCCGCAGATACACGGGAGCCATCATCTTGTTAAAGCCTTGGCCAATATCGCTCAGCTTGCGAGAAAAAGCTGCTATATGCTTTAGGTCGATCGAGTCCAGATTAGACTCGATGACCTGAAGATCGTGACTCACGATTCACCTCAATTGTCGAGGAGTGACTCTGCGAATGCGAAAATTTCGTCGTCAGATGACGGCTGCTTAACACTCTTCGCTGGCGCTGCGACTTTTTTAGTCTTGGCGACTGCAGGGACTTCCTGCTCATCATCCTCATCGTCAAAGCGAATATTCAGGGGCTTCTTGACTGGCGCCTTATATTCTTCAACTTCCTCGTCTTCAACCCTTGCGGTCTTTACCGCTTTAACAGGCTTAGGCGCCTCAACTTCAACCTCGAAACCTTCGACTTGGAGCTCGGGGTATTGAGCGTAAAGGTTTGCAAGATTAGCCATGAGGACTTCTTTGAGTTCCTCATATGAATGAGGCTTGTAAAGAGTCGTAAGATCGTATCCCAGGCTGTCGTAGTTGTCTACGACGTTGGTTGGAAGAGGATCTCTATCGTCAACCCAGACGATACCTTCAGATGTTTTCTTCTTGGTTTGGTTTTTAGCCACGGAATATTCGGTGTTCGTACCCTCGCCATCGCGACGGATTTTAAACCAGATACCAGCGTCATCTGGCTCAGAAGCTAGCGAGGTTGGATCTTGGCCGTAATCCGTAACGTACTGCATCATCTGCTTCTTCATTGCATCATGGGCAGTCTTTTTCAACTCAAGCAGTCCTACTTCACCTGCTTTGTTGCAGGCGTTGTAGATGTACGTAGCTTTGGGTTTGATAGTCCAAAGAACATCCGCGTAAGGTTTTAGAGCCTCTTTCAGCTCATCGCGTGATGCGCCGCGGTTCTTGAGGGATGCCTCAAGCGCTTCCCTTTTCTTCTCGACCAGGGAGACATACTCAGAAACCGGACACGCAGAATCTGTCGCGAATGAGCGCGGAGATGCGTATGGGCGACGTCGGCCGGTCTGCGGATCTGCGAGCCAGGCGATAACCCAACGACGGTAAGCATAACCGTCTGAATTTTCACCAAAAGGTGGAAGAACGCGGTAGATATTTTCACCCTGGTTGATCGGGTGGCGTTTCCACTCTTTGCGCTCTTTAAGAGAATCGAGATTGAGTCTTAGATTAGACTTTGCCATAATTTACTCCTTTGCCTAAATAGGCGGTCAATACCCTATATTGGGTGTCGATATTATACATCAGATGTTTTGATGGGCTGAGAAGGCCTAGCTTGATGGCGGTTTTGATTTTTATGTTGATGCTTGTGGTTATGCTTAACGGATGCGGTCTGCTGCTGTGGTTTTGCTTCTGGCTCGGAGACGGGTGCGACTTCTACTGGTTCTGTTAAAGCAGCCAATTCTGCTAGAGTTTCTGAATTAGGCGACACGGGTTCTGCCTCAACTTCCGGCTCGGGCGCTGGTGTGGCTTTAACTTCTGGTTGAAGTGTGGTCTCTTTTACTTGAACTGGTTTAACTTCATGCTTGATTTCAATAGGGCGAGGCTCTCCTAGGTGATCTGGAACCTCTTTAAGAGGTATCTCTCTAATGCCTAGTTTTTGAAAAACTGCAGCATCTTCTTGGGATCCAGAGAAATAAATAACCTTGGTTGTAAACGGTCGTGATCTCAGAATCGACTCGTAATATCGCTGATAGATAGTCGGGTATCGAGCCTGAAACATCTCATGGACCGTCTGAGCTACATCTTCATCAGATTCGCAGATCCTGCCTGCAAAGTCATGAGGCACAACATTGCGATAGGGATTAAATAGTCGATCATATCGGCGACCGATCTCCTCTGCGATTGCTCGCAGATAATTTGGTCCAATTGTTGCAGCGCCGCCTCGCCTGTGAGCGCAGGTTTTAACTTCATCGAGGAATGAAGGTCGCGACAACACCATCTCTTTATCAGAGAGGTTTTGAGGCGGATTTTGCGTTATTACAAATACGCTATCCATCGTGTCTCCTTTTCTTTAAAACAAATATCTTATACCTTTGAAGATTTTTTATCAACTTTTACAAGGCGCTCAACCTCTAGAACCTCAATGGAGGGTGAACCTTTCCAACCTCTTTTTACATACCCCATGACGTAAACTAAGGAGTTGGTAGGATACCTGAGTGCTCGCTTTTGATCCCACTGTGCGCACTCTATTGTGGACAGACCGTCTGAAAGTACGATGTCTACTTTTGACCACGGTTTTCCCTTTTTAGAAATACCGCTTCGGTGCGTAGACGACTGAAATAGTCCGACCATGGCAACCTTAATCTTGTCGTTGGACTCCGAGCGCTCCTGCGCGTCGATGAGTTTCGACGCGACAGCAATAGAGGAAATCACTGGTATTGTCGGCGCAGAACCGAATGCAAGAGGAATATCCTTCCTGCGAGTTTCGCGCATAGACGGCCACGTGATCGATATCTCCTGCCTTATCAGCGGGTCTGCAAGCAATACTTTATTAAAACATTTATAGATATCTCGCTGGTTAAGAAACATATCTAACGGTGAATTCTGATTAACCTCGGGTGGAATAGTCTTTACCTTCTTTAATGTCTTGAAGAGTTTAATAAATCCCTGCCGCGCCTCTGGGGTCGAGATGTCGGTTGGAGCCATCTCATCAAACACGCCGGCTTTAAGTAAAGCCCAGAAATGAGAAGAATTAACGCCAGTTGACATCTTTGATATAAAGTCTTCTACAGAAGAATAGG